AATAAGATATTAGAAGTAGTATCTAATTGATTACCAGATGCAGAACTAACACTATCGATTCTACCTTCAAAATATGTATAAATATCTGATCCATTTCTTATGAAAGTACCATCAACAGATAAATTTTTACTTACACTAACACTGCCATCATCAGAAATGACTACAACATTACTAGTAACATTTTCAAGTGCTCTTTTGATACAAAAAGTAGAATTAGAATTAGATAATTGCCAATCTACAAAAGCATTTTCTCCAAAATTTCCTGGTCCCTGAATAAATTCTAAGTTTGTTGTACCTTCATTATTATTTCTGCTATCTTGTAAAACAAGTGTGACATTACTTTGTACTAAGTGCAATAATTCCTGAGGATCAGTAGTACCGTAACCTACATTTAAGATAGTCATTTTTTTTATACGCCTCTATCTATATAATTAATATTTATATTTGATAAAAAAAATTCGTAAATTATAATTTCCTCTTCAACTCATTTAATTCTTTTTGTTGATTTTTTATAATATTAGACAATTCTTGTATTGATTTTGTTAATAATGGTATCATTGAAATATAATCAATGCTATATAAATCTTTGCTATCACGTGGTATATTAACTATGCCCGGTATTATATCTTCCAAATCTTGTGCAATAAAACCATATTTTCTTTTACGTTCTTCAAGTGTTGTATATGATACAGGATTTATACTATCAATCAATTGCAGTGTTGATTCCAAAGGTAATATATTTTTTTTATAGCGCTTGTCACTTGTTGTAAGTAAACTATGACATTTAATGTCACCATTTACATTTAATTTATATGAACTATCAATTGCAGGTACAATACCAATACCGACATTATTATTCGATAAAGATATTACAGAAGAAGCTGGGGGTGGCATATATGGCACTCCATTGTTCCATATTTCAGACGCCGACCAACTAGAAGATGGTTTGGGATAATTAGTATCAATAGATTCGGCCGATTTATTTAGATATAACCTACCATTTGTACCATCTAAACGGGATTTCCAATATATTGTATAATATACATCTTCTGTTGTTTGTGGTTCGTCTTCATAAGAACCAGTGACATTTGTGATAGAATGTGAATATATACTAGATTCGGCTCCCAAATTATGAGATATCCAACACGAAGAACCATTATCAGAACCTGTGCCATTTGCTCCTGTAATTTCGTTCCAATTACCTGTTCCAATTTTTCTATATAATTTTAATCCCCACCACCTAGAATCTTGCAAATAATCCATACCAATGTGACAAATGAGGTTTAATAATATTTTTGAGGAAGAATGTGTTGGCTTTACTCTAATTACAAATCCAGAAGTTAAATTATTATTCACTGGTACCCAATCAACATCTGTATCGATCTTGGCACAGGTGTCAGTAAATGTTAAATGTTTAGTCTGCAATATCATTCCACTTGGAAACTCTAATCTAAATGGTGTACCATTAATGTTAAAAGCAGACGCATTTATTTCACCATTAACATCTATTTTATAATTTGGCTCTGTATTACCAACACCAACTAAGCCATTACTAGTAATAACCATTCTTTCGAAATTGCTTGTATAGAATTTGAGCTCATCATTATCATCATTAGCATTATTTTCAGCGCTAATATAAGTATCACCGTCAACATCTTTGACCCCTCCTAATGATCCCCATGTGTCACCTGCACCATAACCTTCAAATTGGTCACTATCAGTATTATATCGTATAACACCTTTAACAATTGTAGAACTATCTGGTCGCTCTCCTTCATTTCCAACAGGTAGTTTGAGACCATCATTAGCATTAATTTCTAATGAAAATGCAGGGGTATATGTATTAACGCCTATTTTACCGTCAACAAAAATATCGCCGGCGGTTCTAAAATTACCAATTAAATCTAATTTATATCCGGGTTCTGTATTACCGATACCAACATAATTATCTTCATGCAATGTAATAATATGTGAATCACTTGCGGGAATATATGGAGTACTTAATTGCCAAATTTCTTGCGCGACCCATGAAGATGATAGTACAGGTGTATAAGCGGCATTATATTTTGCAGGTCTGTTTAAATATAAGTTACCAAGTGAAGAAATATCACCCAATTTTGATTTCCATTTTATAGTATAATATACTTCTTTACGAGTGTCGGGAGTGTCGCAGAAACTTCCCGAAACGTTAGCAATAAAATTTTCATATGATGATAGATTCGCGCCTAAGTTATGAGAAAGCCAACAAGCAGTAGAACCTTCTGTACTCGCAGGATTGCCATTTGCTTCATTTACTTCAATCCAATCAGTATCACTTCCTTCAATTTTTCTATATAATTTGAGACCCCACCATCTTGAATCAAGAGTACTGTCAAAACCGATGTGACAAGATAAATTTAATAATATTTTAGATCTAGGATGTGAAGGTTTAATTTTAATGACGAAACCTGAAATTAAATCATTATCTATGAAACGCCAACCATTATCTGAAAAATGATTCTGCGAATCATTTTCGCTCATAACACAAGTCCCGGTATAGGTTTCTGTTATTGTTTGTACAGTCATGTTTTTAGAAACCACCCCCATACTACTACCTCCGCCGCTACCAGAGAATAAAGTGCCTTCTTTATAAATATCACCACTGAAATTTAGACTTCCTTCTATATTGAGTTTAAATTCATCTATATCAGTTCCATGTACATATATATGTGGTTTTGTTCCAATACCTATATTACCTGTTTTACCATCAATAATAAATCTATCATTTATAATATTATTGCTACCACTTGCAATATTAAATTGTTCATTACTATTTGATATTCTCCAACCATATGTATGTTCATTTTTATCAAAATCATTATTTGAACCATTTACTAATTCAATTGATGATACGGATTCGGCCCCATTTCTTGAATCTTGGATAGAGAATGATGCATTTTCACTATATATTGTTAAATTTTTATCAGGAGATGTTGTGCCAATACCGACTAAACCATTACTTGAAATAACCATTCTTTCAAGATTGCTTGTAAAGAATTTAAGCTCATCATTATCATCGCCGGCGTTATTTTCCGCAGTGACATATGTATCACCATCAATATCTTTAATACCACCAAGAGAACCCCATGTATTACCAGCACCAAAACCTTCAAATTGTTCTAAGTCGCTATTAAAACGTATATAACCTCTATGTAAACTGAGATTAGCTCCTTCTGCTAATCCCTCGGTTGGTCTTTCATCACTTGTACCAACTGGTATTTTGATACTATCTGTTGCATTAATTTCTAATGAAACTAACGGCGTTTCATTATTAATGCCAATTTTATTGCCAATATACAAACTATCTGATATTCTACCATTGCCTTCAATATCAATAATGTGTTCAGGATGAGGGACACCAATACCAACTAAACCATTACTTGAAATAACCATTCTTTCAAAATTGCTTGTAAAGAATTTAAGTTCATCATTATCATCACCTGCGCTATTTTCGGCAGAAATATAAGTATCACCATCAACATCTTTGATACCACCGAGAGAACCCCATTTATTGCCCGCGCCAAATCCTTCAAATTGCTCCAAATCAGTATTGTAACGTATATAACCCTTGTGTATACTGAGGTCTGTATCTTCTTCATCGCCATATACAGGACGCTCTGCTGTATTACCTCTTGGTATTTTAATACTATCAGTCGTATTAATATCCATGGTAACAAAAGGTGATTCATTATTTATACCAAAGTTGCTACCAATATATAGATTGTGAGCCGCTCTAATATCACCATCAACATCAAGTTTGTATATAGGTTCAATGATATCAATACCAATAAGACCATTGCTACTAATAACCATTCTTTCAGCGCCTTTTGTAAAGAATTTGAGCTCATCGTTATCACTACCAGCATAATCTTCTGCTATTATATAAGTATCTCTATCAGTATCTCTAACGCCACCTAATACACCCCATTTGTTATTTGACCCATAACCTTCAAACTGATGTAATTCAGTATTATAACGTATATAACCTATATGGGTTTCATCAGTTTCATCATTATCAACGGGGCGCTGCGATATATCACCTTTTGGTATCTTAATACTATCAGTTGTATTGACATCCATTGTAACAAAAGGAGTTTCATTATTGATACCAAAGTTGCTACCAATATATAGATTGCTAGCCGCTCTAATATCACCAACTACATCAAGATAGTAGGTTGGATCAGAATTACCTATGCCGATTTTACCATCATCTTTTATTACCATTTTTTCTGAACCTGCTGTGACAAATAATAAATAATCATCGTCAGACCCTGCTTCTTGTTCGGCTATTATGTACGTATCTCTATCAGCATCTCTAATACCACCTAATACTACCCATTGATTATTTGAACCAAATCCTTCGAATTGTCCATATTCATTATTAAAACGAATAATGCCTTGCAAAGAAGTTAAATTGTCTCCTGTTTTATCTTGCGTGGGTCTATCTGATACGTTTCCGCGAGGTAAATGTATTGCATCAGTATTATTGATATCAAGAGATACGATAGGATTATCACTATGTATACCAACATTGCCTGAATATGCGATTGTAAAAACTTCACTAGAATCATCAAATATACCTACAATTTTGCAATCCTCGGTTTGCTTAATTTTCAAAGCAATATCATTGCCGTGGTTAGTAATATCAATTTGTTCAGTTGTATAAACCTCAGTATTCAATGTTGTGAATTCTCCCAATACTGTTAAGTTACTATGTATAGTTAAGTTACTATAAACTACTAAATCTCCACTTATAGACATATTATAATCATAATTATGGTCGACTATAAATCTATTACTGGAATGAGCTTCTTCTGATATAAAATCAGTTTCTAAATCGGATATTCTATTTGATATTACATTGCTTGTATCTAGAATATAATTACATGAATCAAGAATAACATCTCGGCCTTCAACCCTTAGTATACCATTGGAAGTATCAATATCACCATATAAATCTATTTTATATTGCGTTTCTTGATCAAGTCTTTTATGTAATACCATGACATCCTTGGTTATCCCATCATCTAAGAAATCTCGTGCATAGAAAAATTTATAATCATCGTAATTAGAACTTGAATATGCGCGTATTTCGACACCATTTGAACCAAGAGAATTAAAATAAATGTTACTTGAATTTATTTCATATTCTTTGTAATAATTTTTATTAAGGATTTCAATTAAGTCATTACCGTTTGCATCATATATTTTGCCATCAAATCGGATATCACCATCCATAGAAAGACCACCTGTTAAATAAGTGTTTCCTTCGGCGTCAATTTTAAGAGGAACCCATGTATCATTATTGGTTGTATCAACATATTTTATTTCAAATACACCATCATAACTATATATTTCGTGCCCAGATATACTGTCCAATCTTTCAACATCGTTTGCAAGTGTAATATGAGGTTTAAAATTTTTATAATTGTAATTTTTAATTTTAATTATATAGTTATCATCTTGGAAATCAGATAATTTATTAAAATATTCATTTAAATATATTTTATTTGTAAAATTATTACCATAAATTTCAAAATTATCTTCAATGAAAGTATCACTATTGATCATAAATAATTCCATATTTCTAGCGATGCTGTTAACATTGTTATTAACTACAAAATTAGAAGAATTGATATAAACATTGGAGAAGCCACCTTCAATTTCTATATTATAGGTATATTCAAAATAATTTTCTTCTTGATTAAGATTTATAAGAGCATCTGGTAATATATTTGAAGTCATAAATATCATAGTATTTTGGTGTTCAGCAGTAAATTTACCTGTTACGCTAATATTTGAGTTAATTCTTACAATATTAGATGTTGTTGTTTCTAAATATAAATTTGTATAAATACCATTATCTCTCAACCCGTGTGTTTTTACCTCTTTATTCATATATTGATAAAATAAAGCGTCGTGGTCAAAAGGTATTATATCAGTATATATTACATTGTTAACGTATATCATATTACTATCACCAACAATATTTGAATTAAATGATGACAAAATTGTGATATTGCAATTAAGATATTCGGGTAAAAACACAACATTACTATAATTATATTTAAAATTATAGTTGGATGCTACGTTATCGATAAGAGAAAGGTCGTGTGAAAATGATTCTTCAATTATTACGATTGATGATTTAGAATCATCGATAGTAATAGTATTGTTACCAGTTGATAATTGTGGTAATAATGAAATATTACAATTAAAATGTTCATTTTTAAAATTTATTTCACACATCGTAATATATTCATTATCAGCGCTGGGGTATGTTTCACTTAAATCTATCATAGTACCTTTATAACTATAAATATCAACATTAAGATTAGAAACATTGTAATCAATGTTTAAGTTAGAATGAAAAGTGTTATAATTAATATCGCTACTATGTAATGTGATTGAATTGAATAAGAAGTTAGGGTCTGATTTATTGGTATGAGATATAGGATTTAAATTATTATCAATATCTGGGAAATGAGATATGTCATAATTATAAGTAACTGAATATTTTTTGCTACTTTCATTCCAATTTGAAGATTGTGTGTAAAATGTTAAATTTTCAGGTACAATATCAACGACACTATTAAAGAAATATTCAGATGTGTATCTACTTGTAATTGCCATAGCTGGTGTATCATAATCAGTTTTAATAACAAAAGATTCTTCTAAAATATCATCATTAAATCCGAAACGTGCACCTTTCCTCAATTTATTTCCATCAAAAGCATCAATTATAAATACATTAGATGATTCAGGCTCATTGAATGTACTTTTATTGGCGACATCAATACTAAATCTGTATTTATTTGCAGAACTAGAACCAGATAATGTGTGATAAATATTGCATGTTGCACCTGTATATAAAAGGTTAATAGCGGGAGCATGGCGATTATTAGTTATTTGAAGTCCATATTTATTAAAATCATCAATATGGAATGCGACATTACTATTTTCAATATTATCGCCAATACCAATATGTGTAGATGAATCTATTAAATTCCCACTATCGTCAATGTTGTTTTTGAAATTATAAAATTTTTTATAATAATCTTCATAATAAAAACTCATATCAAAATTAGTATGTTTATCTTCATCGCTTGATACGTTAAATTTAATAATATTTTTAATATTATCATCTTTTTCTGCGTCATCATTGGCGATTGATAGGTTACTGTTGTATATGGCTAATTCCAAACTAGAATAACATTTAGGTTTATTATCTGCATATGTTATAAATTTAGTTACTGGTAAATTAGAATTATCTTGTTTAACTATCATTGGAATTGCATTTTTTCCTACTGGGTCAACAATTACACTTCTGTTTGGTGTATATAGTATATTAAATCCAGTATATCTGATATCATTATTACCAGATGATTGTCCAGAATCTTCACTAAGCGGAGATTCTTGACTATCACTTGTTTCTACCGTCGTAATATATTGTGTAATTTGTGTTAATGTGTGTAGATTATCTAATCTAAAATTGTAATTACTTCCATATTTATCAATAATATTAATATTACCATGTACATCTAAATCTCCATATATTGACATTGCGGATTTATTGTCTTCGTACGATACTGTATTTTTATTAACGTCGATATGATAATTAGAATTTTCAGTGTTATAATAAAATGACATGCCATATGTTTTTGGTTTAATATCCTTATCAATATAGCCGATTTGCAAAGGACCTATACGTTGTACATTACGCGAATCAACATCATTAAATGTGTGATTTTTATAAATAAACCATCTTTCTGCATTTCTATCAGTATGTAAATTTCTATCATATTCACATATATCAATACCACTATAATCTGCGTTATTATTAGCACCACCTCCTCTAACACCGCGATATATTCTTAAAACCGAATAATTATTATCTTCTGTTGTTAAATTTCTTATTTGCAGAGGTGTAGAAACATCTTCGCCCATCCAGCCGAGAGATATTTTTTTATTTGTATGAAAACTATTAGTGTTATTAGCAATCTGTAAAGTTTCAATAATTTTGTCATTTTGATAATAGTGGTCAGAATTGATACCGCGTTTAACATTAAGACCTTTCATACTGGAAGCATATGATGTCAAATTATTATAATTGATGCAAAACTTATCAGTTTGTGAATCATAAATATTGAAGAAATTTTTAGGTTGATAAATAAAACCTTTTGTTCTTTGCATTTCATTGCCGGTAGTTAAATAGTAATCTCGCGCAGCAACTTTACCTTCTACATCCAATTCGTATCCTACACGGGCAGCTAGTTTATTAATGGCAACTCTTTCTTTGTTTAAGGACAAAGTCGGTGGTACTGTTCTGATATTAGGCAAATAATAATTGCTTGTAATCTCTGACATATCGGTAGAAGGGTAAAAATATATATTATTATTCTTGCCAATAACTTTGTTAGTATTTAGTATTAAACTATTATCACCGTAATCAAGTCTAGATAAGCGACCAATATTAGCAAAATATTCTTTACTTTCAACAGTATTTTTCATTGTAATATCAAAATTATTACTAGTTGTAACATCGTCTTTGATTATATTTAAAACCCCATCAAAACCATCGCTTTTAGTTAGCCCAATTGTCATTTTTTTAGGAAAACTAATATTACAATTAGCATCAAGAGTTGCAATATTACTATGAACATAAACGAAAAAATAGTTGCTACCGTCTTCACTTCTAGAATATGTACCGTAACCTGTTGCGGGGTCATCGATATCGATGGGTATTATTTTACGATCTCCGATATAAATATCATCATTAATTTTTAGTTTATTAATACTGACACTTTGTGCATTGTTAAAATTAACTTCATTATCAAACTGTACTATACCAGTAAAATTAGCTACATTATCAACTATTAATGATTTAGTTTGAATATTATTATTAACATTGATGTCATTTTCAATAATTAAATTGCTAGTTTCGAGTAAATCATTAACAGTGATATTGTTAAAATTATATAGAGCTCCTAAAAAGTCACCTTCCGATATTTGAGTACTATTAATTGTGCTAATACCGGAAGATCTAATATAAATATCATCAAGTGCTTTATGAGTATTAGTGTAGTAATCATACATTATAATTTCATCAAAACATGATACGCCATTAACTTGGAGTTTAATATTTTCATCAATAACATCTTCACTGATTATTTCACCGTTATTTAGCACTTTTCTAGTATAATCTCGGGGACTTGTTTTGTTAATACCGATAGCAATATTGTTATTTTCATCAATTGCTAATGCTGGATATTGATTACTATTAGTATATACAGGTATTGCACTCGTGCCATATAATTCATCTATATTTGATGAGGATTTACTAATATGAAATTCTAATGGTGTGCCTTTTGTGGTTGATATTATAGCGGGTGATATGTTAGAACCACCTAAGATACCAATGCCTAGTTTAGTAGGTTCTTCTTCATTATTAGTATCATTTCTGATTGCGATATGCATGCTATTAAATTTATTATTAGCGGTCGATACAATATTTAACGGATGTGTATTGTCAAATGTATCAACATGACCCCCGAGAGTAACAAAACTATGTGTAAAAACATTTTTAACATTGTAATTCATAGAATAGACGTCTTCATAGGCTGTACTATAACCGGTTTGAAAGGGTTGATTAGCGGAAATTTCATTGGCCTTAATAATAAAATCCCTGATTAAACTACTTGTTAATGGGTCGCCATCTAATATAATATCATTAAGTTCTAAACCGGCAGCTTTAACAATGCCATTACAATAAAAGTTTTTGTCAACAAAAAATGCAGTATCTGAATTTAAAAAATTAGAACTAGAATTTCTTGATGTATTAACGGCGACACCATCACTGTTAACTAATAAGCTCCATTTGGTATTAAGTTGATTATCTGCGTCATATGTTTTTTCACCAACAACAAGATACTCGTTTCTATTTAAATTAAGATCATCGACGTTGGTGGCATTTCCATCAGCGTCAACTTGGAATCCAATTCCAACAGAATCGAGTTGTATTGTAGGTGCTATATCTTCATTGCCAACAAAACTCATTTATTATGTTATTCTATTTAAAAGAAATATACTATTAATATTTATATATATATCTTTATGTATAAAGAAAAAATGATAATATAATATAATTTATATTCAAGGGAATACAATGAAGAGAATAGACAATATTCATAATAAAACAAAGGAAATTGATAGTGTAAATTTGCCTTATAATAATAAGAATGTACTTTTAAATGATGAAAACTTGCGAGAATTATTTGATTCAAATGGGTTGAAGGGATTAAAATACAAAAATATTAATTTATATCGCGTTGCTTTTGTTCACAAATCTTATTGTACAATGAAAAACATAGATTTTAATAAAAGTAATATAAATTGTCCGATTGACTGCCTACCTTTACAAGATGTTTCATATGAAAGATTGGAATTCTTGGGGGATTCGTTACTAGGAATGATAGTAGCAAATTATTTATATAGTAGATTTCCAGATCAAAATGAAGGTTTTCTGTCAAAAATAAGAACCAAGTTAGTAAATGGCAAAATGTTAGGATATTTATCAGATAAGATAGGATTTCCAAAATTTGCAATAATATCTAAACAGGTAGAGGATTCAAATGGGAGAAATAATTATAAAATAATGGAAGATATATTTGAAGCATTTATAGGAGCTTTATATTTAGACTATCAGTCAGAAGACGATGAAGTAATATTGCCAAAAAATATAAAATTATCTCCAATGACAGGTGTAGGTTATTACGTAGTAGAATCGTGGCTAATATATATTATTGAAAATTATATAGATTTCAGTGAATTAATAAGGGTAAAAAATAATTATAAGGATATGTTAACATCGCATATGCAAAATTATTTGCAAGATATTCCACAATTCAAGGAAATAAACGTATCTACAAGGGATAACTATAAAATTTTCAATTATTGTGTTAAAGATAGAAATGGAACAATAATATCAACATCCACTGGAAAAAGCAAAAAAGAAGCCGAAAATAATGCTGCTCTTGAAGCTTTAAAATATTATAATATAAATGTCAATGAATATAATTCTAATATATAAGTAATAATGTTTATATATTTGCAAATAGTTATATGAAAATAACACATTTGGTACTTTCTGGGGGAGGAATGCGAGGTGTAATGTTTATTGGCGCTATAAGATATTTATATTTTGAGAATTTGCATAAAAATATAACGCATATTGCCGGAACATCAATTGGTTCAATTATAGGGTTGGCAATTGCATTGAAACTAAATATACAAGAAATGGAAGAGATAATATTAAAAGGGAGTCAAGATTATAAATTATGTAATATTCCCTATAAAAACTGCATTAAACTAATAACCGAATGTGGTTTATCTGACGTCAATATTTTTTCTAATTATTTAAAAGAATTTATTTATACTAAATATCCTGATATTACAGATGAAATAACATTTGCATATTTATCAAAAAGATTTGGAGTAAATTTTTATGTATCGGTTACAAATATATATACATGTAAAAACAAAATATTTAGCGTAGATACGACACCTGACGTATGTGTATTTAAAGCATGTTCGGCGTCAATGGCATTGCCGATATTATTTAAACCAGTAAAAATAGATGAAGATTATTATTATGATGGGGGATTTACAAATAATTTCCCAATTAAAATGTTTGAAAATGTACCAATGGATAATATATTGGGGATGATATTATATAAAGCGTTTTATGAAACGGAAATACCAGACGAAGAGATAGCGAGACCCAAACTTAGTTTTATGTTTTTATTAAGACAATTTATTCAATTATATGAAAAGATAAGAACGCGGGCTGTTTTAGGAGAACTTATAGATAATAATAAGATAGATTATTATTATATACCAAAAAATATACCAGATATACCAATGATGAATATAGAAATAGAAAAGAAGGGGTTAAGAATAAAATTACCAATAGATTTGTATAACAATATGTTATATGCGGGATTTGAAAGTATGTCAAAATATATAATAGAAAGAAAAAATAAATTATTAGAACAGGAGAATAATAGATATGAACTAAATATGTAATGTTTTATCAATTATGAAAGGCTTGCTGTTTATAATTTTACCGCGTGGTTTTATTTTTGTAAAAATATTATTAGGAGCGGATATTAGATGTGGTATTATCATATCGTTAATTAAGTTATTAAAATTTTTATTTGTTTTATTTCTATTATTAATTAATGCTTTGCTTATACTATTTAGCTTATTTAATAAATGAGTTGTGAAGCGCGAAACATCATCAGACGGATAGTTAGGATAGTGTGACCATGATTTACTTAATATTTTTTCATTGGCAAATGCGTGAATAATTCTCATATAATCATCTATTACTTTATATGATAATTTATTATCTTTATCAATTGATTTTGCAAATCCAAAATCAAAAATTAGCATAGTATATTTGCAGCTTTTTAAATAATAGTCAACGCCATTTATTTTATAATAATAATATCCTTCTTCGACATTTCTTTGATATAAGAAATTACCATAATGACAATCACCATGTATATATCCAATACTATGAAAAGACATAATTGATAACATAACTTGTATAAAAATGTTATAAACTAAAATATCATCATTTACATACGTTTTCATTTTACATAGCTGCTTTAAATCACCATGTGCCAATTCATTAAGAGTAACAAAATAATTTAAGTTTTTAATAATTGGCGGTACACTTGATGATATATGATTGCAAGTAAATGTTCTGTATGTAAATATAAAATGTCTGGATATTTTTTTTTTCATTATTTCAGTTGTAATATGGTCATTTAAACATTTTTCAATACTATTGTTTCTATTAATTTCCATAAGTTTAGAAGCGATAGGGTATCTACCGATTGCATTACTAATAGAAGTTATATATATAGCACCATATTTGCTAATAGAACCTATTTGTTTTTGCAAATTAACAATATCATCAATTGTATATCCATCATAAATTTTTTTTTTTTTGATAAACTTTTTGCTTTTCAAACAAGATATTTGATTTATCTTAGATATTTTACTATATATATATTTATAATATTTTGCTCTATTATCAATATTATATTTATTGGAAACATACATTTTCAAGAAGTTTTTAAGTTTGTTATCACCCCGTGATTTAGAATCAGATATAATATTATTGCTGGATATATTACTAATTTTACTCACAGAAATTTTATTAGATATTCTTGAATTTGATAATGTATTTTTACTATATGCTTTGTCTTTTTTAAAATTTTTTTTCTGGTTATTAGCCTGGTTAATATTGGAATATTTATTCATATTCTATACTATTATATAATAAATATATATATATAATAGGTTTGTAATATGGAACCATATGTATTTGTACTAGATTTAGATGGAACTATAATTGGAGATTGTAGTTATCAATGTGATTTATATAATTTACAAGATATTTTCAAGAAAAATATTAAAAGTTTCAATAAATCAACATCTGTCTCATTTAATAAATCTAAAATGGAATGTGAAAAAAAATTAAGTGAAAGTTACAATAAAGACTCGTTATTAATACGCCCGCATTTTACAAATTATATGCATACAATAAAAAAATATTATCCAAACTCATACATATTTGTGTATACTGCATCTGAAAAAACATGGGCTAATAAAGAAATTGGAATAATTGAAAAACAAAATAATGTAAAGTTCAATAGACCTATTTTTACACGCAATAATTGTATTGTTGACAAAAACGGTATGATAAAAAAATCAATTAAAAAAATAATGCCTCAATTATTAAAAACCATGAAGGTGGGAAAAACATATGATATAAGTAAAAAATTATTAATTATTGATAATAACCCAACATTTGTTGATTATAAGGATAATTTTTTATTATGTCCAACTTATAATTATATTCAGTTTAGTAACTTATGGGAAGGTATATCAGGCAAAGAATATGTAAAATGCAGAGAATTAAAAGGTTTTTTATCAAAAATGATAATACAAAAAAGGATGCATAATATAAAGCAAATATCTAACCAAGAAAAGCAAGAACGGATATATAAGTGGTTATATAAAAAGCATAAAAGTATTAATAGCTATAATTGTACTTATGCGAATGATACATTTTGGAGAGATATTACATTATTGATAAGACATCATAATATAAAAGAGTATAATAAAACAATTATTGGATCGATTCAAAAAAGTATAAAGAATTAATATAACTATTTATAAAATGATATATATAAGTTTTGATATTGGTATTAAAAATTTAGCCTTGTGCATTCTTAAAAAAACAGACAAGATAGAAGTATTGGATTGGAGAATAATAGCAATTGCCGAAAGCAAAAAAGAGTTAAAAGGGATTGATGATATATCAGAAAGGGTTTACAATGAAATGGATATTATAGTGGGGTTTTTAAAAGAGGCTAATATCAATATGATAGATTATGTATTAATAGAGAATCAGCCATCAAACTTAAATGGTATTATGAAAACGATACAGCATATTATATATAATTATTTCAATTTAATAAAGCATTGGGATAAAGAGGTAGATAATGTAGTATTGGTTAATGCGTCTTTAAAATCAAAAACACATGAATATATTCCAGAAATTACATATGAAGAAAGTGAGGGTAAAAAGAATGCTAAAAATTTTAGAAGAAGTAAATACGTTTATAATAAGAAATTAAGTATAGATATATGCCAAAATTACATTAAAGATAATAAGAGACTAAAAGATATTTTTGTAAATAATAAAAAGACAGATGATTTAAGTGATGCGTGTTTACAGGCTGTAGCTTATATTAGAACAAATATTAAAAATGAATCATTAGATAATTATAATGTATTATATTAAAATGAATATATTATTAATATCAATGTATAGCGATAAATGGGATTGGAAAAAGCAACATAAATTATATAGGAAAGCGATTGGAAATAATGCAAAATTAATAATTAAAAGGTATCATGATAATGTGGGGATAAAAAAGGTACTTAAAAAAAACAATATAAGTGGTATAATTATAAGTGGGTCAGATTATTTTATATTAAGGAAAGGGTCTCCTCCGGTGCCAAAAATTGTATTCAAATATAAAATACCAATATTAGCAATATGTTATGGTATGCAATATTTAGCATGTAAAACAAGTAGAAGTAACATTAAAAGTTTTAAAAAAGGTATGAAAACTTATACAAAAAAGCTCAAAATGAAGGCGCCTTTTAATGTTAAAAAGTTAGAGTATACTTATTTTCATCAAGATTATGTCGTGGGGATTAATGATAAATTTAAAATTATTAAACGGATGGGGGATAAAATAGTGATGGTACACGATAAAAAGGATAATATCATAGGGATTCAATTTCACCCAGAATATATATTGAGAACGGGTAAAATATTTTTTAAGAATTGGTTTAAATTCATTAAAAATTAAGTGCGTATTCTAATATATATATAAATTATTGTAAATATATAAACATTTGAAACTCAGATAATATATAATATGTCATTAATATCAAATTTAAACAATAAAAGTGATGATTTAATAGAATTAAACAAAGAAAGTTTCAATAATAATTCTTTTAATTTCAACATACCAAAAAATAATGATATGAATAAGGGGGGTTTTATTGACGATGGCTTATTTAATAGAAAAAAAATAAGTGATGACGTGATATCGATGTCATCGCGTTCTTCGCGCGCAAGTTCAGTCGGAAATAGCAATTACGATAAAGCAAAATATATGAAAAATATGAAAAATATATATAAAAATAAAAAAATAAATCGCGATGAAGATATGGATAGTACTTCTGGGAGTAGTAACGCGAGTAGTGCCAGTAGTGCTAGTAGTCGTAGCAATAGAGGTAATGGTGGGAAAAAGAGTGGTCGTGATAATAATTCAGACACTACAAGTGAAAGTGGTGCGAGTAGCCGTTCATCACAAAGTGGTAGCGATGGGTCAACGACAGGTAGCGATGAAAGTAGAGTAATAAAAAGGAAAAATCTAAGTCCCAAGGATATAATTAGAAATGAGATAAATGAAAAACGTGAGATTATATATCAATTTGAAAGAATGGAATCTAAGGGATTTAAGATACCATTTAAATTCAATATGAATTCTGATTTAGAAGAAATGAAATCGGAATATAATCGTATTGTAAGAGAAAAAGAGCTAGATGGTAGTGTAAGATTTCAACAGAAGATGTTAATGGCTGTTGTATCTGGCGCGGAATATATGAATTCAAGATACGACCCATTTTCAGCAAAACTGGAAGGGTGGTCAGAACAAGTGAATGAAAATATCAATGATTATGATGATATTTTTGAGGAACTACATGATAAATACAAATCATCAGGTAAAAAAATGGCACCAGAACTAAGGTTATTCATGTCATTGTCGGGAAGTGCATTTATGTTTCATTTAACAAGTAGAATGTTCAAGGAACAGCCTATGCCTGATGTAGAAAATGTATTAAAATCCGATCCAGAATTGATGAAACAATTTCAAAATGCGGCTACAAAACAATATATGATGGGTGGAAGTGGTACACAAGCACCGGCATCAAATAATATGGGAATGGGTGGTGATAATATGGGATTATTTGGAATGGTAAGTAATTTGTTTGGTTCATTAAATAGTGGGCCGACTTCATCGGAAATTCCACAATACCAACAAAATAATTTTAGTAGTCCGGTTGATGATGTTGATACAATAATTAATAACGTACATAATAATATATCAGTAGAGGACGATATAGATAATCATATAGAAACGTTATCTGTGAGCGATGAAGAAATAACGTCTATAATAGAAGATACAGCGGATATTCAGATATTAAAAAAATCAGGGAAAGGAAAGGATAATACTAGAACTTTAAATATATAAAAAAATAATTTGGTTTCACTTATCTTGTTCTACGAACATTGGTTATTTTTTTAGCGCTTTTTTTAACAAAAGCTCCGATATCTTTCGCAGATTTAGCGATTCTATCAGGCGTAGATTTTAAGGTACGCATTGGGTTAAGGATAGTTTGTTCAACTTCACCTTCAAAAACCTCAATGCGGTTTAAAAGGGAGCTTAGGGTGCTTATTAATATAGGGATGATTATTATAGTAAATAATAGAGTTAGGAATAAGAATAATGATATCATAGTGCCGATTGCGATAATATCTCTGGTCATATCCTCTGAACACTTGCACTTTTCGTTAGTTAAATAGTTAACATAATCGAAAGCGTAGTAAATATATACTACGAATAGTAAGAAGAATACAAAAGTCGCGATAGCAACTAATTGTACAAATACGCTACCCATACTTCTCGCCACGGATTTTAGCGAAATAAATGCAGTTACTAAGAAATATACTAATGCTAATATAGTAAAGTTTTTGATAAAATCTTTGTTAGGATGTTCGGAACATTCGCACCCGATATTTTCTAACTTGTATAAATATGTATATATTATTAATAATAATATAACAAATATCATTTGAATTATTAAGCTACTGTAAAAAGATAGATTGTTTTCTTCCCTCATATTATTTATTATGTTTCTTACTCTATACTATAATATAGAAATTATTTATTTTCCAAATCCAAAATATTATATATTATAAACTTTGTAGAACTATTAAAAATTGAATTGTCTATTTCTCTGATTTTATTAATAATATCCGGTGTTTTTGTTACACTTAATATTTTAAATATTTGGTCCAAATATATATCTATAATATGCTTATAGACCTTATTTTCTTTCATAATTACTATTGTATAATCTAATAACAAATACAGCAAGGTTTCCATTTCTTCTAATTTAAATTTCAACCATATATTATTAATATTATTAATATTTTTCTTCCATTTAACATAGTCGCAGTATAAATCATATTGGTCATTTAGTAATAGTATATCATTATCATAAAATGATTTAGGAGGGTCCCATTCGCACAATTCTATATATTTTTTCCATTTAGAATCTATAAAATTATCCGAAAAATCTTTATCAAAGAAACTCAATATCTTACTATATAAATCATTTTCATTAAGTTTAATATATTCCCATATTATTTCTATGACAACGTGATTATCGTGCGTTTTAATTATTTCGTTAATGTTATCATATAATGATAATTTATTTTTGGTTGTTATTTTATTAAGTAAACCGAGTATTTTACGTTTCAATAATGAATTATCTGTAAAATCAGGAATTATAATATGAAATCTATTTTTTTGAGCTATTGTTTTTTCTTTTTTATTATAAACTTTTTTCGCCCATATCATTTTAGGGTCATAATAGGATTTAAAGCAGTTGTAATTTTCACTTAAATCAATAGCTTTGCCCTTAATATTTTCCGGTATTTCATCGATTTGTTCATATCTCTTTTGAAAATAGGCTATATCTATTTTTATAATACTATCATTCATTGCAATGTATAATACTATATAAATAATCTTATATAATTAAATACATAAGGCATTGTTAATATAATATATAAAATGACGCTTGCCATAAATAGCATTGAATCATTTAGTGATTTTGTAAACAAATTGGAAGAGGTTTATAAGAATCAATCAGTATATAGAACTCTTATAGTTTATGGTTTAAAAAAAAATGGAGTTATTTATAAATATTTATTGGAACATAATAATAATAGTGTATATATGATAAATGACGATAAATATTCAAACTATGATAAATTAGATTGCAGAATATTAATGATAGAACAAACTAATTATAAAAAGTTTATTGACAATAATGGTAATGATTTTTTTAGTCATTTAGTTAATACACCATGTTGTAAAAATAATAATCTGTTAGTATTTTAGAAGTATATATTAAATGGTAAAAAAAACATTTAAAATTGAATACATTATTTTAGCGACATTTGTATTAATATTATTTGTTTTAATGTTAAACAGTAAGAATATATGCGAAACTTTTTATAACAATAATAAAAAATATAGTTTAGAATATTATTTCATGGACGGTTGTGGTCATTGTGATGAATTCAGTAAAAGTGGTATTTGGGAAAAATTAGAGAGCGCTAATTCGTATAAGTGTAATTTTGAGAAATATAACATGAAAGATAAGATGGATAGAATTAAAAAGTTTGATATAAAAGGATTTCCAACAATATTACTTATAGATAAATCTGATAACAAAGATAAAATGGTTAAATCATATGAGGGAGCCAGAACATATGTTAATTTGGAAAAATTTATTAATAATATATAAGATATTATTAAGGTATTAATATAACAATAAAATGGGTGGCGGATTAATGCAGCTGGTTTTAACGGGACAAATGGATGAATATATAACAACCAATCCATGTATTAATTATTACAAGTACGTTTATAAAAAACACACTAACTTTTCATTAGATAGTTATGAGACTCCTCCGATAAATAATGCGAGTGGTGGATTTTATCAAAATGTAAAGATGACTTATAAAATTGAGCGGCGAGCAGATTTATTAACAAATATGTATTTATCATTTAAAATACCTAATATATATTCTAACAATGAATTAAGATTTAGATGGATTGAAAATATAGGTTTTAATTATATAGATCGCGCTGAATTATTGATAGATGGAAATACGATTGAAACATTATATAGCGATTGGATGAATATTTGGAATGAATTAACTAATAAAGATGGTATTGAATATAATAAGTTGATTGGTAATATAGCAGAATATACAGCACCATATAATTTTCAGGCAAAATATACAATTATTAATAATAAGTTATATAATATTAATTATCCTGTTTCTACATTTGCGAGTAGTAGTCCGAGTATTAAAGGGAGGGAAATACAGGTACCATTAAATTTTTGGTTTACGAGGAATCCATCATTAGCATTACCTTTATTAAAATTAGCAAATAATGAAGTTACATTAGACGTATATACTAATAAGCGAGCAATTGAAGGTTTATATAAAGTATGGACAAATAAATTAAATATGTTTGTATCAAGTAGTTTTTATAATTCTCTACATAATTCTAAAATATCAATTAGAACATTTATAAAAAATAAGAACCACGATGTTCAAAATAAATTACATTTGACATACGTATTTTTAGACAGTACAGAAAGGAGTAAAATGCTTCTTGAAACAAATAGTATGGATTATATTATAGATACTGTTAAATTGACTGAATTAAATATTGACACTTCGGCGCAATCTACTGTAACGTGTGATATTACTAATGCTAATAATCATGTAAAAGAAATTATATGGTTTATTAGAAGAAATGATATGTTAAATAAATATAATAATTATATTAATTACACTGCATCACCTATATATACCGAAAATATGAATATTATGAATAAAGCTGTTATTAAATGGGCCAATGATACAAGTCGTACAGATTATAATGCAGAATATTATAATAATATTCAACCATATTATTATCATACTAATATACCTAGAACAGGAATATACTGTTATTCGTTTGCATTATTTCCCGAGAAAATCAATGCTTCTGGGTCATATAATAATTCGCAAATTAAAACATCTATTGCGGTAACAACAAATGATTATAATAACGATATGATATTTAATTCCATGCAAAATGCGACAAAAGCTATATTAGGGGAAACTTATAAATACAATGTATCATATGAAGCTAAGTTCTTTGTAAAAGAAATGAATATTCTTTCTATAATAAATGGTAGCGCGCAATTGAGATTTAATTAATTTTTTTATTCATTGAAAGTAGTAAGAATGGATTTAATTGTATTAGTAATTATATTATTGGCGGGTTTTATAATAAAATATCTAATTGATGTCATAGCATCTTTGAGTAAGGAAATAAAGGAGATTAAGAATAAATGTATAAAACCCTCCGCTACTACTAATTTAAAAGTAGAAACTATAACGCCAATAGAAAAAATGAATAAAGATATTGTTGGCAGTATGTCAAATTATAAAAAGTTTTTTGATTAAAATACATATAAATAATATAGCCTTATATACATTAATAATAAACATAAAATGCCAAGAAAGTCAAAAAATCAAGATGAAAAAGCAATAGAAATGAAAAAGAAAAAGAACTTAATGAATACTATGGTTAAAGACGTAACACTTGTTGAAAATGAAGATATTATATTACAATTACCAATAACAGAGGATATAAATGACAAAGTAGATAATGATAATATACGCGAACAACCAAAACCTTACGAACCTGATTGTTTTTATTTAAATGATTCAAATCATTATAATAATATACAGGACAATAATCTAGAAAACATTGATACAAATAGTGAATTTATGTTAGATTATGGCTATTCAAAAGATATACTTAACAGTAACAATAACTGTTATTGGTGTTGTCATCCGATAGAAAACAGAGCGTATGGAATGCCTTATAAATATAATGTTAAAACAGATTCTTATGTTTTGTTTGGTAGTTTTTGTTCTCTCGAATGCGCAAATGCTTATAATTTCTCTTCTCATTGCGGCAGTGATAAGGTTTGGGAAATCAATAGCTTGATACAGATGTTAAGTAAACATTATGGATGCACCAGACCAATACGACCATCGCCTTCGCGGTTTTTACTAAAAATATTTAATGGTCCATTAACAATCGAAGAGTTTAGAAGCAGTCATTTAACTAATGATAAAACACACATATTAAATTTACCACCAATGATAACAACTACACATAACTACGAAATAGTTAATACATCTTATATCAAAAATATAACAGATAATATCAATAAACAGGGTAAGGAACCTTCAATATTAAAAAATATAATTGAAAATAAATTAAAAGCCGTAAAATAAAAAATGATATAAGGCGTATATCCTTTATATATTACGTATAATGACAGAAATTTACTTTTCTCCTTATAGAATTTCAACAATCACTTGCAATGCCAATATTGGTGTAAATATTAATCTTAATTTAAATGTATTATTTGATAATATTGATATTAAACAAGAATCTTTTGATAATAAAGAGGGTATAGTATGGATTCAATTTATGAAAGAAGGAGAAGATGTTTCAAGGGGGACATATCCAAAGAAACGCAGAAAAAGCAAGAAAGATAAGGTAAAAAAAAATAGATTCGATAATCAAGTTACTATTATTTATATGTTTAATGATAAATATATTCCAAATGTAAAAATCTTTAAAAATGGAAACATACAATTAACAGGTATTAAGAAGGTAACGGATACTGAAATTATCGTAAATTATATTATTGAAAATATTAGAAATATTTATAAAAATGTAACACATAAAATTTTATCCGAAGACAATGATATTAATATGTTGAGTTATCAGAACTTTAAAATCAGGATGATTAATACAGATTTCAAGGTATATACAAATCCAGAGATGACAAATGGGTTTGAATTAAAACGCAAAGAAATTCATAGATTATTTATTGGAGAGAACTATAATAACAAATGCTCTTTTCAACCAGGTATCTATCAAGGTGTAAAACTAGAATATTTCTGGAATAAAATTAGCGAGTGTAAGAATGGTATTTGTAATTGTCCGACGAATTGTTATGGCAAAGGTAGTGGTTGTAAAATAGGTGATTGTAAAAAAGTAACGGGGGCATTGTTTGAAAGTGGTAGTATTCTAATTACTGGAGGGATAACTTTTGAACAGGTTAACGAAACATATAAGTACATTTGTGATTTTCTTAGAAAAAATAAGGATAATATTAGGAAACCTCAACCAAAGGTTTTATTGATGTGACAGCTGAAATTATAGTTATCATCTGTTTTGTTATATTTTTTATATAAGTCAGTTTTTACTGTATTATTACCAGGTCTATTGTATGATGGTATATGATGGTTAGCATAAAAAAGCGCACTATATGAAACAGCATCTGGTTCAACATAGGGGATTACATAAGTATTTCCCCATGGTTTTTTATCAAATAGCACATCTCCCGTATATAATCCTGCATTTTTAGGAGGAGGTGGTACATTAACATCGGGTGAATAATCAAGTTCAGTATATTCTAATTCTTTTTTCATTATGATATCTCTATTTATATTATATATATATATATTGAAAATGTAACCTAATTATAAAATGAGTACATAATCTTATTTTTCTATGATTTTTATAAACTTTTTATAATTTATACCTTTTTTATTAATTATGTACTCTTTTTATCTAAGTATATAAAGAAGAATATTATATTAACAATATATAAATGGGTAGAAAAGATAAAAAGCAGAAGACGCAAGACGACCACGCCTTTGTAAAAGATGGCATGGAAACTAATGAAATTAGAACGATGGTGCAAGATATTATGCTTTACATAGAAGAACAAAGAAATAAAATGGAATTTAAAGATATTATTGCCAGTTTGAAAGATAATATCGCAAAAGTTGAATTCTTCGAACAGAGATACCCTATGTTATACCAAATGGTGACAAAAGAAGAAGGTTTTGAATATCAGAGTTTAGAATATTTCTTGAAAATGCGCGAAGGTATTATACAAAATCAAATGTCGTGCGATGATGCATCAAAAATAGTAGGACAACAATGGTATGATAAATATTGTAAAAATAAAGTAGAAAAATAAAAATTGATATAAGACTTATAACTTATAATAATAACAATTATGAATTCAACACAACTAACAATCAGTTTCCCAAAAAACGTCAATGAAATTATCTCAGAGACTTATGATATTTATAATAGTATTAACGACGATAATAAGACATATGCAAATTGTTTGATTATGGTATTGAAAAAATATCATTTATGGCCCAATATCAAAGTGAAGAAGTTCAAGAATCGTTCTGATATTGTGTTGCTACATAATAATTACAAGATGGGTGAAATCTATGAATATAAAGAACTATATGAACAATGTAGAAGTATCGTGCTAGATTTCACACTATCTTTTAATGATAACGTCGTTGTTACATATGCGAATTCGATTCCAACACGCGTTGATGCGAATACATATATGACAAATATTTATAGTGATCATGATAAGTGCTATGAAGCATATGACGGTACAATGATTACTGTATATTGTCATAATGGAGAATGGTACTTTGGAACATCAAGTTGTCCTGATGCAAATAGTTCTAAGTTCTCTCATCCAAATAAAACACATGGTAATATGTTTGACGAGATTTTATATAAATATTATGGAAATCAACTAACGAACGAGGATATGAAACTTCAACCAAATGAGATTTCAATGATTTTAAGAAATAAGTTTGTAGCTTCATTGAATCAGGAAATGGCTTATGAGTTTATTATTATTCATCATGAAAATGTTCACATTATTGATTATACAAATGTATTGGGTGAAAATTACAAAGAATTAATTCATGTTAATACGAAGAATAGAGGAACATTGATTGAAGAGGATATTCATACAAAAAAAGTGAAAGAATTAGCGAATATTGGTATTAACTATCCAAGGGAATTTGGGAATATTACAGAAGCAATGAACTATATCAATGAGAATCAATATAGTTATGGGCTTATCATCAAAAAGAAAATTGAAAATGTAGTAAAACTTTATAAAGTTTCTACTGATGTTATTAATTATAGAGAAGAAACTGACCCGTGTCATCCTAATACATGGATGAATATTCTTAGTGTATATATGAAAAATAAGCATGATTATACTGTTAAGGATTATATCAGTAATTATGTTCCAAATATTGTTCTACCAATTGATAACAATGGAAGACTGATTGATGCTACATATATTATCCATACACTAATTTCAACTATTAAAGATAGTTTGTATAATTATTATGTATCAACAACAACATATTACCCGAGATATGGTAGATATAAAATGAATAAGGATTTGGATAAACAATTTCCTCCAATTATTCAATACCATTTGGCTCAACTTAGAAATCTTCAAACCTCAACTTATAAAAATAAAATGATTACACAATCAAATGTATATTATTATTTGTGTCAATGCAATGATGTTAAAAATATTAAGACATTGATTCAATTCTTTGCATCAACACCTATTAATGAAATGCATCCTAGAACATCAATGTGTTTTGCGATTATGAATAGTCTAATTTCCTAAATAATATTATCTTATTATATTAGAATGAGCTATTTTTCAACACAAGGTTGGGTTTATATAGTAATAAGTGTAATAGCTACAATTACGGCTTTGATACTTAATATTTATTTGGAAGGCGTTGGTTTATATATGTTTGGTTACCTGTTATATTTATTATTGATATTAATAACAGCATATAATATAACATGCTTAACAACTGGCGAATGCCATTTATGGAGTTGGATAGTTACATTATTATCAACATTACCAATGATATTAATAATAATATTAGTAATATATGGAATAGTAACGAAAACTTAAAAATTATTAATTAAATTCTTTTTTTATAATAGATTATAATATGTATTCTGCAAATTATATTAAGGATTTCTATGATAATATAAAGGCCAATCAACAAGAATTAATAAATAATCATAATAGCTCATGTCAAAAAGGTGGATATTCAATATTAAATAATCAAATAGAAAAAATAGAGATACAAACAGATATGAATAGTATTAGATTGAGTGCACAAAAAGATTTAAATAATAAAATATCAAATATAATGAAAAATATACAGGACGGGGGTGGTAAAACCCTTGTAGATAATATTAAAATATTAAATAAATTGATAAAGCAACAATGTTCATTGGAAAAGAATCTATTGCAAAATATTACTAAACAACAAAAATGTATTAAAAAGGGTAAAATAGAATATTTGAGTAAATATCAAAGCGATTTTAAGAGAGACTTTAAAAAAGCAAATGAATATAATAAGAGTATCAAGAAATTACAAAACCATATTAATAAAATTATAAAAAAAAAAGACACAAAAATAAAGGCAAGTGATGGACATAAATTACTAGAAAAAAGGAGACAAGTAAGAGTACACACTCTTAATAATCTAAAATCTATGATTAATAAAATTAAAAAATAATTTGTTTTTTATTTAAAAATTGATATATATAAGATATAGATTTTATTAATATATAAGTAAGGATAGAATGTTTGAAAATTATACCTTTGATATTAAAGACCCTACTAATAAACATAGTTTTGAAATAAATAATATAGATTTAGCCATCGTGAATGGTTTAAGGCGCACGATTCTTACAGATATTCCAATTCCAGGAGTGATTGGAGAAAAATTAGATAAAGATGATCCAACCGTTAATATTATTACAAATACAGGTGCATTACATAATGAATTTATTATACATCGCATTGGCCTTATTCCAATATGTTTAACAGAAGAAGAAATTGAAATATACGATGATAATAGTTTAAAGATTGAGTTAAATGTAAATAACGATGGCAATAAAACGCTAAATGTTAAAACAAGTGACATTAAAGCTACTATGAATGACGAAGAGCTATCCGAAAAAAAATTAAAAGAACTTTTCCCACCAAATAAAGTATCTAATGATACTATCCTAATTACTAGATTAAGACCAGGTGAACATTTACATTTTAAAGCAAATGTGGTAAAAAGAACAGCACGCGATAACGCATCTTTTAACCCAGTATCATTATCTAATTTTACATTTATAGAAGAGCCATCGGAAGCATCTAAATACGATAATATTTTAGATAAAGAAAGGTGTTATTATAAAAATAAATATGGTGATCCTAACAAATTCAGATTTGATATAGAATATATTAATGTTAATGTAGGACCGAAATACTTGATACCTAAATCGTTGGATATAATGATTGAAAAACTAAATAATATTAGACAAGAATTAGTTAATTTGGATGCTTCTACAAAAATTAAATTGCAACAATTTCAAGACATAGAAGGTTGTTACGAATTTATTATTGAAAATGAAGATGATACAATAGGAAATATTATTCAATCATTTCTACATAATAAATATATTCGTGAAAAAAATAAATTTAACGATACGACTTGTGTATATGCGGGTTATATTTGCCCACATCCATTAAAACAATTAATGATTGTGAGAATTACACTCGAAGATGTTACCGAAGAAAAGACTGTAATATCATTCTTTGAGGCTAATTGCAAAGACATCATAGATACATTGTCAAATATTAAAATAAATTGGAATAAATTCTCAATTGCGAATAACATTTCGTAAAATATAAATATTTTATATATCTTTGTATTAAAAGAGAAAGCGATATCTTGAATGTCTATTGAAATAGAAAATAATATTTATACTATTGAAGATGAAGAAATTGATGACATTGAATATTTAGAAATATTAAGTTTAGACGAAATTATTAAAGATAACCCTTTTTTTATTGCATTATCCCGTAATGATATTTATGAGAATTTACATGAAATGTTTCAAAATAAAAAAAGATCCGAATCAGTAACACAATTATTTTATGATATTTTAGATTATAAAAAAACTGAAAATGGTAATTTAGCTAATTACGATAACTATATATTTGATATAGAAGCAGAAAAGGCAGATAACGAATTATCTTGGGATGAATTAAGTGAAGATGCTGCTAATTTTAATAAATTAACAAAGTTAAATACAATTAAACATGATGAGGCGAAGAATAGATATTTTTTTTCAATTAAATACGATAGTAATTCTAAAAATTTAAAATTTAAACCGTCTTCGCGTATAAACGCCATGATAGACCCTTATGAAAAAGATTATCCGGTATATTACCCTATTTTTCCCGTTGATGATGTAAATTTACCAATATTATCTGCATATTATAAAATACCTGTATCTACTGTTAATGATTATATATATACAAAAATCGCAGCACACCTTAAAAATACAACAAATATTAGAAAAGTAGACTCTGCTAAATACAAAAATGTTGCTAATTTAGTTAAAGATGTTACACCCAAAATAGATGATATAATTGAATATCTCAAAGATTGCTTTGCTCTTGATTACAGTAATATTGATAATATTTTTAAAAGATTCGGACATTCATTGGATTTTATAAATGATAAAGATTTTGAAATTTTATGCGAACATATGAGAGGTCTAACTAAATATGAAAAAGAACGCAAGAATTTTAATAGAGCATACAGAATTAAAAAGAGTGATATTATTAATAAAAAGTTAACATTTTTTGAAAAACTATCTTCATCTATAAAATTAGTTAAACTTGACGAAAAGACAATAAACTTTTTAGCTAATCTTAAAGACTCTCTCGAAGACTACCGCGTGAATAATATTATATCAGATGAATTAGTTGATATAAAAACACTTAACATACATAATATTATCAATTCAATTCATTTCAATGATGCTAACCCGGACGAAATACTTAAAAATATAAGAGCTTCTCTTAAAAATATTAATATTAATGAAGGTATTGATGCTATAAATAATATTATAAATACACACGAAAACGTAGATAACATAATAGACGAACATGAATATATGAAAATCTTATTTGAATATTCAAAAGATCATCTATTTGATTACGATACAGATGGAAAAAAATATTTATTATCTTATCGCGAAGCAAAAGACATAAAAGAAGGTGCTGATAGAGATAACTATGAAGGTGGTATAGATGACGAGTTTATAAATGAAAGAATAGATATAGAAGACATTGATAACATAGCAAATGATTTAGATGAAAATATTTATGCAAATAAGGCTATAAATAATTTTGATAAGTATTTAAAAAACATTAATTATAAAAATGAAGAAGGTTTTATAGAACATCTGCGTATTGTATTAATATTAATAAGTAATATAAGTACAATATCGTGTCTAGAATTAGATTATGAATTATTATGCAACGAGCTTTTTAAATATTATAAAAGTGTCCCAACAAAATATCACAGATATAAAAAGGCTTTTGACGAAGCAGGATTAGATGTTGAGCATAAGGCAATTATGGATTTTTCCAAACTAAAATCAGTTATGATAATTGAAGGAATTATAAAGGACCAAGATCCCAATATAACTAAAATTATATATGAGATTAATGAAGAATATTTAAAAACCTTTAACAGTATGTTTGCTCTTGCTATATCATTTTGGATTGTTAATTTGCAAGAAAAAATATTAAATAATACAATTATGATTAATGATAATTATCTAAATAATGCTTTCATTGATAAATGGTACTTATATGGCGCTCCTTTAAATAATGCCAAAAACGGCATTCGTCCATATATTTTAGAATGTGTGTTAGAATGTTTCAAAGAAGATAATGAATACGGTATAGACATAAATAATATATCAGATGAAATTAAAAAGATAATTTCAGATAAATATAATGATATTATAATTGAACTTAAAAAGAAACTTGATTTGAATACAGAAAAAAAAAAGATAGAGCGTGGTTTAAAAGAACAAGCAAATCTATTAAAAAGTTATAAAGAAGGAAATAAAGAAAAATTAGAAAGGGATTTTGTAAATGCTCTTATATATATGCCTGGCGTGAATTATAAAAAAATTCATAAATATCTTGTAGGATGTTGTTTAAAAAGAATAGATGATACATTTGAAACTGATGGTGATTTAGTTAAAGCTGGGAGGAAAGATTTAATTGCAATTAAGAAATTTTATTCAAATAATCGTGCAACAAATGTGGCAAGAGATTTGAGATATGTTCCTAATTTAGATGGTATAAAAGATGAAATAATAAAGGATGATAATATAAATATTATTAAAATTGATGATTATGTTTATAATATCAACAATAATGAAGATATTGTCATTGATTGGCTAGACAAAATGTATGATAGAAATCCATTATTACCAAACAAAATTATAGATGAATTAAAAGATAATTCTAAAAATATTAATAGATTGATTGAAAACAATATAAAAATTCTTACTAAAACTGCAAGAATAAATAATAAAGATATTTTGAGTAACCTTATTACCAAAAAAATTAATATGAAACAGATTTTATTAAAAATATGTACTATATTATTTACATATAAAAACGCATACGAGGATGATAATATTAATTTGTTAGTTGATAATTCTATAAAATATATTAAAGATATATTAACGGATATTTATAAACTAAATAAGGTTGTAAATGATGATGTGATTGTGGATATTAATAGAATTAACTCATATATATTAAGTAGAGTAATATGCTTACCATTTAGTCCCGAAAGTGTAGAAAATGGAATATTGCGTTCGGAAGTAGAATTACCAAATGGATTTGTTGAATTAAATGCGGCAAATAATTTAAAATATTTAATTGATATTTTTAAAATATCAACTTTTCCGACAATGGAAGAAAATATTGATTTTATAAATAAAAAGAGAGAAGAAAATAAACAAAAAAAACTTAGCATATTAAATGATAAAACTGTTGATGATAATCAACTTATTAGTAATCTTAAAAAAGCTGGTATAAAAAATGATTTGATGGATATTGACGAAAATAAGGATATTGGTGGTAATATAAATGATATGTACGATAATGAAGAGAAAAATGAAAATAAATTGTCTGCAATTGATGAAGACACAGATGATGAAAGTATGATGTACGATGATATGGGTTTTTTATATAGTTAATTTATACTTCTAAATTGGATTCTAAATCTATACTAGATTTTAAGGTTATATCATTCATTTTTTTGCTGTTACTTTCATTAATATTCATTGAAGAGATTTCTTTTATTGATATATTTCTTTTTGGTAAATTATTACCAATTATACCATTTAATTGTATCGGTAAGAATCTATTTGCATCGCCAAATATCTTGGCTACATTAGTTTTATGTTTTTGGGGAATATCTTCAAAAGCACAATCTTGTATTAAATTTTCATATTTTACGTTTATTAATTTTATTTTTTCGTTAATATTTGTATCACCTGCATCTAATGATTCTATTTCTTGTGATAATAACATAAATTGTTGTGATAATTTTTTAAATATTTCAAACTTTTCACTTGCTTTAATATTATTAGACAGAGATATAATTAGTACACTAATTGCATTTACAACTATATTTGGGATTTTAACAGTATTAGCATCAGTACTAATACTATTTATAATACATAAAGATGAGTTTGTAAATACAAGTGGTATATTAAATGCCATTTTGATATAGCTCCAATATGTAGCTGTACGTGTACATAATAAAGTCATTGACTCGCATTTATCCAATAATTTTTCAATATTAATCATTTACTATATTATACATTATATTATTTTTTTATTAATTTAAATTATTATATTAGAAGATATGGATATTGAAGTAAAGCCAAGCAAATGGATATTACCTAATCGCGTTGGTTTTAATAAATATATATATGATACATTTCATCCATCTAAATATGATAATAAAGTTAAAGACAAATCATGTGAATGCAAAGGAGATAGTTGTGATATAGACATTAATACAGTTTCTTTATTTCCACAACAACGAATTATAAAAGATTACATGCAATTTGATAGTCCATATAGAGGCATATTACTTTATCATGAATTAGGTTCCGGTAAATCAGCGGCATCTATAGCAGCAGCCGAAGGTTATATTAACAAAAGGAAAATTGTTATAATGACACCAGCATCTTTATCTCAAAATTATGAAAATGAATTAATGAAGATATCTACTACTGGATTAAACTTAAAAAAATCATGGACATTAATAAAAGTTATAAAAACAAATAAAGAAATGATGAAAAAGCTTAATAAATATGCTATAACTGATAAGATTGTTAAAAAAGACGGTCATGTGTGGGTTCCATTATATGAGAATGATATAGATGGTGCTGAAATAGTAATAGAACAAACAAAGTACTCAAAGATACCTAGTAAATACAAAGAAGTTGTTGATACTACGATAGGGCATATTATAAGAAATCGCTATACCTTTATTAATTATAATGGATTAACGGCAAAAATGATTAAAGAGCTGGGTAAATCTCCTTTTGATGATACCTTTATAATAATCGATGAAATACATAATTTCATAAGTAGAATAGTAAATGGTTCTCGTCTAGCACGTTCTATATATAATCATATGATGATAGCAAAAAATATTAAAATGGTATTATTATCCGGAACACCAATAATTAATCAACCATATGAAATTGCTACATTAATTAATTTAATAAGAGGTCCTATGAATACTTATGAGTTACAACTTTTGAAAGCTTCTAAACCGCCAAACAAAGAAGCTATTATTAAAACATTAAGTGACAATAATTTATATAAATATGTCGATGAATTTTATTTGGATAAAACAAATATTAATGTTGTATTATTAACAAAAGATTTTGTATATAATTCAAGAGACTTGTCGGATATTAAAAAAGAACTATGGGGTAAACATGAAACTGGTATCATTAATGATATTATAAAAGCATTAAATAAAACGGATGTTAAAATATCCATTAAGAGTAAATTACATAATTATTATGCACTGCCAAATATTAAAGAGGATTTTGATAAGTTATTTGTTGATGATTCTGATCCCGAAAATATAAAGGTTAAAAACGAGGATTTGTTTAAACGTCGTGTATTAGGTATTTTAAGTTATTATAAAACAACTGGTTCAGAATTTTTCCCCACGATGTTACCGGCTAATTTTAAATATCTTAACATGACCGGTCATCAATTAAGTAAATATGTTGATGTGCGACGAAAAGAAATGGAAATGGATGACCGTAAAAAACGTTTTGGTAACAAAGGCGGTGCGGATGTTAATTCCGTATATAGAGCGTTTAGTAGAATGGTTTGCAATTTTGTATTTCCAGATAATATAAAACGCGCTTTCCCACAAGATATACGCATGGTAATGAAGAAAGAATTAGTTAAAAACGATGATGATGATGAACCAGATGAAGTTGATAAAAAGGAGATTAATAAGGTTGTTGCAGCACAATATGAAAAACAACTTGAAGATGCTATGGATAAATTAGGTAAAAGTGATGCAATAGAAATAGATAATTTAATGAAATTTTATAGTCCAAAATTTGCTGAAATGCTAAAAGATATGAATCAGTCTCCTGGAACAGTATTGGTATATTCGCAATTTCGCATGGTTGAGGGATTAGGAGTTCTTAAAGAGATTATGAATAGAAATGGATATGTAGAAATTAATGTTGTAAAAAATGAGGAATTTGGATATATATTAGAAGATATTGATGTGTTTGATAAAAAATATGATGGAAAAAGATATGTTGTTTTTAATGCCGATAGAACTAAAACAAATATATTAATGAACTTATTTAATGGCGAGTTTTCTTTATTGCCCGATAATATTCGTATGCAATTTAGTAATATAGATAGTATAGATCAGCGATATGGAAAATTAGTAAAAACGATGATGATAACACAGTCAGGTGCCGAGGGCATATCTCTTAAAAACGTAAGACGCGTATTGGTAACTGAATATTTCTGGAACTCTGTAAGAATAAATCAAGTCATAGGTCGCGCGGTAAGAACATGTAGTCATGTTAATTTACCCAAACAAGATCAAAATGTAGAAGTATTTATGTATATTATGAAATTAACAAAGGAACAATTGGCAAATAATCCAACATTGAGAAAGAAAGATAATGAATTAACAACTGACGAACATATATTGCATCTAGCACAAAAAAAGGAAAATTTAGTAAATATATTTTTAAATATGTTAAAATCCAGTTCAATAGATTGTGTTATTCATGCAAAGAAGAATAAGCCTCTTATGAATGGTTATAAATGTTATAATTGGCCGATCAATATAAATCAAAACAAATTATCATATACCGACCATATTATATCTGATAACAAAATTCAACAACATCAAAAATATCAAAAAACACGAAAAAATAAAGGGACAGTAGTTAGTAAAGATGGTATCAAATATGTTATGTTAAATGATAAATTGTATGATTATAATAGTTATATAAATGCGGGTTTATTATATCCGGCAACCATATAAATAAAAAATATATTACTTTAAATAATACTTGTATGGAGAATACGATGAAATGTATTTGTAGAAATAAAAGGAGTTTTAACGTTTGTAAGAAATATTCTAAGAAAAATTCAGTATTTTGTAAAAATCATGCGGATAATAACATCATAATCTATAAGATATATCATAAAATTTTTGGAACAAAAACACATATAACAATGAATGATATATATAATCTTTACAAATATATTACAGATAACATCAATGATATAGATTATGAAGAAGAAAAACCAGGATTTCTCTTTATTGAAATGTTAAAGATTATTCCTTATAAAATACTATTATTTATATGTAAAAAATATTTACAAAATAAAAAATATAAAAAAAGAGAGATATATGAGTTTTTACATGAATTAAATGAGAAAACATATAAGATATCGAATAAATATAACATAAAAATAATACAAGATAAATATAAATTTTATTTATTATCAAGAGATGTAAATAGTGATGCTATTATAAATAAAGAGGATTTATTCACATGTGAAGATATTAATAATATTCCCAATAATAGATTATTTATAATTAAAGATATTAATGGATGTTATGCATTTGATGTTGTAGAATTGGATTTTTTTATTAAAACATGTAAAGACGAAGAAAAAGAACCATACAATCCTTATACCAGAACAAAGTTATCGGATGATATTATATGGAAATTAGGTAAATTCATAGAATTTAATAATATTATACCAAGGAAACTAGGATATAGATGGGATAATAATATGCATGCATTTACAGATTTATCAATTGAATTAGAAAGAAGAGGGTTTTATAATAGTCCGGAATGGTTAAATAAAATGTCAATAGATGATATATTAAAAACAGTTAAATATTTTAAAGATTTTTCTTTGGAAATTGAAGAAAGTAATAAATATTTCAATAATATATCAGATAGCAATACAGTATTTGAGTTTTGTAAAGAAGGTATTAAGATGTTAAAAGAATGTAAGGATGATTTATATATACTGTGTTGTAATTTTATAAAATCTCTTGCTATGTCTTCCAACGATTTCTATGAAAATATCCCAACGTGGATGTCTGGAATAAATACAACATCTTTATTATCAAACGTATTTTCAATATTTAATAATAATTATACGGAATCGCCAAATAATTTTTTACTATATTATTATGTAGAATATATGTAATAAATGAATACATATAAAAACAATATTAATTATACTCCTGATTTTGTTTACACTCCACCTAAAATGGAACAACCAAAAAAAGAATTTGATAGCATTATAGATAACTATGTATGTAAATTTAAAACAGCATTTTATGGTGGATTGTTTTTTGCTATATTATCATTACCTATCGCATATAAAATACTTGAAATGATAGCCAAATTAATATCAAATAATATTGAGTTATTTGATGAAGATTATAACGAACCATTGCCATTGGGTAGATTTATTATGGCTATTATAATAAGTTTAATATTATTTATACTATAAAAAAATAAGTGTAATATATATAATGAATTATTAATTTAAATATTTATTTTTTCGCAGCCTTTTTAACAGGTACCTTTTTAACTGGTTTAGGTGGCTCAGGCTCAGGCTCGGGTTCAGGTTCTTCTTCTTCTTCTGCTTCTTCTTCTGCTTCTTCTTCTTCTGCTTCTTCTTCTTCTGCTTCTTCTGCTGCTTCTTCTTCATCTGACACTTTTTTTAACTCTTCTACAACTTCGTTTGATTTAATAGCATCTGTATCTACTTCAATATCATCTTCATCTTCTTCTTCTTCTTCTTCTGCTACTTCATCGTCACTCTCCGGGACAAATGTTGGCTTTGCCGAATTAGATAGTTGAAACTTACCAGATACAATCTTCCAACTACACCCAAACATACCAGCTGCAAACCAAATTCCATTTAGTTGAATGATAAATTGAGCTCGGCCACCTTTAAGATTACTTACATATTCGGTAAAATCAACCTCTTTATTATCCATATCATAAGCATCAAATTCAAACTTGCTTTCAAGGGGATTATAAGGAATTTTAGCTTTGAATGTTGGTGGATATTTGTTAGCAATTTCCCCCGTTTCCTTATCCTTATCGTGCTTAATAATTGGAGTAAACATATTAGATACAGTAGCTTTGTTTCCACCATAATTATTCTTAAACCAAGCAAGGCGATTAGCAAAAGCATCTTCAATAATTTTTTCTTCAAGCTCCTTCATTTTATCGTGAAATACTTTGATTTTAGGATTTTCATCAATACCTTTAAATGATACGGTAATATCATATTTAGGGGGTTCGTCTTTGCGCTTAGGGTCATCTTTAATGAACTTTTGATTATCATTAACTCCATAAGGAATATTCATAACAGGGGTTTGAATATTAATCTTGGATGAAGCATAATTGAGATAAACTGACTTAGCACCCGATTTCATAACTTTGAGCTCGGAATACTTGATTTTCTCAGTGTCGAGGTTCTTGGGAAGGATCACGTTCATTGTTTTATATGTATCTTGTATATTCTTTATATAAATATACCTAATCAATTTTTATTTTTGCTTGTATAAAAAAAATAAAAATTAAATAAATAGAAATGTATGGGTAAAAATGTAAAGATACTGACAAAAGAATATTTTAAATTTTTGGATACAAAATATCCTATTTATAAATCACGCAATGGTCTCAAATTAATAAAAATAAACAATATATTTTATAATATATACGATACAAATACAATAACAAAAATAAAGAATCAGATTGTTTTAGACAATAATTATGAGAAGGATTATATATTTATATAGTAAATTTCGTAAGAATTTATGACAAGATTTTTAACAATATTTTTAGAGAATTTATCATAACTTATCTTATTGAGGTCCTTATCTACTGAATATTTATTTACGGCATTATCTATTCCATACTCTATCATTGTTTTATTTAATTCATATTTAGTCATATTATCACAATGATTATCAACACAATTGTTAATTATTTCATTTAATTCACCATCACTATCATTTTTATCACAATTATATCTGCACATATCGTTGTATATTGCTTCACTAATATCATAGATAGCTTCGCTAATATTAGTTTTCATAACACATTTGTACATATTTTAATTATAAAAATATAAATAATACATATATCATTTTTTAAAAAGTTCTTGTGTATGTCCAGCATTTTTTAAAAGTTCTTGTGTATGTCCAGCATTTTTTGAACGTAATATTCTTCGTATTCCCCAAACTCCTCAACACATTCTCTTTGTTTTGCTATTGTTTCGTAATCAACGATAATGTCAATAATACCCAAGAATTTATTGTAATTTTGAGCCATTATAATATCCTCTTTTTCGGCCATATAAATAGCGCATGGTTTTAGAAACTCCAAATAATCTGATAAAACGATGCGCTTCACTTCTTCCTTTGCAATATCCGATAGCTTATAATAGTCATCAACAATATCAGAGAAATCAATATCGTAATTTATATCATCTTTATTGCCTTTTTTAAATACTGTATATTTCGCATTTATTATTTTTTCGCGAATAGAATTATATATAGTGTTACATAATTCCCTACCATTATCTAATTCAATAGGGGTTGTAATATAGCTTTTTTCACTTAATGGTTTGTAAGTGCATAGAAGCACCTTTGCTTTACCAACTTCAAGGTCGGCGAAGCAAATTTCATTGTCGAAGATAATTTCGAATACAAGGTCAGAGTTCATGTTGTAATGTTACTACTATACTCTCGTTTAATCAATTTTTAGATTAAATGATACAAATTAATCCTAGGCAAAATGAGTACATAATTTAATTTTCTTAGAGATTTTATAAACTTTTAGATTTCAAGATATTTTATAGATTATGTACTCTTTTTAAAAATTGATAAAAATATTTATAATAATAAACTATCATAATGAGTGAAAACAAACCTATCCAACTGGGTCTCTGTTGTCTTAATATTGAACTGAGAGAATGTTGTCCTACCGTTTTCTGTTCACGCAGTGTAATTCTTAAAACTTTAATTGATAAAGGAGTAGATAATCTAAAAAATAAAATTATAGAAAATCTTCAAGATACTCTTATCATGATGGATTGGAACGAAGCAAATGGTATTAAAGTATTTCGTTTGTCAAGCGAAATGTTTCCACATATATCCAACCCAAATGCCCCGGATTACGACTTAGATTTCGCCAAAGAATTATTAAAAAAAATTGGAGAAAAATCAAAACAATATAATCAACGTCTAACTTTTCATCCTGGTCATTTTAATTGTATTGGTACAACAAGTAAATCAGTCTTAGAACATACAATTAGAGATCTGAATTATCACGCTACTGTACTTGATTTGATGGGTTTGGAAAATGATTCTGTAATGGTAATTCATGGAGGCGGTGTTTATGGTGATAAAGAAAAAACAATTGAAAGATGGTGTGAAAATTATATGAAAATGCCTGATAATATCAAGAGACGTCTTGTACTAGAAAATTGTGAAAGGAACTTTTCAATAGAAGATTGTTTAAAAGTATCAGAAAAAGTAAATATTCCCGTTGTATTTGATACTCATCATTATGAATGTTATAATATAATGCACCCGAACGAAAAATTAGATATTCCCGATAATTATATCCCTAAAATTCTAGAAACATGGAGGCGTAGAAATATTAAACCCAAGTTTCATGTTAGTGAACAGGGTGCCGGTAAATGCGGGCATCACAGCGATTATATTGAGACAATCCCAAAATATTTATTAGAAATACCTAAAAAATATAAAACAAATATTGATATCATGATTGAAGCTAAAATGAAAGAAAAAGCAATATTCAAATTATATGACAAATATTCAATGCTATCATGTAAAAAAAAATATATCTAATAAAGTTAAATGATACATCACTTAATAGCTGCAGCTTCATTTGGTATATTACCTGTTTTATATAAAGGGTTACTTATGAAAGATATAGAAACTATAACCATACTTATAATAGTAAAATTACTAATTGCTTTTTTTACAATATCCTTAATATTTTATGGTAATAATTATGAAATAATTAAAAATGACTTGAATATTCTAAAAAAAGCGTCTTATAATAAATGTTTTCAGGTAACAGCTCTATTTATAATTGCAGCCATTGTATATTTATATGGCCAATATAGCTATATAATTGTTTTTAAAGGTACCGAAACAAATATTAGCACAATAATTATAGCATGTTATCCGGTTATTACAATATTATTATCATATTATTATTTTAACGAAACTATTAATATATATCAATTAATTGGTATATTATTAATATTCACAGGATTAGCATTAATTACAAATAAGGTAAAATAATATGTTATTAATAAGTAAAAATGACAACAATTGAGAATGATATATTACTCGCTAAAACAGCAATATTTGAATCTGTAAATCGTACATTATTTACCGCATCAGGAGTATCATTTGCATTATTAGCCAGTACACAAACTAATCTTTACAATGATGAAAATGGTAAAAATATTATCAGACTAACTGGATTATCAATGTTAGCACTTACAATAGTTTATGGATTTTACAATGTATCCGACTATAAAAACTTTTTAGATAACTATAAAACAAAAGACGATAATTCCGTTATCAATATAAATACAGAGAACAACTTACTAATAATATATTGTTATCTTGTACTGTTATGTATTGTATTAGTCGCTAACATATCAATGGTGATGTAATTTAATGCGATTGCCTTTAATGAAAACTACTTCATATTCATTCCATAATACATTTCTATATTTTTCATACATTATATCATTATGCAATTTGTCACCATAATCTTTTTTAGATTTATTTTTAAAAGTGAAATCAATTCCTTGATAGCATTTTAATAAACATCCAATATTCCAACCATTATCCGTAATATCTTTTGACATTAATATTTCATTATTTTGTGCTTCTTGTGCAGAACGTGGATATTTGGTTATAGAAAATTTACCTATTTCAATTAAATAAGTTAGAGCTTCTTTATCTAAACATAATATATATGTTTGCACGTGTGAATGATAAGCGTTATTTATTGTACTTCCAAATAATTTAATATTATCTTGTAATCCATTTATATAATAATCGGTCCACCTTGTATTATCTTGCATAAAAGGACCCATAATTGTGGAATTGGCAAAAATGAATTTATCATATTTTTTATATAATTGGTCCTTCAATAATCCCTCACTCCATCCACCAAAATCCCTTCCTATATTTTTTCTAACCATAGTCATTACATATTCAGGTAAGTTTACTAAATTAAATTTAAAATTTATGTCATTTGCTATAATTAAAAATCAATATTTTCATCCTGAAAAATACAATTTTAAAAAAAATGGTCAACGCAGTCATCAAACTTATGAAACACATATAAAACCAAAACTTTAACCATTTTAATAATTACAAAATATATATTTATTGCTTATATGTATGTATAATTAATCCTAACAAAAGCATTTATAATTATAAATAACGCGAATAACAATATCAACAATAAGAGTTGCGTAATGTTAACAATTAAGGTGTCTAGACAATCTATAATTAGATTACTAATAATATTGTCTTCGTAATGAATTATATTATTCACCATACTATTACGTATCATGATAATATATGATAATTATCATACGAAATCATTTTTTATTTAAAAAATAACATATTTTATTCTAAAATAAAGAATATTGATGGGTTTGTTTCACTTACATTAATTAAGTCAGATATCCCTATACTTTTTCTGAAATTATTAATAACATTGTAATTTTGAACAAGACATTTCGCAACAGTATAATATTCTATATTATGTTGTGATAAGAAATTAATAACCTCTTTGCCTTCTTCAATTGGATCTGAGTTTCTTCCATGAACACTTACCACAACCTGCTTTTTATTTAACTTGCAATTTTATAATAATGGTTTTAATAAATTATCAATAAAATTAACAGCAAAATAATTACTATGATCAGAATCAATAAATAAAGAATCTCTATGTGTATTGTAAAGGTCTTTTGCAAAAATATTATTCATATTTAAGCTACATGTATATTAAATCAATTTAATATTTAAATACTATTCTAATGCATAATAAGGATTTTCATTCAATAGAGATTGCATTTCTTCTTCTTCTTTGTGTTTATCATTATATTTTTTTATATTATATATGCAACAATCGTATAATCTAAAAAATAGATTGCACACTAAGATACACATATTATTAATATATATAATAAAATTTTTATACCCCCTATGGGACTCGAACCCACAATCTTTCGATTAGAAGTCGAACGCGTTATCCAATTACGCCAAGAGGGTACAAAAATATAAAAAAATGACTTACTTTCATAATTATAAAATATATTATATTTAAAGAATTAAACGCATTAATTTTAAAGATATGACGGATACACAATATATATTACCCGATAAAACCAGACTAGTAGCAGGCGTTGACGAGGTTGCGAGAGGTACTTTTATTGGTCCTGTAATATCTGCTTGTGTCGTATTACCATATGAATTCCCCGATGATAATTATAAACAAATTAAAGATTCAAAAAAACTATCCGAAAAAAAACGTGATTTTCTCGCAAACTATATCAAAGAAAATTGTATAACATATGGAATTGGTGAAGCTTCCATAAAAGAAATTGATGATATTAATATATTAAATGCAACCATTAAGGCTATGCACCGAGCAATTGATATAGCATATAGAAAGAGCAATATTGATTATTTATATATTGATGGTCCTAATTTTAAGCCATATATTCCACCTGGATATGATAATGATATGATAGAATTTGCATGTGTACCCAAAGGAGATTCAAAATATTTAACAATAGCAGCCGCATCGATATTGGCAAAGGATTATCATACTAAATATATTAAAGAACTTGTAAAAAATAATGAAATATTAAAATTATATGATATACAAAAAAATAAGGGTTATGGAACTAAATCGCATCTTGATGCTATTTATAAGCACGGAATAACCAATTTTCATAGAAAAACATTTGGAATATGTAAGAATTATGCATTTTAATTGCAATCTAATTTACTCCAAGATATACCACATGTTTTAGCTAATTCGCATTTTAATTTATCTTCTCCTTCTACATCTTCTAATTCATCCAATAAACCTGGATATATTTCGTTACATATCAACGGATTTTTTTCATAAGTTGATTGCGAATCAACGAATAAAGAGCCTTTAAACGGTGTATGGGTTTTTCCAGAGCTAGGACGTTTCCAATCACTTTTATAAGCACCTGTTAAGCTAGCATATTTTAGCAATTTATCACTTGCTTCAACACCGTCAATATATTGGTGATATGTAATACCATTTCCATTGGAATCTCTTCCTGATTTTATTATTTTTGCATTTTTATATAAAAAGCGATGTTTGTTTTCCAAAGTCTTTTTATCATCCTTTGCTTTTTGAATGTCTGCGGTGGTTGAATCCGCTTTTGACCCACCTAATGTATCTGATATTTGTGAAGTTTTAAAATCAGTATCATTGTATGTATTGGCGAAATATGTTTTACTTTTATTGTTCAATTTTTCTTTCATATTTTTATAGACAAGTGTTTTACCTAATACATTAGGATCAGGAACACATTTAAACTTTAAATTCTTAGACTCACTTGATACAATTGAGTCCTTGTTTCTATTTTTAATATTATATATATCATTGCGATTTATAATTAAGTCGCAACCAGGACCCTCAGATTGGGAAGCAGCTGGGCAATTAGAATCAGCATCATATTTTACATTATTATTTATAATAGCTTCTTGGCGTTCGGATGTGACTTGTTGCAATTTCCAATAATCTGGACATGACGTAGTTGCATCTAATCCTTTTCCTATTTTACGCGGCAGCAAAGCAAATATAGAGAATAATAAATATACTATTATAAATATTGCACCGATTACAAAAGTTAATACAGCAGGTAAGAATTTTTCATACACATATGTTCTCCCCCAGTCAGTTAAAAATACGACACCAAGTAATGTCAATGCGGAAAGACCATATACTAAACATATCATCCATGTTCCTTTATACATATTACTTTTTTCCTCTTTGAATAACTTTAATTCCTTTGAGTCTGGCACAAAGCGATTAGTTGTTCCGGGTTCATATCCAATACTGTCGGCGTCATAACCCCATGCTGTGTCTGCGTAACTACTCATATATTATATCTATACTTCTATAATATTATATTATTTAATTAATATTTGTTACATCAAGAGTTTTTAAGCCTTTTCTTGAAGGTAAAACAGATCTTTCAAGAGGCACTGGCATTGTACTGATATCTTTAATATATTGCTGCGATTGTTTAATATTCGATATTATTTCGGGAACGCACCATTCAATTACGCGCGTATTTAATTCCAATACTTGTTGTGTTATATTTGTAGACTGATTTTTAGCATGTTGGAAATAAATAGACCGCATCACAATTTTAAGCTCATTGTCTTTTTGGCGCCCAATACTATATTTACCATTAGTATCATTTAATATTTTATTTCTAATACCAGTTTGTAAAATATCTATATTCTCCATTGAAAAATATACTTTTGATACCCCTGTGCAGTTTAAATTGCGAGATATTATATTTATTTGATGTTCGGTTGCTTTATCTATACTTTGCTGAATTTTATAACTATTATCGGTTGCATTAACTCTACCGTTTATTAATTCGGATATGGGATTATCTTGATTAAAATTAAAATATTCCATTCTTCTTATTATATATATTTATTTTCATTTTATATAGTAGTAAATGTATATGTCAAATTGTCAGAAAATAAAATATTGTGCCGGTGAAATTTTAAATCACATAAAATCTAAAAAAAATGTAAAGAATCAAGATAAAATTATAATACTATTATCTAAATATATTGATAAGGTAATATTTAATTTTGTTGCTATTACCTCATTGATATCATTAAAAGCTGGTGTTAATAAAATATTAGATAAACATATGGTATTTATAAAGAAATATATTACCACTTTATGTTTCAGCAAAAATAAATGCATGAGTGGAGGTAGTGCTATCAAAACATTAGCCTTTTTTGGAGGAGAAGAACCCATGTATAAAGTAGAAAATCAAGGTTCAGACATAATGAATATAAATTATAACGAAAACTTAGCGAGACCTGCATTACATGCCACGGTCAATATTCAAGATGGTGGTGCTAAATCTAGAAAACGATCTGTCTCATTTAAATTAACTAAATGTAAAAAAGTAAGCGGGATATTAAAAGTTAAATTAGCGAAAGTATTCAAACATTTTAAAGTTAAAATAACAAAGACATCTTTAAACCTTGTATGTAATAAATTAGAATTATTTCTAAATACTATTATTATCAAATTGATAAAATCAAAAGGAAAAGAATTAACATTATCAACTGTAAAAAAAATTATGAATAGCAAGATTATAAAAAAATGATATATAAAAATTAATTATATAATTTAATATAAAAAAATGCCAATTATAACTATTGATGGTAATATAGGTAGTTGTAAAACAAGTATTTTAAATTACTTTCATAAAAATTATAAAACAGCAATTGATATTGAACCAGTTGACAGCTGGACGGAATATTTAAAAAATATGTACAATGGTGATAATAGTACTTATAATTTTCAGATTAAAGTATGGATAGATAGATGTTGGATACAAGAAAAATCTAACGTAATTGTTCTAATGGAAAGAAGCCCGTATTTTATTAAAAATGTTTTTGTAGAAAAAGCTTATGAGGATAAAACGATTAGTACAGAAGAATATAATAATATTTACAAATTACATAAAACAACTGATGATTTATGGCAACCATCCGCATATATTTATTTGCGCTCAGACCCAGAGATGTGTTTTGCCAGAATCAAAAAAAGAGGAAGAGAGTCAGAAAAAAATATTAAAATAGAATATATACGGCGAATCCAGGAACTACATGAAAAAGTTTATTATAGTGCTATTGAAAATAATAAAAACATTATAGTAATTGATACCGAAAATAAATCTATTCCAGATATATGTAGTGAAATTGTTTCTAGTTCTATATATACCGAAATTTTAACTCATTTATATAATTATTAACCTTTAATTACGGGTTCATTTGTACCAATAAAGCAGCTATGATAAAGTCGTACTTTATTTGAATATTGAATTGATGGGGTTGAGGAATGAATTAATTTGCGATTATTAAATATTAATAAATCTTTTTTTTCCCATTTGATATCAATAATATTATTTGGGGTTAATATATAGTTTGACATTATCTCTCTATATAAATCAAAACTATCGTCACATGATAATTTATCAAACTTATTAAATCTAAATGGTGATAGCATTAGTGATTTTCTTCTTTTATCTTTATTTGAATAAACTATAAGAGGCTCTCTCGTAATTATGCTTGTACCCGCAATTACTGTTTTTTCATTTGAAACGCGATTTATTCCAGTATAATCAAAATAAGAATTCATCATATCTTTTTGTGTATTTGAATAAATGACATTGTAATTTTTTAGTTTTTTTTTCATAAAAAAATCCATGGAATCGTAGGCATCTTCCATACTTGCAAATAATGTATTGCCTCCACATTCAGGAGTTATAATCATATATATTGATGATACAACTGGTGGTAATTCGGTACCATGTCCTACAATATCTTGATGCCATACAAGTGTATTTTTGAAAGGTTCGCTATATTTTAATGTAATATTTTTGATACCGTAAAAATCTTTAATATATCCTTGGCCTCTCAAAGCAACTTGTGGTACTTCATCTATTTGTGAATACTTAAATGGATGTATTACTTTATCATTGGCTTTGTCGTCAAAGCTTTTACAAAACTCATATAATTTTTTGGGTTCTAAGTCTTGTTTTTTAAATAATAACATGGGAACTGATTTAAATAATAGTTTAAAATCTGAAATATCTTTATCGTCTAGTTTATTAATGTTAGCATTTTTGATAACCGCAAGATTCTTTTTGAAAGTTGGAAATGATATTTCATATGAATAAATACTACTTGTAAATAATATATAAAATAATGCTTTAATATAAAATTTCATCTTTGAATTTTATTATAAATTATTTTTTTATATATAAAAGTTTTTTTTATAAACATTTAATCCGAATCCTTCATCTAATTCGGGATAATCACCAGTACTTTTATTGCAAATAGATAAAACATATTTTATTATGGAGTTTGATAATAATTTTGAAGCTTTCTCAGGAACATAACTAGGTATATTTGGAATACATGATATATATATGCCATTATAATTTATAAGTTTATTTGTAACTGTTGTTGGGATTGATTGTTCCGTAATACCACCTTGGTCTATTGCAATATCCATAATTATAGAACCTTTTTGCATACTATTTAGCATACTGTTAGTTATTAATTTTTCTGTTGGACCACCTATACTGGTATTATATATGCAACCTATTATAATTTTAGAATTTTTCACAAGTAAATTAACATTTTCATCTGTCATTTCATATATATTGATAATATTTCTATTGTCATTTTTAATTTTTTCTATTTTTTGATAATCCTTATCCAATAAACATATATTATTAAATCCACTTTCTATTGCAATATTAAGTGCCGATAAACCAGCATTACCAACACCTAATATTGCAATTTGTGTATTATAATCGTAAATATTATCAGTAAACATAAATTTGATTGCATCCATCATAGATATTTCGCCTGCGATTTTAGACATTTCAGCTAATATGGGATAATATCCCACGCCATTACTATTAAAAACCTTAATTGTTTCATAAGCATAGCAAGTAACTTCATTATTTATCATATGGTCAAGAAGAGGTCTATTGCTCGCAAAATGAAAAAATGTTATTACAGTGTGTTTATAATTTATATATTTATATTCTTCTTCTTGCGGTTCTTTAACTTTAACGATTAGATTAGCCTTACTATAAATCTCTTCTATTGAATTACATATTTCTGCTCCGGCATTTAGATAATCTTGATTTGCATGCAATGCATTAATTCCCGCATTATTTTGTATATAAACTTTTATACCACTATTGGTAAGTTTAGCAACATCATCTGGTATTAATGATACTCTTGTTTCATTTGGTTTTAACTCAATTGGTATTCCAACAATAAACATATGACTAAATAATAAAAATAAATAATTATTCTATTAATTTCGCGCTAACGATATTTTGAATCTTACTCTATTAATTTATTAATAGCATCGGTAATATTAGTTCTATTTGCACCCGAGAAAGTAACTAATTCATAATTGTTTTTAAAAAATTTGAAATGAGGTATTGTCTGTATATCATATTTTTCTGATATTTCACATCCTGCTTCAATATCTACTTTTATAAAAGTAATATTAGTGTTTTTTTCTGCTTGTTCTTGGATAAATGGGTATATTTCTTTGCATGGTTTGCAAAATCCAGCAGAAAAAACTACAACTGTCATACTATTTTCATTAAGTTTTGTGTTAAATAATTCATAATTGTTAATTTCTAATACAGACATTGTTATCTATATAAGTCTAATCAAATTATTTTAATCAATTAATCGCATATGTATATAAAAAATTGATATATTTAAATATAGAATCAAATAAGAGAACTACAATGTCAAAGCCACAAGCCGTAAAAACAGTTGAAGAAAAGTATAAAAAGTATGAATTACTCGAACATATCCTAGCTTTACCAGATACTTATATTGGTTCTATTGAACCACAAAAAATCAATAGTTACATTTATGATGAAACTAAGAATAAAATGGGTGTTGACGAATTGACATATATTCCCGGTCTATTGAAAATTTTTGATGAAGTTATTGTTAATGCAATTGATCATGCTATGCGACTTAAAGCCGAAGAAGAAAAAGGTAAAGCAGATATCAAACATGTCAAAAATCTTAAAGTTACTATTGATAAAGTTACGGGAGTAATTACAATTTTAAATGATGGCAATGGAATTGATATCAGAAAACACGGTAGTTATGGCAATCTTTGGGTTCCGGAGCTTATATTCGGCGAATTGCTAACTTCAACCAATTATGATAAAGGAGAAGAGAAAATATGGGGGGGTAAAAATGGCTATGGGAGTAAATTAGCTAATATATTTTCAAAGGAATTTATTATTGAAACTGTTGATCATTATAGTAAGAAAATCTATACACAGCGATTTAGTAATAATATGACAGAAAAAGAGGTTCCTACTGTTAAAGCATGTAACAAAGCTCCATATACTCAAATTACATTTACTCCTGATTATGAAAGATTCGGTATCAAAAAATTAACTGATGATATTTATAAATTATTTCATAGACGTGTTATTGATGCGTGTGCTACAACACACAAGGATGTATCTGTTTACTTTAATGGCGAAAAGCTTACTATTAAAGACTTTGAAAAGTATTGCGAATTATTCTTGGATAAAAAAGAGCAACCTTTCGTATACGAATCATCAGGGCATCGATGGGAAGTTGTAGCATCAATATCATCATCGGGTTCATTTGAATATTTATCATTTGTCAATGGTATTAATACAATTAAAGGTGGGAAACATGTTGAATATATCACGAATATGATAACAAAAAACCTTGTTGATATGACACTTGCAAAGAAAAAGAAGGCTGTAAAATCTCAACATATCAAAGATAATTTGTTTGTATTTGTGAAGGCACTTATCGTAAATCCGAGTTTTGATTCGCAAAGTAAAGAAACACTTACTACACCAGTTGCTAAGTTTGGTTCAAAATGCGATCTTAGTGATAAATTCTTTGATAAGCTTTACAAATCAGGAATTGTAGACAAGGCTTTGAGTATTACAGAGTTCTATGATAAAAAGAAACTTGTAAAGACTGATGGTAAAAAAATATCTCGCATTATTGTTCCCAAATTAGACGATGCTAACTTCGCGGGTACAAAACAAAGCTCTGAATGTACGTTGATTCTAACTGAGGGTGATTCGGCTAAAACTATGGCTATTTCTGGGCTAAGTGTAATTGGGCGTGATAAGTACGGTGTGTTCCCATTGCGTGGTAAAATTCTAAATGTCAAAGATGCTACTCTGCAAAAAATATCAGATAACAATGAAATTACTGCTATCAAAAAGATTATGGGATTAGAGCAAAATAAAAAATATACTGATGTAAGTCAGTTGCGCTATGGTTCTATTATGATTATGACAGATCAAGATCATGACGGAAGTCATATCAAGGGGTTGATATTCAATATATTTCAAAGTATGTGGCATGAACTCTATGAGATTTCTGGATTTCTAACATCTATGCTTACACCTATCATTAAAGCTACAAATACTAGAAAAGAAGTAATTGAGTTTTATAATATGACCGATTACGAGCGTTGGTTGGAAACAAGTGAAGCGAAAACTGGTAATTGGAAAATCAAATATTACAAGGGATTAGGTACTTCAAATGATCAAGAATCGAAAGAATATTTCAAACAAATGAAAAAGGTAACCTATATGTATGATGAAAATGCAGATGAAGTAATTGATTTGGCTTTTAATAAAAAACGAGCCGATGATAGAAAATTATGGCTTCAAGATTATGATAAAGATAGGGTATTAGATTACTCTAAAAAGAATGTTGATTATAAATCGTTTATTGATAAGGAGCTTATTCATTTCTCAAACAGAGATTTGCAACGTTCTATTAATCATATATGCGATGGTTTAAAAGAAAGCACACGTAAAATTTTGTACGCTTGTTTCAAGAGAAAACTTTATACTAATGAAATTAAAGTAGCTCAGCTATCGGGATATGTAAGTGAAGTTTCTGCATATCATCATGGCGAGGCATCTCTGCAACAGGCCATTGTAGGAATGGCGCAGATATTTGTCGGAACAAATAACATCAATTTGTTAAGTCCAAATGGTCAATTTGGTAGTCGTTGTCAAGGTGGTCAAGATGCATCATCTCCGAGATATATTTTCACATTGTTATCTAAACTTACTAGAATGATTTTCAAAGAAGAAGATAATATCATATTAAAATATCAAGATGACGATGGACAACAAATTGAACCAGAATATTACATTCCTATTATTCCTATGATTTTGGTAAATGGGGGAATCGGTATTGGAACGGGATACTCGACAAATATTCCTCAATATAATCCAAGTGAAATTATTGATACTTGCAAATTAATTTGTAATGTAATTAAAAGTTCAAAGATTACTGTTAAAAAAGAGGAAGATTTGGAGATGGTTTATGATACACTTAGTGTTTTGGAATTGGATAATATGATTCCGTATTATCTAGGGTTCAAGGGAACTATTGAAAAAGCTGAAAAGAATTCTTATATTAGTAAGGGTGTATATAGATGGTTGGACGACCAAACTGTTGAGATTACAGAATTACCTATTGGGACATGGACAGAAGATTATAAAGATTTCTTAGAAACAATGATTACAAGTGGATTGAATAACTTGAAATATATTGAAAATCATTATACATCTAAAAATGTAAGATTTGTATTGCATTTTAGTACAAGTGTTAAAGCTAAGATAGAAGGCAAATTTGAAACTCTATTTAAATTGGCTTCTAGTAAGAATCTAAGTATTAATAATATTCATTTGTTTAGCAACGAAGGAGCTATTCAACGTTACGAATCTACGAGTGAAATTATTAAGGAGTGGGCAGAAACTCGGATTCTAAAATACTTTGAACGTAAAATGTATCAAATTAAAATGATGGAAAAAGATGCAAAGGTTCTCAGTAATAAGATGCGATTTATTCTTGATGTAATTGCGGGAAAAATTCAAATCATGAATAAGAAGCTTGTTGATATCGTAGCAAGACTTGTTGAATTGAAATATCCACCAATTGATACGGAAGGTGATGGTGATGACACTGAGGATGATGAAGTGTCAAGTAAAAAAATACAACAATATAACTATCTTCTTAAACTACCGATTTCGCAACTAACCTATGATAGAAAGGTAATACTTGAAAAAGAATTGACAGCATTGGAAGATAAATTGAAAACTCTTAAAGATACTAATATTGAAGACTTGTGGTTAAATGATCTTAGTGAGTTAGAAAAAGCATGGATTCAAAACAAAGAATATATCATGACAGATTATGAAAATGACTTGAAAGGCATTGTTGAATCCAAAGTAGCCAAGAAAAAGAAAAAATGATTATAAATTATTTATTATTTAATATAAATGACAGATTATAAAATACAAAAACCTTTTTTAAAATGGGTTGGTGGAAAAACGCAAATTATCGATAGTATTATTTCAAAATTGCCTAACGAAATTAATAATTATCATGAACTATTTTTGGGAGGAGGTAGTGTTTTATTTGCTATATTATCATTACAAAAGCACAATAAAATTTTAATTAAAGATAAAATTTATGCTTATGATATCAATGTTAATCTAATTAATATGTATAAAGATGTTCAAAATAACAAAGATGAATTATATAAAATACTCAAATCATATTATGACAAGTACGATAGTATTACCGGTAGTATAATTAATAGAAAGCCAAAAACAATTGAAGAAGCACAAACTTCAAAAGAAAGTTATTATTATTGGCTTAGAGATAAATATAATAATATAGATAAAAATACTGTTGAATGTTCAGCACTATTTATATTAATAAATAAAATATGTTTTAGAGGAATGTATCGCGAAGGACCTAATGGATATAACGTGCCTTATGGACATTATAAAAAAACACCATCATTGATATCTAAGAAGGAACTTGATGATATAAGTAGTTTAATTAAAGATGTAGTATTCAAACATAATGGTTTTATTGAATCAATAAAGAATGTTAAAGATGGAGACTTTGTATATTTAGACCCACCATATGCTCCTGAAAATTCTAAATCTTTTGTTGGATATGTTGAAGGGGGGTTTAATTTAAAAACGCATGAATCGCTATTTGCAGAAATAAAAAAATTAGAAAATATTAAATTTATAATGAGTAATGCAAAAGTAAATATAGTTACAAATAGCTTTAAAGATTATAATTGTGAGGACATTGTAGCTAGACGGGCGATAAACTCAAAGAATCCAGGTTCAACTACAACAGAGGTAGTTATTTATAATTAACCATAAAATTAATTATATCATCTTTATATGTTTCGCTGTTGCCCCAAAAGTATTTAACATCATTAATATGTAAATATTCTAATTCTGATGTACAGTTTTTTTTAAACCAATCAGATAAACAATATATATATATAATTTTATAATTGGGAAATATTCTTGAATATTGCCATAATTTATAATGAGAAGATTGTACTTTTTCGCATACTGATCCACTTTTTTGCTGAAATTTCTTTTCAATTATAAATATATTCTTTAATTCTTCTTGTATATAACATTCATCAGGTTGTTTACAACCATGGCCAATTACCATATTCTTATCCACGCCCATATATTTAAATAATTTTGTTTTTTCTGCTTTAACAAATTTAATGGCACTATCATTAAAATAAATAATAGTGCCATGGCTATCATTTGTTTTTTTAATAATTGTTGTTTTATCATCTAAGTCAGTTAATTTTTCATATGATAATCCATTTTTGTTTGTGTTTAAACCACCAGCGCCAGTACCCTTATTCTTCTGTTTAGATTTTTCCTCCTTAGCTGTCTTCGCGGCTGCCTTGGCCTCCTCCTTGTTGTCATTCCAGAACAGCTTGCAATACTCATCAATATCCTTCTCTGTGTTGAGAGCATAGGGCATGTTATCGATGTAAGCCTTGAAGATAGCTTTGATAGTAGTCATTGGTAGCTTTAGGTTGCTTATTAGGGTACTGTAAGTGAAAAATAGGTATTGTCATTTTTTATACTTATACAAACAAATTTATTATCAGGATTTGTGGTATACCACTTAATTTATAAAAAAATATTAAGCCCCTCTAAAAATGAGTACATAATTTAATTTTCTTAGAGATTTTATAAACTTTTTATAATTTTAACCTTTTTATTAATTATGTACTCAATAAAATATACTCTATATCTCTCTCTCGTTAGTTTTGTTATACATACTAATAATGTATTTAGGACTAATATTAGACATATGAATATCTGTCGGGATTACTTGCTTAAACATCTTTGTTTATCAGTATGATAGTAAAATATAATAGCATATTCAAGTTTTAATTTCCTTTTTAAAAAATTCTTCCAAATTTATTCTTCGTCAAAATATCCTGATATTGTTTCAGTATTGTTAAATTGAGAATTTTCAAAAAAACTTGCCGATTGATATACTAACATTACATCATCATATTTACTATGTTCGCCTATTGGATTTTTATTTGGGTCATTCATATCAAGTTCTAAAATATATTCAATTTCTTTTATACTTGTATTAAAATGATTTGCTAATTTAGCATAATGTAAATAAATTTTAACTTCTGCTATAATTTTACAGCGATTACATAATTTATATTTATGAAATAAATTCGTATCCTTTACTATCTTACAAACTTTACAGCGTCTTTCAGGCATCTAATAGTAATTATTGTTATACTTTTAAATACTAAATTAAAGCTATTCTTTATTTTTTACATTGGAGGTAATTCAATATCATTTTCCATACATATATTATATATAGTAAGATAGTCACAATGATTATCATTTTCAATTAAATATGCTAGGCATTTTTTTACATCAACATTAATATCAATTGTATTAATATATTCTACAAGTTCTCGGGATTCGTTGCTTGCAAGAGTAGTAGAGTCAAGTGTATCAATTAATTCGTCCATTTCTATCTTATATATTATACAAGATTATCATTTTTTTATTTAAAAACATATAAGGATATAATGTTATATATAGATAACAAGGAAAGCATTCCTTGTGCCTTATTTTTACATTAAATATAGCCTTAGTGGCGTATGTCATCGTGCCCGAGCGGTCTAAGGGGACAGACTTAAGATCTGTTGTGCATAAGCACGCGCGGGTTCGAACCCCGCCGATGACATTAGTTTACATTGCTATATTTAAAAAATAATATTACGATTGTTAATCAAAATTTAGAGATAAATATGATCTTAATTATTAAAAATTGATAACTCTATGTTGATGACACATATCAAAAACAGAAGTCAATCATGTCCGATTCTAGTGCTATCATAGCTGCAAGAAGGGAAGAAGTTGTTGCTGCATATTCAAATGCAGTAGCAAAAAATAAGCGATGCTTTCTCGAAGGCGATGATATGGCGACGTCAGAATATATTTATCCAAATCAGATATTTGATGCCAATAATATAGTAGATGAATTCTACAAAAATAAAAATCGTGTTATTAGTGTTCAAAAAAAGACCAAAGTAGGAGCTGATGGATTAATGATAGAAATTGCTAAACTTATGACAACTCACATTGATGATGATTTTGTAGTAAATCCTACAAATGTAAGAATAATTACTGGGATGAGTAATGTAAGTTGGGAAAAGGAAATGATTGATAAAGCTCCTAATTGTTTTGAAAAAAATATTTTCCATCATGGAAAACTAAAATCATCGGATCTTAAAAAAATAGTAATGGTCTAATAATCATTGATGAAATTGATACTGGTGACAAAGAGTATCAACTTCTTCATAAAACACTAAAAGAAGCTGGTATATTGGATGTAAAACATATGGAAGAACATAATAATCATTTTGTTTTCATCAGCGCTACGATGATTAAAGAACTTTATGATTTATATAGATGGGGCGAATTGCATGAAGTTTATAAGATGACTATTCCAAAATCATACATTGGACATAAAGACCTTCTTGAAAAAGGCTTTATTAAGGAATTCTATCCTCTTAATACAAAAGATAATGCTGAAAAATGGATAAAAGAAGATATTATAGATAATTATGGAAATGATTACAGAATTCACATAGTTCGCATTAATCAAAAAAATAGTGAATTAGTACACGATGCTTGTATTCGCAATAGTGTCTTATTTATAAATCATACTTCTACTGATAGAATTAAACATGACGAACTTGCGAAAATGTTCAAAGAAGAACAAAAAGAACATATTGTTATTGCTGTAAAGGGATTCTTTCGTAGAGCAAATCTTATTCCAAATATATGGAAACTTCGCATTGGCGCTACACACGAATCCTGGACAAAAACTATCGATTATAATGTTCAAATACAAGGCCTTACAGGACGTATGTCTGGATATTGGCGCGATGATATTGAAAATGGTCATAAAACAGGACCGCATAGAACCTCTATCAAAGCAATTAATGAGTATGATAAGATCTATGAAGATCCATTTGGTGTTAACTCATATGAATGTGCTGGTTTTAAGAAAAATAAAGGTAAAGTAACAACGAAACCTACTATGCTTCATGTAAGAAATATCAATAATTTAGATCCTATTGATTTGCCGATTGTGTCAGAAGAAGAAATCGACATCAATACATATAGGATTTATGAGAATGAAGATAATGTTCGCGAGGTTTGTAAAATTCTTGGATATACATACAAAAAAATAAAAGCAAATGCACAAGGTTTAATAGAGACATCACTTAATAAAAAGAAAAGTGTAGCATCGCTTCGGGAAGCCGTTAGCAAAGTACCAACTGCATATGGTACTAATAATGGCGTTATTACATACAGAACTTACTATCCGTGCTATGTTGATATTACTGATAATACTTCACTGAGATTTGTTGTCATTATTCGCCCTGGTATTGATGAAAATAAGTTAAAAGAATGCGATGAGAAATATCCCAGCATACCATACGAATAAATTATATAATTTACTAATTCATATTTTTTAAACAGTTAAAAAATCTCTAACATATATGTTACATAATCGTGAATACCATAGGCCTCAATATTATCTGATGATATATGATAGTACCATTTGAAAGGTATTATAAGAGCCATATTATTCAATTTAATTGTTGATATTTCTGCCGATGCATCTGGCAATCCATGTACAGTATTTGTTTTAGGATTACATAATGTAACCTCGCATGGTTCTTTGGAATATACTAATAAATATTTAAATTTGTTACGTTGCCAAGACTCGGTAAATGTAATGTTATTTTTTATAATATTTTGTAAAAACCAATTATGTAATAATTTATTCATATCATTAATTTTATCATTTATAACTATTGGTTGTCTTTTATATAATAAATCAAAATCAAAATGAGTTACATTTGTTTGGTATATTGAGAATTCATTATCAAATATATAGTATAATGAAGAATATATTATTAATATTATAATTAAAACATATAAATAATCGTACATGTTTTAATATATGATAATAATAATTTTAGCTAAATATAAACATATAAATAATATATTTTATAATTAAGAATGAATGACGCATTGAAGAGTGTAAAACTACAAAATGCAAGACTAAATAAAGACCTACAAAAGCGAGCAGAACAACGCAAAATAAAGAAAATAGAAAAAGCTGCTGTGAAAGAAAGAAAAAAAATAGAAAAAGAAGAAAAAAAACTAAAAGATAGAGAAGAAGGCAAACTTACACGCACCCAATCTGTTAAAAAATATGTTACCGATAAAGCAAATAAAGCATATTATGGTAATTTTCAAGAAAAATATATAAGTATATATGGTAAAGGAAACTCTGATAAAAATGCTAAATACGGTACAGTATGGAAACAAATATATAGTGTTAGAAAAGATTATGTTGACAATGATGATGATAATATGGAACAAGATCAAATAAATAATAAACTTGAACAAGCGGGAGTGAATGTGGAAAGTGTAATTGACCCTGAATCTGCTGAACATATAAAAAATGGTGAAATAAGACAAAAAAATATTATAGGTAAAGATTATATTATAATACCTTACAAAAATTCTAATCTTATTTATGATTTATTAATAAAAGGAGAACTTGATGAAAATACTGTTCCTGAAGACTATAATGTAAGGGAATTTGAGGAAGGGGAATACATAATTCAAGAACAAATTGAAAAAGGCTTAATATATTACAATTTCTATATTCCTGTTGTTATCAAGGAACATGTAAGATTTGCTAAAATAATGAAATATCATCAAGATAAAGAAAATTCAAATGAAAAAGAAAGGAAAAAAGCAGAAAGAGATGCAAGAATTGAAGCAAATAATAAAGAAAGAAATGATATCATTGATAAATTGGATGAAATTATGAAGTCTATTAACTCAGTCAATGATATACTAGATGACAATGAATTATTATCATTTCCTCCTTGTAAAAAAATATCACAAGCATATTGTTATATACATCCAATTAATGTAATACTATATGATAAAACAATTGAGTACGGATTAATATGGCGAAAAAACAACAATGTATTATCCAATGCTGATATCGTTTATGTTAATATTAATGATTTTTTTGGAGAAAAAAATACTGATTCGCTGGATACATTTAATGTTTTTTTTAGAGAAGCAAAAGAAAAAAGTGAAGATAAAGATTTAATAGATTTGTCAAAATATGAAGAAATTGTTAAATTAACAAAAGAACATGATTTTTCACAAGGAAATATATATTATCAAAGTGACGACGGTTCTACTTATGTGTGTGAACCTACAAAATTCGATTACAAATATAAACAGGGGTCATTTGATAAAGAAGAGTATTTTAAAACACTTCACATTAGTGGTAATTTGAAAAATGATAAGGAAAACATAGAAGCATCGCAAAAAACATTAGATGAGAATATTCTTAAAGTGATAGACGAGGCAGGGAAAAATATAGCGTTTAATAAAGTGAAAACATATGATAGGCAAAAAGATTCTGATGCACTTACGCAACAAAACCAGAACAATGCAATTTATTGGTTATCCTATGTATTTATAGGTTATTTAAAATATATACAAGATGTTTTTTATGCGGGAATAAAGACGTTATTTAGTTCGAGGTGGAATAATGTAATGACAGGATTTGTAATATTAATATTTATTATCATATTAATTATAGTTGGAATTAGTGCCGGAGAAGAAGATAAAAACGAAGGTCCAAATAAAAAACCAAAAGAAGAAAATAAAGACTTTTTAGCAGTTATAACATCTATACCCACTGATATGAATAATATTTATAATAGTGCAATAAAATTATCATCAGATGTCGGCAATATGATGTCAAATAGTAGACGTACTGTAAATGATATAGCAGACGCAATTACCGGTGATGATAATTCCGACGATATAGATAGGCCTTATATCGATGATGGTAGAGGTGGCGATAATTTCATACATTTCAATAATGGTATAAAAGTGGATAGTATATATTCAATGAATGCAAAGCAAATTGATCCGAGAATTAATAATATTAATTATGATAAACAACCTCAATTGGAAACTATCAATAATACCATAACGCTTGACGCGAAGCACGTTTCGGTTAATGCCGGTGAGGCGCAAATGTTTGTGCCCGATTGTACATCTAATATTTATTATTTTGATAATAATTGTAAATTAATTGAGCATGATCCTGACAGTAAAGTAGTAATAGATAAAGATTCAGATTACGAACAAATTAAAATTAATGATAAAACTAAATAATCTAATATACTTTTAAGTAAGAGCTAATAAATGAGCGAAGTGGATAAATGTATAGATGTACCAATTACAGGACAAAGTGGGAAAGCCGCAATAGATAGCCAGGGAAATTTATTAGAATATAACAATATAACAAAATCTTGTACAATTGGTGGAAAACACTTGGGGGAAAATTTAAAAATTGTTAATAAGAAATTAGAATATAAAAATAAGTTTTACAAAAGTCTTCCAAAGAAAGCACATTGTAATATGTATGGTATTGAAAAATGGCAGGACTGGTTTACAATACCATATTACTTCATAAATAATAAATATCAGCAAGCGACAAATGAAGAAAATAGAAGAGGGTCTTATTCTGTTTCAACATGCTATAAATATTGTGATGGTAAATATGTAGTAAAAAAAAATATAGATAAATGTGAAAGTATTAATACATTTGAAAGAGGAAATTATAAAGAATTATTAATGTTTGACCCCTTTGCTATAATATGTATAATATGCACTAAAAATAAACCAGAACTCTCTTATAATGAAGACACTGTATTAGAAGGAAGCTATGTATACAATTTAAAACATTTTGTACTTCCCGATAATATTGCAAAGTATATTGAAAGGACCTTAGTAAATAATTTAAAATGGGAAAATGTTGGTCAAACAAAGCCAGCCACCGGCAAAGAATTGCAAAATGCTAATCTAAGTAGCGCTTTGAATAGCAAAACTGAATTCACGCAACAAGAGTGGAATAACTTTGGTATCATAAATCTTGACAATGACAACTATATCAATGTAGGCGGCAATTACTATAAACCAGTAGACCTCATCACTACTGAGCAGAAAAAAGCTGCACACGACGATATAAATACGAGCGTAACAGCAGCATATGAGTTAATATTAAAATATATTCGCGATATAGTGTCTAATAAAGAACGTAATGATATTTCAATAAAAAACAAAATAGTTAATGATATCAATCGTTTCTATGATTTATTTGATTCTCGCGACAAATATTATATAGAATATTTAAAAAAAATAAAAGCAACGGATAGTCCCGGTTTTGGCAATTACCAAGGTGCAAGATTTGCTTACAAATTAGCACAACACTTTAAAAAGAATAATGCTTCAGATGCTACTTATGGTATAGCTATCAAAAAAATAGACGGTCAAGAATTCAGTGAGGAGAACGATGAGCAGTTTGTGAAAAAATATATTAGATTCATGCTTATTTATTGTTGTAATTTGTGTTTTAGCGATAAGTATTTACTAAGAGAAAGATTGGAAAATTTTTCAATAATAACAGAACAAGAAAAGCTAAAAGAAAAAGACGAAACCGGGTTAATACAAACTGGTAAATACGAACCAATATCTGAGGAGGAGAGTCCCAGAGAGCCCAATGAATATTCTGCCACAAATACATTCAATATAAATAAAGAGGAAATAACAGTATTTGAAGAATATAGTTATGTATTTAAATATTTTAAAAATATATCAATTTTGGGACCATTTTTATTATTATTATTAATGATTATATTTTTAGGGTACTTCATATTAGATAGAACTTTATTGTTGGGAAGATTTCTAACAGGTGTTAATTATATATATTTATATGTTGTTAATTTGCTAATGAATCTAATGTTTTATACGGCAACGAGTATAATTTGGGTATTAGGGGCTGTAATAATTAACCCAATATTTACGTTTAGTCTTAAAATACCCTATATATTGTTTAATATATTTATTATGTTTATAATATTTATTGTTATTTCTATGATACCTGGTCTAGAATTTGTAAAGGATTTAGCATTTATGATATTAGAGTTTGTATATATTTTAATTGTTCAATTGGTAACGCTTTTTTTTCAATTAATATTTATTATGGCATCTTACATTATGGTTTCAGTACCAGTGACAATATTTATAGTATATACAATGTATAAATTAACATATCAGCAAATAGGTATTATAACAAGCCCTCATGTGGATTTTAACCCATTTATATCAAGTATTATTATGATATATTTTAGAAAAATGAGAAATGAATATTATATAAACATTATTGATAATCATATTAAACTGGTTGAACAATATGATAAAAATACAACTAACTAAGCTACTTGCAACACTCAGACTTGCAAGAATTCTCTGTTAAGATATAACTGTAATAACAATCAACGTAGTTATTATAGGCATCTGCTTTGCTCATTCCTTTAATACTATTCCACACATCCCATTTTGAGCATTCTTTCATATAAACTGACCATGGTCTGTTCTTATTACAATCACCTACTGTTGCTTGTTTATAGTATTTATAAAATTCCAATTTAACCGAATCGGGTAAATTGTAATCATCAAGATTTATTTTTTCGAGTTCTTTCAATACTTCGTTAAAAGATAACCTTTTTGTCATTTTAATAATATATATATATTGTTCTTATATAATGTTATTTAAGAATTATGTATATATATATTATGAAGTAGATAATGATAATAGACGACTATCTTGATTATTCAAAACAATACAAGGAAAAATATGGTGAAAATTGTGTTATTTTGATGCAAGTAGGTTCTTTTTTTGAAATATATACAATAACAGATAACATAATAGATAATGAAGTATTCATAATAGCAGATTTATGCGGAATTCAAACATCGCGAAAAAATAAGACTATACGAGAAGTATCGCGTTCAAATCCCATAATGGCGGGATTTCCTTTACATTCAATTTCAAAATTTACACAAATTTTATTAAATAACAATTATACAATTGTATTGGTAGAGCAAGTAACTGAACCACCGAATCCAAAACGTTCTGTAACAGAGATATTATCACCGGGAGCAAACATCAATATATCCAATAAACAAAGTAATTATATGATGGTCATATTTTATGAGATTATTAATGGCTTTGTAATTGCGGGTATATCAGGTATTGATTTGTCAACGGGTAAAACATTTGTTTATGAAGTTGGGTCAACAAAGCAAGATCCGGAATTTGCATATGATGAAATTTTTAGATTTATAAGCACATATAATCCGATAGAGTTAGTTATTTTGAGCTCACCATTAAAAGAAGATGAAAAGAAGACAATTTTGAAAAAGCTAAATATAAATAAGATTCTCGTCCATTATAAATGGGAAAATTGCGAATACATTAATTTTTTCAATAGTATAATAAATCAAAAGGAAATTTTGGGAAAAGCCTTTTTTATTAAGAAGGGTTTAATATCTATAATAGAAATGTTAAACTTGGAAAGATTTACTATTGCAAGATTAGCATTTTGTTGCCTATTACAATTTGCATATGAGCACAACTGTGATATTATTAAAGAATTACAAGAACCTGAAATATTTGAAAACAGCAAAAACATGACAATAGAATACAATTCTGCTGTTCAATTAAATATTCTTAGATTGTATCAACATGATAAGCCACTTATAGATATATTGAATAAATGTATAACCGCATTTGGGGCGAGAACATTTAAAGATAAATTATTGCTCCCCATGACAAACATTAAAAATATTAATAAAGCATATGATGATATTGATTTTCTACTAAAAAATAAGAGATATTATAATATTCGTAAATATTTATCAAATATTATTGATTTGGAACGTATTAAAAGAAAGATGGTATTAAATAAAATGGCACCGCAAGAATGGGTTATATTTAATGAATCATTGGAATCATCACTAAAAATTTATAAAGAACTGAAAATAAATGAAGCGAATATTACATTTGATGAAATGGAATCAATAATAAAATCTTATGATGATATTATTGATTTAGATAAAGCATCAAAATATAATTTAACAGATAAAAACACTATGGGTAATTTTTTTAAAACAGGTATTTATCCAGAAATTGATGATTATGTTAATAAATCCCATGAATCTTATAAAATAATTGAAAACATATCAAATGAAATTATTAGATTGGGAACGAATGATACGACACAATGTAAAATTGAAAATAACGATCGCGAAGGATATTACATTATGATAACAAAAAAGAGATATGATACTGCTAATAAAAAGAATAAGAAACTAATGAATAGTTTTAACATAAAATCAATGGCTGCATCTCAGAATTATAAAATAACAAATAACTCAATTATAAAAGCGTCAAATGATATTATAGCATATAATGATAAAATATCGCAATTAGTTTCATCGAATTATACTAAGTTTATTGATAATTTTATAAATAAGAATAATGAGTTATTAGATAGTACTATTAAATATTTGATAAGAATTGATATAGCGGCGTGCTGTGCTAAGAATGCTTGTGAAAATTGTTATGTGAGACCAGTAATAGATGTGGAGAAAACGCAAAAAGAATCGTCGTTTATATGTATAAAAAATATGAGACATCCTATCATAGAAAGAATTCAAGACGACGTAGAATATATTGGAAATGATATAGAACTTAATGAAGATGGCATATTATTATATGGTATAAATGCTTCTGGTAAATCTTCATACATGAAGGCAATAGGTCTAAATATAATTATGGCACAGGCAGGTATGTATGTAGCCGCTGATGAAATGCGATATTATCCATATAATAGTATTTTCACAAGAATATCTGGTATGGATAATATTTATAAAGGGATGTCCAGCTTTACTGTTGAAATGACTGAATTACGAAATATACTCCAACGATGTAACAAATACAGTTTGGTAATTGGAGATGAAATATGTTGCGGTACAGAATCTATATCTGGTATATCAATTGTAGCAAGTGGAATAGATACTTTAATTAAAAAGAAAGCTTGTTTTATATTTGCATCACATCTCCATGAATTAACTAAGATATCTTGTATATCCAAACATATCAAAGAAAAGGCGCTAAGTGTTAAACATATACGTATAACAATTGATGATAAAAATAGAATTATTTATGATAGAAAAATGCAAGACGGGCAAGGGTCTAAAATTTACGGGATAGAGGTTTGTAAATCACTTGATATGCCTTTTGAATTTATGAAAAATGCTGAAAGAATTAGAAAAGAAGTTGATGGTATCAATAATGATATTGTTAAAAACAGAAAATCTAGATATAATAGTAATGTAATTGTTGATAAATGTAAAATATGTGATAAAGACGCCGAAGAAACACATCATATTTCTTATCAAGAGAATGCAAATGACGATGGGTATATAACATCATTTCATAAAAATGCCAAACATAATCTTGTGCCTTTATGCAAAGAATGTCATAAGAAGGAACACTCGGGAGATTTAAAAATAAAAGGATATATTGCTACTTCTGCTGGTGTGATTTTAGATTATAGTATTAATTAAAACTTATTTTTTTATTAATTTATATAAGCAAAATATATATATATATATGTATAACAGATAAATAAATGCGCGTATTAAAGAGAAATAACGAATATGAAGATGTAAGTTTTGACAAGGTGTTGATGCGTTTAAAAAATTTATCGTCTGACTTGAATATCAATGTATCGGAAATTGCGCAAAAGGTGTGTGTGCGCATATATGATGGTGTAAAAACATGCGAATTAGATGAATTAGCAGCTTATCTTTGTAGTAGTATGTCAATTGATAATCCAGATTACAGTACATTAGCGTCGCGCATTATTATATCTAACCATCAAAAGAATACATCTCCTTCATTTAGTGAAACCGTGGGAATTCTTTATGATAACAAGGATATTAATGGTGAACACTCGCCTTTAATTTCAGAAGAATTGTATGAGATTGTAAATAAAAATAAAGAGAAGCTAAATAATTACATTGATTATCAAAGAGATTTTCTATTTGATTATTTTGGTTTTAAGACGTTAGAAAGAGCTTATTTGATTAAAATTGATAAAAAGATAATTGAAAGACCACAGCATTTGTGGATGCGTGTTTCATTAGGTATTCATGGCAATGATATTCGCGAGGTATTGCAAACATATGATTTGATGAGTAAAAAATATTTTACACATGCTACACCTACGCTATTTAATTCGGGAACAAAGCGACCTCAACTAAGCAGTTGTTTTTTATGTAGTGTAAATGATGATAGCATCAGTGGTATATATGATTCTTTGAAAGAAATGGCATTGATTTCTAAATATGCAGGTGGAATAGGTGTTCATATTCATCAAGTTCGTTCCAAGGGTAGTCATATCAGGGGTACAAATGGAACTTCAAATGGTATTATTCCAATGCTTCGCGTATTTAATAATACTGCTAGATATGTTGATCAAGCAGGAAAGAGACTTGGAAGTATAGCAGTATATTTAGAAACATGGCATAGCGATATTGAAGCATTTTTGGAGTTGAAAAAGAATCATGGTAGTGAAGAAGAAAGATGTAGAGATTTATTTTTGGCACTATGGGTATCCGATTTATTTATGGAGCGTATTAAAGCTAATAAAAAATGGTCTCTCATGTGCCCCGACCAATGCAAGGGATTAAGTGAAGCTTATGGGGATGATTTTAAAATACTTTATGAAAAGTATGAAAGCGAAGGTAAATATATAAAGCAGGTAAATGCACAAGATTTATGGTTCAAAATTTTAGAAGCTCAGATTGAACAAGGCGTTCCATATATTCTTTACAAAGATGCTGCAAATAAAAAAAGTAATCAACAAAACTTAGGAACTATCAAGTCTAGCAATCTATGTGCCGAAGTTTTAATTTACTCTTCGCCAGAAGAGACAGGTGTATGTAATCTCGCTTCTATATGTTTACCTACATATGTTAATAATGGAGTATTTGAATTTGATAAACTACACGAAGTAGTAAAAGTAGCTGCTAAAAATCTAAATAAAGTAATTGATATTAACTTTTATCCTGTTGAAAAAGCAAGAGTATCAAATTTGAAACATAGACCTATCGGTATAGGCGTACAAGGCTTAGCGGATGTATTTATGATGTTAAAATATCCATTTGAAAGCGAAGAAGCTGCTGAATTGAATAAACAAATTTTTGAAACTATTTATCATGCCGCAGTGGAATCTTCTATGGAATTATCAAAAAAGAGAAATAATATTATAACAAATATTTTGAATAATAATAGCGAAGAAGATATTTCAAAATATGTTAATGAATTTGAATTAGATATCATCAAAACTAAATATATTGGCGCATATAGTTCATTTGAGGGAAGTCCAATTTCACGTGGTTTATTCCAGTTCGATTTGTGGGGAGAAAAACCAAGTGAAAGGTATGATTGGGATAAATTGAGAGAAGATATTAAATCTTTTGGAATTAGAAATAGTCTGCTAATTTCACCAATGCCAACAGCATCTACATCACAAATAATGGGATTTAATGAAAGTTTTGAACCATTTACAAATAATATTTTTCAAAGAAAAACTCTAAGTGGAGAATTCATTGTGATTAATAAGTATTTGATCCGAGAATTAATGAATAAAGGAATGTGGAATAAGGAGCTTAAAGATACCATTATTTTACACGAAGGAAGTATCCAGAATATTAAGGAAATAAGTAAAGAAATGAAGGAATTATATAAAACATCGTGGGAAATAAAACAACGTGTAATTATTGACATGTCAGCAGATAGAGGTAGATATATTTGTCAGACTCAGAGTTTAAATATATTTATGGAAGAGCCTGATTTTCAAAAATTGTCATCTATGCATTTTTATGGACACTCGAAGGGGCTCAAAACAGGTTCATATTATTTGCGAACAAAACCACGAGCGAAAACGCAACAATTCACGATTGATCCAGAATTTGCTAAACGGAAACTAAAATGCGCAGAAGATAATGAAGATAGTTGTGTATTATGTTCTGCATAATAGTTATCTATTAATATATTAGAAGCTATTGATAATGTTAAAAGGGGGGAATATTGAATTTCAACCACAACAGATGCAACCACAACAGATGCAACCACAACAGATGCAACCACAACAGATGCAACCACAACAGATGCAACCAGGTATTATAGGAACTGCATTAAATGATATAAAGGCGAATCAAAATGTATTAAATCCAATATACGAGACAACAGCTACAATAGGAATTGTTTACAATATAGTAGTTACGATTGTGGTATCTATATTGTTTGGAATATTAATATATGTTGGTTTTTATTTAAAAAATGCAGATATCAATAAGTCTAAAAATATATTAGGAAAATATAAAAATGTAAAATGCCGCGAAGAAATAGTAAAGGACAAAGATGGAAATAATAAAACCGTAAATATTTGTTATGCAGAAATAGTGTATTCCGTCGATGAGAAGGAATACATTAAATCATATAAAGCGTCTAAAATAGTCAATGAAAATCAACCAGTAACTGTACATTATGACCCAAATAATCCGAATGATTTTATAGTTGAAAAAACCACTTATTATTTTGGATTGGGAATGATTATTGTTGGATTTATAATAATAGGATTAACATGGTTATGGTTAATACTATCTATTGCATTTAAACCTGTTGCGGCAGCATCTGGTGTTGGTGCAATTGGCGATGCAATCGCATAAAAATCATTTAAAGAAATAATTATCTTATTTTTATATAGGAAAAAAATGGTCTATTCTAATTCGGGTTGTATCAATATATTTGATTTTGACAAAGTTGTGAAAAAGCTAAGAGCTTTTTTTGATAGCAAAGGCTTTATAGAGGTACACACACAAAACAGATTAAGTATTCTAGCGGCATGCGAGGATCCTAAAACAATAGCTACGTATGATTATAGTGATCAAGTTTGGCCTTTACCACAGACGGGGCAAATGTGGCTTGAATATGAAATGTTAAAAAATCCAGAAATTAACGGATGTTATTGTGTAAGCACGAGTTATAGAAATGAACCAAATCCTGTTCCCGGGCGCCATGATAAAATTTTTCCGATGTTTGAGTTTGAATTGAAAGGGGATATGGAAGATATGAAAAAAATGGAAATAGAATTATTGGATCATTTAGGATTTAATAAATTTTATAAAGATAGTAAATATCCAGAAGGAGATTATGTTGATATTGCTGAAAAATATGGTACAAAAGAACTTGAACATGAACATGAAGAAAGATTGAGACAGGATTACGGAGAAGTATTTTTCCTTAAAAATTTCCCAAATTATAGTTCACCTTTTTGGAATATGAAGCAAGCATCTGATAGTAAAGTTGAGGGCGGGCATGCTAAAAAAATAGATATAATAATTAACGGTATTGAAACAATTGGAAGTGCGCAAAGATCTTCTGACCCGGAAGAAATGCGTAAATTTTTCTATGAAATTAGCGATGGTGGTTATGCAAAAATCATATTTGATAAATTTTCCAAAGAGCGGGTTGAAGAAGAGCTAAACGAGTTTCTCGCACTTGACTTTTTTGAACGTTCTGGTGGAGGTATAGGAGTAACGAGATTAATAAGAGTTATGAAAGAAAACAAATTATTAGACTGAATCATTTTTTTTTTTATAATATATATATAAAAATAAATCGAATATAATATATATCAATGACTTCTAATTCCGATAAAGAAATGCTACTTAAACAAGAAAATCGTCTTACCATTTTCCCTATTCAACACGAAGATATGTGGGATATGTATAAAAAAGCGGTGAGTGTTTTTTGGACACCCGAAGAATTGGATTTGAGTAAAGATGTAGATGACTTTAATAAGCTAACTGATAATGAAAGGTATTTTATCAAACATATTTTGGCATTTTTTAGTTCAAGTGACACAATTGTAAATATTAATCTAGGTGAAAGATTTTTAAATGATGTACAAGTTTTGGAGGCTAAATTTTTTTATGCATTTCAAATGGCAATTGAAAATATTCATTCTGAAACATATTCATTATTAATTGATACTTATTTTAAAGAACCAAATGAAAAATTAGAAGCATTAAATGCTATTAATTATATGCCATGTATTAAACAAAAAGCTGATTGGTGTTTTAAATGGATTGAAGATGAAAACGCGGCTTTCTCGCAAAGATTATTGGCATTTGCTCTTGTCGAAGGTGTATTTTTCAGTGGTGCATTTTGCAGTATTTTCTGGCTAAAAGAACGCGGATTAATGCAAGGTTTGTCTTTTTCTAATGAATTAATTAGTCGCGATGAAGCTATGCATGTCGAGTTTGCTGTTCTACTTTATTCTAAAATTGAAAATAAGCTTCATCAATCAACAGTGCATCAAATAGTTAAAGAAGCTGTTGAAGTTGAAAAAACATTTATTAACGATAGTATTCCTTGTTCTATGCTGGGAATGAATGCAGATCTCATGTGCTTGTATATTGAATTTGTAGCAGATAGATTATTGACCCAGCTAAATTATGATAAAATTTGGAATTCAGCCAATCCTTTTCCTTTCATGGAACGTATTTCGATAGAATCTAAATCCAATTTCTTTGAAAGTCGCGTATCACAATATAGCAAAGCAAATGTGGGTGGTAATCAAGAACATTCTGAATTGCGCAAATTTAGTCTAGAAGCAGATTTTTGATATACTTAAAGATATTAAAATATATTTAGTTATGTCTAAATTATATTATGAATAAATTTTTCAATATTTTTAATGAAATAAAAAAACAAATTATATATATAATAAATGATGGAGATGTTGTTTATTCCCATAATTATATCACATGTTTAAATGAAATATTATGTGTACTAAAAAGTACATTATATAAAATACAGGATATATATTATAAATATATATTACATCCAAAATTAAAAAAACTTTAATATTTTTTATGCTATTTGTTAAGAAATATCTTGTTGTGATAAACACAATTTAATTTCTCCCAATGAAGCAATCGTATATCTCAAAATTATTGGATAATTATTTTTAAGATATATTTCAACATTGTTTGATAAATTAGTACATTTAGTAAATATTGATAAATATTTGAGACTAAATATACCTTGGATTATTTCCTGGTCTTCACTTGTTTTTTTTATCGTGATTGATTGTGATTTTTCTGACCCTAATATTGTTTCTTGATGGCAAAAATCTCCTTTACAGCTTAGTGTTAATTTATCGCCAATATTTCTAAATTCAATAAACTCTGCTAAATTATGCATATCTCTAATAATTTTTTGCAAATAATTTGATGGCATATTAATAGTCGTATGAAAATCTACAGGTGGTATTTGTATATTCAAAACATCTATGTCCAATACCGATAATTTATAATTAGTTTTATAGTTTTTATCATTATTATCTATCGTTATCCCCAAATGATTAGGATCATCCTTCAATATATATAATGATAATATATCATTATTTGTAATTGTTTTAATTAAAGCATGCAATCTTAACATGTTAATGCCAACATATGTTTTCTTTGAACATTCATATATTTCAAATTTGTCAGCTTCTAATTTTAAATGTATTAATACAATATGTGTATTATCCATAGCAACAATTTTAATACCAGTTTCATCTATTTCTAAATTAACATCCATTAAAATCTCTTTTAGAGCATCTATAACTTGCTTAAATGTTGATGCCTGTATTGTTTTAATGTTTAAAATATATTCGCTATTATTATTTTCCATATCAATAATTAGTTATTAATAATAATTCCTTAAATAATAATATATAAATAATTATTCAGCTATGGCAAGCATTTTAAATTAATATCCGTTGGATACCCCCATGGTTTTAATAAAAGAACTATTATAATTAAACTTATAGCAATATTCAATGAATAATCATTTGCATTTAATAATGTTCTTATAGTTTCATATTTAAATGCATTAAAACGATCGCCATAAATATAATATAGTACTATATTCTTGTCAATTGATTTAAGAAATTCAGTATGATATATATTATAATATCTTTTTAATACTATATTGGCAAATGCAAATACTATTATTCCTGTAACTAAACCTTTAATAATAAATAAATCTCTATATGTTGTTTTCTTCGCGTCATTCATTAAGCTTGTAAATGATTTATTGTCATCAATGCCTTTAATAGCATACTCTCCCATTTTTTGTAAATAAGCTCCATATTTTTCATGCATTTTTTTGCCGTCTTCACAATTCTTTAAAAAATCCTTTGTTAGCAATGATGTTAGTAGTACTATATCCATACCTTTTTTTTCTTCAACATTCGTATGATAGTTCCGTGTATCATCCTCACCAAATGGATTAATAGCTCTACCAAAATTAGATAATGTGTCAAATATTGAATTAAAATTTGTTTGTAAAAAGTTTAATTCTTTATATACACACTTTATATCAGTAAAAAAATATTCAATATTTTTTATAATATAGTTAGTTAATATTTTTTCTATCCAATTGGTTTCAGGTTTTATATATCTTTTAATTTGATAATAAACTTCTTTGCCAACTTCTTTTTTCCCTTTTATATAATCGTTATCATCGTATTTAAGTAATGAGCTTTTCGCAGCATCATTAATTTTGTTGTCTATATCTTCTTTACTTACATTATTCAATTCTTCTGATATATTTTCTAAATCAATAGCCTTTCCTTTATTTTCTTCTGTAATACCATATGTAACTTTAATAATATTATATCCTCCTTTTATATTTTTTTCATCATCACTTATGTTACAATTTAGTAAAAATTTATGAAAAGTTTTAACTACATCTACATTTGTATCTATATTTATTTCACACAGGTTCTTGCAAAGTTGCAAAAATTCCAAACAGATATCATTTGATTCGTTAAAAGTAGTTAATTTAATTCTCGCGTAATCATCTTCATTATTAAAATTACTTTTATTTGTATTTTTAATAATATTTGTAAGAATAACCTTATCATCCTTATTTATTTTCATATATTGTGCAAACAAATAGCTTTCAAATGTTTCTTCTATATTATTATATTCCTTATACTCATTATCACCTGGATTATTGAAATTATTACTTATAATTGACATTGCAAATACAGAAAATATGCCTAGTATTATTATGTCTCTAAATTCCGAGTAAAAAGTATTTTCAAAAGGATTTACTTCAATTACTTCCCTTGCTATAAATTGACTAAAATACGTTAAAAATATCATCATAACATAAAGCGTAAATATCATTTTAAAAATTTTAAATGATATTGTATTAATATTTGTTGTCAATATGATATCATTATTATATTTAGTACAAGTTCCATTTACAACATATGAATTAGATAATATTTTAAATCCAAACATTGAGGATACTGGTATTATTCCATCCATTAAATTAACATCATTATCATTATCATACCATACAAATAAAGAATTATACACACAATTCAAAAATACAAGCCCAGCTATTATAAATGTAATAATTATAAATATTAAACTTAATTTTTGCCTGATAATTGTAAATTTATTCATTTTAAGTATAAATGACTTTCTTATTTACTATAATATTTTAAATTACACCATATATTGCGGTTTCAATTTCCCCCTTTGCAACTTTAATCCATTCAATAATTTTCTCAATTTTTGCTTTTAATTCAGGGGTGTTCGTATCGTAAGTTAACATAGAAAATAATATTATCAATATTACTGCAAAGTTTAATCCCATTTCAAGAGCCAAATACAAATTGAAAAAATATACTGGTGTAAAAAAATTTAAATTATTATTTGCATTTTTAATATTATCTGTAAATAATTCTATTTTTTTTTGTATCAGATGTTTCACATGCTCGTATTTATTTATCTCTTTACCATTACTATCTTTACAATTTTTTAAAATGTAATTATAAACTGTACTATTAATATTGTTCAATTGATTATTAGTTTGTTCATGATCTAATTTTTCATATAACAAAGATCTTAGTGTTATCGTATATTCAATATCTTTATCTATATCTTTATCACCAACTTTTACAATTTTCCCCAATATTAATTTATTTAATTTTATCAATATATATGGATCATCTTTGTTATTAGATACAAAGTAAATATAAATAATAATAATAAATAATTGTGATGCGAGAATCTTATCTTCATTGAGTTTAACACCTGGGTTTTGAAAAGTAGCTTCTGTCCCTTGTACAATATATTTAGCATCACATGTTATGTCAGGTCTGTGCGCATTCAAACATGTATTTATATATTCTTTTAAATTAAATAATTTATCATAATTACTAATATTAAATTTTTTGTTAACTACTAACATTTTTTTAGTAAATAATTCTAGTTGTGCTTTACTATCATTTACAAGGTCAGCAAAATCTATAATAGTTCCTCTTTTTTCTAGGGTTCCGATATGGGATAATTTTAGTAAATTTCCAATTGTTTTATTATAGTTACCCGAACCTGGTGTTGCCTCGTTAGCAGTAACTACTTCCGATTCTGCTAATTTTACTGCGTCGTTGGTTGTTTTTTTGTCGGCTTCTGATATTGCTGCTAATTCTGCTGCCCTTGCGTCATCTAATTTTTTTATGGCAGTATATAGCTTTTCTACGCTTGTTGTATTTATTGGCAAGACATCAATAAGCGTATTTACCTCACCTTGCATTTGTAAATCAATTTTAGTAATTTCTTTATACATACCATGAATTCTATCATAAACATTATCAATAAATATTTTTTTATATAATATACTGTGAAGAATACAATACAATAAAATTACTATTATAATAATTATCGTACTGAATTTTTTATTGTATACATATCTAAATATGTTAGTTGAATCAATCTCACTTATTTCATCGTCTTTAATTGTTGATAATAAATTTCCTACAAATGTATATATAATTTTAATAACAAATATTAGTAATATTATAAATAATACAAATAATACCATTTCATAAAATCTATTATTCAAATGTACGTATAAATCTGTGGTACTTGCATCATGTAACACATAACTATACCTTAATTCCCATAAAAATTTAAAAATGTTGTCAAAAAATCCCAAATCGTCATTTATTTTTTCATATTTACAATATACATTATCCTTAATTGGTGATTTTATATAAATGTAGTTACCAGGTTTATCATTTGCTATCGCATCTTCAATTTGTTTTTCAATATAAGAATACTCGTAATAATAAACTACGTCTTTAAAATCATTGTTTGCATCTTCACTATTCGCCAATGCTTCATCCTCTGCAACGGTGCTAGAATTGTCGTTGGCTTCTTTAAAATATTTATTAGTTTTATTAAATCTAATATGTCTTTTTTTATCCAATAAATAAACGTAATTTATTAACATATAATTATATATTTGGTCTAATTTAAAAAATGGTGAATTATTATATGTATATTCTCGTCTAATAGCATTAATACTGTATATACTATATAGCGTATAATTAATAATGGTAATTAATGTAATTAAAAATATCAAGCCAATTGCTAAAAATGTTATATAATAAATTATTAATTCAGAAGTATCATTTTCCATGATTATATTAATCCCTTAATTAATATCTATAAATTAATAATCATCGAACCAATTATCAAAATAAATAAAGTTATAATAAATGTTAATGTTTTATAATTATTAAAAAACCATTCTTCGAAAGTCGTATTAAACCAACCTGTTTCAATTCCAAAAAATATTAATGTAAATATTGATACTAAAAAGCCAGACATTGTAATAAATAACAACCAAATTTTATAATAAATTGTATTATCGTCATGATAATTATTAATATTTCTTGAATAATTTGTGAGTTTATTTTTAATATTATTATATTTTTCTTTTAAATCACTTTCTTTAATTTTATATTCTACTGCTTGTGTATTTATAACGATTCCATCACTGTAATCATATGGTCCTATGAAATATAACTTATTTTCAACATCCTCAAATTCGGGTAGTAAAGCATCTTGTTTATAATTTGTCAATAAATGATAAAAACACTTGTGGGTAGGCGGTATAAAATCTGATGTGGGTTTTAATGGATTGGAATTTATTCTAACTATTCCAAATCTGCTATCATAACTTACTATATATGTTATCATTAATCTTAATCGTTGCTTTACTGCTTCTTCTCCGTTACCCTCACCAAATACCGCATGCATCTTAGTTTTATCTGTCGGTTTATCAATTATATCATGATATTTTTTCAATTTATCTTTTAATGATAAGCCATCATTTTTAATTAATATTTTATATAAATCTGTAATTATATATTCTTCAAACTCTTCATTTATGGATTTCATATTTCCATACACTTCTTTGTCAACATTGTTGTAATTTTTAAAATAATTATACGTATAATACGATAATATAATTAACATACCAAGTATATATATAGATAAGTAATTCAAAAAATTGTAATCACTCTTATTTGTTAAATCTTTGTTATAATACTTACTATAAATAAGTAACTTAATTTCATTATCAATTCTAACATATGATAAAGCGTCTGCTAAATAATTAAACCAAAATATTATAAATAATACAAGATATATCACAAACCACGTTATTATTTGCCAATCTACAACTATACCATTTGTTTCAGATAAATCACAATATCTTTTATATAAACTATCATTATAAGGACTCTTGGTCATTACAGGTTCAGAAACCATATTATAACGACTTATTAGAAAAGATACTAGTTCTGATGTATTTAATAAAAATATAATTATAAATAATATAATAATAATAACCAGAAAAAAGTTATCTTTTGTCTTAGTATTGTCATTATTATAAATTCTATTAATTGTATCAACTATATCTCTAAAACTCATATATTACCTTAATATATATATTTAGAAAAATAATTAATTATATTGCTTTAAATATCCATAATAACAAGAATATACCGATTGGATAACTTATTCTTAATAATAATTCTTGGAAATCAGTTAATACATTATCTCCAATATACTTACTTATATAAAATGTTATCATTCTATCTATTGATATACCTAAAACAATTACTAACGAAAATAATGCAAGCTTAATAACCTCTCCTTTTTTCATATTCATTCTATCCATGAAATTATATTCCATTTTTCGTCTGGATTGCCCGTCTGATTCTTGTTTTTGAACAGGTTTTTGTTGTACCGTTTGTGCTTGCTGTACTTGTTGTTGCATCTGTTGTTGCATCTGTTGTTGCATCTGTTGTTGTTGCATCTGCTGTAACTGTTGCTGTTGTTGTTGCTGTTGTTGTTGCTGTTGTTGTTTTTCTTCTTGATCTACTGTATTTTGTGATGCCATTTTATGTAATTGTTGGCCAGATAATTGAGAAGAATACATACCCCCGTCTTTTGCACCCATTTGATCACCCATTAAATTATCCTCTTGACCATATAATAAGTTTAAATCAGTCATTAATACCCTACTTATATTAAAATAAATTTATTATTTTTATAAATAAATAATCTTTTAGTATAACAGATTATAATAATGAAAAATATTGATTATGAAATGATATTTAATTATATTTCATTAGTATTAGCTATATCTATTTTTATAATAATACTTTATACTTGTTATACAAAAAATAATATTGAAAAATTTGAAACAGAAAAGGTAACAGCAACTGGCAAAGCAATAATTGGCGGTGTGTCAAAAGTAGAAGTTACAAATGGTGGTTCAGGTGTTGAAGAAGGCACTACTATTGAATTTGATGAACCGGAAAATGGCGAAAAAGCAGAAGGAACAGTTACTATAAGTGATGGAAAAGTAACTGAAATTAAAGTGACTAAGAGCGGTAAAGGTTATACATCAGCACCAGGAATAAGATTGAAAGGTGGCGGCACTGGATTAGAAACAACTGTGACACTTGGTGCTTTATCTAATATAAAAATAACAAATCCAGGTAAAGGTTACGGTTCTGTTCCAACAATAGATATTGGCGACGCTCCCGCTGATGGTGTTAAAGCTGAACTAACAGCGATAGTTACAAATGGCGAAATAACAAGTGTAACTGTTAATAATGCTGGCGATGGATATAAAGCAGATTTCGATGTTACATTCCAAAGTCCACAAGAAGCTGAGGATGATAGTAATCCAATTCTCTCGCTTGGAGATAAAAAAGAAGAGGTCTTGGAACTTTTAGAAAAATGTAAAAAAATAGATGATGATAAAAAGGAACAAATTATAAAAAATATAAATGAAGGCGCATTAAAGAAATACGAAGTTGAAGAATTAATATCCATTTTAAATAATTAAATCAGTCTTCATCCGATACATCCGATTCTCCTGATGAATCATCAGACGATTCTTTATTAACAAAAATATTGTTATATTGTTGCAATTTCACCCCTTCCTCGCTATACATATTTTCTTTTTTCTTATAATCCATAATATTATCTCGTGAAAAATCTTCTTCTTCGTCATCACTATCGCCTTCAATTTCTTGCTGATTATATTGATATTCAATATAATTCATTTTATATTCGGGATTTAATATAGATCCTTGTGGAAAATTATTTTGCGTAGGTTCATAATAATATATTGCAAATACAATGTTATGATTTACTCCTTTAAAATCATATAATGTTCCCTTATTTGTTTCAAACCGCAATGTCATCTTTGATAGTTTTCCAATTGGGTGAAACTCTCTCACTGGTAATTTAGTAATACTTAATTTTTCACTATTAATACCTACGTTGTCTACCCTGAACTTTGCTAAACCTAATGAAAACTTTGAATATGATAATGACCCATATAAATGTGCTTCTATTTCCGGGCATTTCATTATTATGTACTTATTTCCTATAAAATAAATTATACCGGGCGATACTATTTTATATATGTCTACAAAACCATCATTAAATTCTTTTACAGGATTATCATTTAAATTACTATGAAAAATTCTATTCATATTATCATTATATTTATATATTTCTTTATAAACATATTTTTCCGGCGAGTCCCCGTTTGCATATAAATCAAATCCTAAATTCTCTGATATTGTTGATCTTTTCATATCTAGAATAAATGGTTTTTTAGAGTATATATCCAATAAATTAGTGAGTTCTGAAGGGTCTGAATGCTCTTTAAAACCTATCTCAAAATTAAATAATTCATCATAATTTGAAAAAAATGTTTTTAATGTATAATCACCTGGTGTTATGTCAATTTTATTAAAAACATCTTTATAATCTATTGTAACATGATAACCTGAATTAACAACGGTGTTATTTATTATAGTATCCATCTTATACCAAATTATCAAATTGCTAAAAATACTTGTATGAACATTGATTATACATTTTTTTAATTCCTCTTCATTAAGTACCTTATTATATATTTTGAAATCTTTTATATTAAGACTTGCGTGACTGGCTGTATCCCAGTCACCATAGCCCAATTCAAACTTTTTACCGATATATTTATCAGTATAAAAAACATTCTTAATACCCAACGATGAATTATGGTTCTTTGAAGAATCCGTTGTTGCATTTAAATATATTTGCCAAGTATTATTATCTGATATTGTCCATGCTACATGTGTTTCATAGCTCAAATTAATATTATTAATTATTTTTTCATTTGTTTCATTACCTATTCTAAAAAGTATATTATATATTTGTTGTTGGTTATTTTGTCTAATTAGTTTCACTATTATTGGTGCATCCTCGGATGTTTTAGGATTAATTAGGTGATTATATCTAAAATCTAATAAAGTATAAGAATTATCTGCACCAGTATCTGATTTATATGATGAAGATGCTTTTAATTTAAAACTTATAGTTATACCTTTGCTATTTCCTCCAATACCACCAGTATTATATATATTATACAAATTTACTACATTCTTAATATATGCAAACTTACGGTCTATAATTCTTAAAAAGGTATCCTCTATATTTGCATTATACACTTCAATGTCACAATTATTTGTATCATATACCCCATCTGTTATTAACACATCATCATCTCCTGCACCAATATAATAATATATTGAATTATTTTCTATATCAACATTATACATTGTCCTAGGTATACTTGCATCTATAATTTCCATTGCTATAATATTCCTAAATGGAGCACTAAATTCAATAACATAATTATTTGGATTCGGGTAAATAAACCTATCTCTTTCATTACTATCAACCAAAAATGTATACGTCTGTTTAATACTATTAGCTTTCAAATAGTTGATATCTTCAATAGACATCTCTTCTAATTATAATTGATATTCTTATGTTTTAAATACTTAGAAAAAAGAGTACATAATTAATAAAATCTCTTAAATTTATAAAAGTTTATAAAAATCATAAAAAAATAAAATTATGTACTCAAAATATAGTCTGTTTTAAAGTTTTACCTTTCCCCTTTATCTTTTTAATTAAGCTTTTTAATTTTGGAAAGTATTTTACAATAAAAATTGTAATATCGTCATCGTTTCTACATTTATATATTTTGAGAAACTCATTAAAATATACATATAATATAGTTTTATATACAATATAACAATAACAATTTGTTTTTTCAAACCATTTATTACATCCTTGATGGTCTAATACATTTTTAGCTAATTTTAAACTATGTTCTTTATCTTTTTTTAGTAACTGTTTAAAACTTTTACGAGTTTCCAATGAATAAAATATGGTGTTTAAAATACAAGCAAAAGTTTCTATAATTGCTTCATTTGGTATCAATATCTGATTATCACTTATATTACTTAATTTTTTTAATATTTGTAAATTATGAGGTTTCCATCCATCATAATGCATAACAGTATTGTGATGTAATAATTCATGTAATATTACTTTTTCATAATCTTGATATCTGACAATATATATATTATTACCATTTATGTATGTAAAACCACCATTAATATTAACTGCTTCAACAATGTTATTTTTCTTAGGAAGACTACGTTTACCGGGATACATTATTATAAAGTAATTGAAACTTTTAGCTATATTATATATTCTGGTTGTTAGATATACGCGATAAATACTTTTACATAATTGTTCTCTCTTTGCTTTGGTAAGATTACCTTTAAGTAATATGTTAAAAACTATATTTTTGTAAGTTATTTTAAAACATCTATTACAATTATTAAAATATTCCATGACAAAATCCCATCCAAAAAAACCATCGTTTGTAAGTAACCTTCCAACGGATTTAAAATTATCACAATGTGATTCTTTGATTACACATTGTTTAATATCAAAGTTATAAGCCTTTTTAAACGCACTATATAAATTATCTATGTGTTTAGGACAATTAATATTCATTATTTATGAAAAATTGCTTGCACTCCTTAATAATGTTAGATATATATTTATTTTTATCCTCTTTTAATTTTGTACCTATAAATAATAGTTTGGAAGATATTATATCTGATTTACTATTTACTGTTTCTGTTTTTTTAGCCCAAAAAATTGATCTTTCAATAAATTCTTTACATACTATGGTTTTGATTGCATGTTTAAGTTTTTCATTCTTTTTATCAATATACCACATATTATCTTCAAGATATTCCCATACATTATTTTCAATATATCTAAAATTATTTTTTAGAATTATATATATAACGTTTGCTATGTCATAATCGCTACAATTTGTAATACACCCATCGATTATATTATCCATTAAATATATAATATATATATAAAATAAATAATATAATGCTTATTTATAAAAATGTCAAGGATGATAAATGCGGTGTTGAAAGTTCAATGAGAGAATGTAATAAGGCTTTGAATCCTGATAATGATGAAAACTTTTTGAAATTTGAAAGATGTGTTAATTTAACCTTTAAAGAATATGATGAAAAAGATTATATGAATGATAATATTTTTTGCGAAGAGTTTGAAACTACTATTGATAATATTAAAATTGAAATCAAAAATAGAATAACTGGTATTCAGAGAGTTTATACGTTAGGTGATAAATTACCTCTACCCATATATGTAATGATAGCAAAGGTAATTGAACATGATCCCAATAATGAAGCCGCAAATATTATAAATAATTTTATAAATGAAATTACCAACACAAGTGTTAAAAACAAAATACAGAAGAATTTAAATAAATTAAAAAAAACCTCTTTGGTGAAATATACTTTTCAAGGTAATTATAAAATTGTAATATATATACCTAATTTAATGAAAATTAAAAAAGGAGAACATATGAATAAATACTCATTCTTTCCATCGCTTGAATCAGTATCTCAACAAAATAAATGGATGAATCTTATTGTTAGTAAAAAATCCATGTATTTTCGCGCCGTTAAACAAAATTCAGATTACATTAATGAAAAAATTGAAAATATAGGAAAAGATGAATATTGGTCTTCATCTCAAAGCAAACGAAATGAATATTTGGCAGAAGCTGATGTTAAAAATAAAACTAATTGGAAAAATGATTTGCTATATTACGAGTTAGAAAAAACTTGTTTAAATATGGGTTGCGTTTCGGATGTTGGAGAAGACTTAGAAGAATTAGTTCCCAAATATAGTAAAAAATCCGAAGATATGAATAAAAATTCATTAAATCATACTCCTTATTACCCGTCTAAATGTTTTCAAACTAAAAATTATAAAAATTATATGTTTGATGATAGTGGTGAAGGAGGAGAAGAAAAAAAAAGAGAATTTATTGAAAAAGCTATTAAATTTATGTCAGAAAAACTTGAATCGGATGAAAACGGGGGTACATTTGATACATTATTAAAAACATCTGTATCAGCAGCAAGAAATGAAATATATAATACATCGGGTAAAAAACCATTTGAATTTTCAAAAGATTTTAATAATAATATATTAAAAGATTTTGCAAGGCGTAATAATAATTTTCCTGGTGTTCCCGAAATGTCGTTTCGCCTTTATAGATTAAATGAAACAAATAGCGAATTTAAAAAGATTGTTCATTATATGCCGTGGGGAAAGGAGTGTGAGTTATTAACGCAAGAATATATACTCAATGAAGGTGAAGTAATAAGAATGGATGATGTTACAGTTGATAAAAAAACATTAAATACCAAAGTAAATCAAATGGCGCTAAAATCATTTAATGATACATTTAAAATTAAAATTAATAATAGTAATGGAAAATTATCTGTTTATAAAAATAACAATAATATAGGTGTATTGCGAGGTACTAATAATATTAATCTGAAAGATTATAATAATAGAACATTAAAATGCGAACTTAATAATATACATTTATACGGTGAAGACATACATGGACAAAATGATAATCGCGGAACTTTACAATTGACAATTAAAGATGAAAAGGCAAAAATACCATGCAGTATAATTGTTGATCCCAAAACAGGATTTTTAGTAATGTATGATTTAGGATTTAATGTTGTTAATTAATATGTATTATATAAACTTTATGGAAATATTTTATTAATAGATAATAAAACAATATATTAGGAAGTATGATTAGTAGCGAATGGGATATATTAGATTTATATTTTAAAGATCATAAATATCCATTTACAGGTCATCATTTAGATAGTTATAGAGATTTCATAAAATCCCAATTACCATATATTATAAAATCATATAATCCGATTACAATGATCAAATATGATGATTTTGATAATGTTATAATGAAAGTGGATCTATATGTTGGTGGAGAAAATGGAGATGAAATATATGTTGATAGGCCCACAACATATGAAGATGGTACGCCTAAATTAATAACACCGAATGATGCGCGTATGAGAAATTTAACTTATGAATCGCATATATTTGCGAAAATATTTATCAAAATAACTACACAAGATTCCGCAAAAGAATTAACTAAAACTTTTAATAATGTTGCTATTGGAAGTATCCCCATCATGCTTCATAGTGATATGTGCATACTTAAAAATCAAGGCTCTAATATTTTAAGAAAAATGGGTGAATGTCCGTATGATACGGGGGGGTATTTTATAATTGACGGTAAAGAAAAGGTTATTATAGCACAGGAAAAAATAGTAACAAATAAGCTATTTGTTTCAAAATTAAATGACGACGATGATGGGTTTGGATATAAAGGGGTTATAAGATGTGTTGCAGATAAAGGCGCATTAGCACCTAGATCAGTTGAATTTTATTATGTAGATAATCCTATTATTGATGCTAATATAGACGAAGATATCAAAATTAAAAATTCAACTGCAAAAGGATTCTTATACGGTTCTATACATGTATCTTTACCTTCATTTAATGGCAAAATCCCTTTATTTATATTATTTCGCGCTTTTGGAATAGAAAGTGATAAGGAAATATATTATACTATTTTTGGTAATAAACTCGATGAAAATGAAAAAAACTTCTTTAATGATTTTATTAGACCATCAATAATGAGTACTACATTCATAGATGGTGATATTGAATATAAAATATATTCACAAGAAGATGCTATTAAATATTTAAAATATAAGGTGAGATATGGAACGATAGAACATGTTAAATCTACATTAACGATGGATGTTTTTCCAAATATTCTAGATTTCAATAATAAAGGTAAATATTTAGGGTATCTCGTATTGCAATTTATAAAAACTGTTGTAAATGTACTTCCAATAAGTGATAGAGATAGTTATATATATAAAAGAGTTGATATTAGCGGATTCATGTTATCCGAACTATTTCAAGAAGCATATCAAAAATTAAGAGATAGCATAAGAAATACAATGGATAGTATGTATTATTATGGGTCATGGAAACAACAAGATAACTATGATAATTTTATAACAGAACATAACATTTATAAATTAATATCTGCAATGATAGTTACTGATACATTTAGTAAATCATTGAAAGGTAGATGGGGGCTTTCTACCGACGAAGATCCTGAACTAGGAAAAGTACAAGATTTATCGCGAATAAGTTATATTGGTTATATGTCACATTTGAGACGTGTAAATATACCAATAGATAGAAGTATTAAAATAACTGGACCACATAGATTACATTCGCAACAATGGGGTATGATGTGTCCTTTTGAAAGTCCTGATGGTGGTTCAATTGGATATCTTAAAAATTTATCATTATTAGCAAAAATAACAGCCGGATTAAATATTGAAAATATAGAACAATGTTTACTTGATATTGGTATAATACAGTTAAGCAACTATAATTTACATACTAATAAGAATATAACAAATGTATTTTTAAATGGTACTCTATTTGGCATCACAGGTGATCCAATATTTGTTACTAGATTATTAAAAGCATTTAGACGAAATGGTTTAATCAATATTTTAATATCTATATCTTGGCATATTCCTACAAATGAATTAAGAATATTTACAGAAGCCGGAAGACCATGTCGTCCATTACTTATATTAAAACATAATGGTAAAACTGGTGATAATGAAATATCATTATATAAACACAATTATAATAATTGGTTTGATATGTTAAACGGATTATCGGTCAAGCTTAAAGATGATGAAAAAACAGACGATTACTATTATAGAGATATATACACTAACCCCCTTGATATTGGAATATCTAAACATACTTATTCAAGTACTGGTGGAGCAAGTTATAATTCTGCACAATATGATAGTAAATATTATGATGCTAATTATCAAGGTGGTTCATCGGAAAATAATGAAGAAAAAAGTGGGATTTTTGATTCAATAACCGAAAACTTATTTAATTATCAAGGTGGTAAAAAAGATGAAGAATATAGCGATGATGAAGAAGATGACGAATATAATAATTATAATAGAGACAAATATAAAAAGATATTAGCAGTTTTAGAAAATAATGCTGCATGTATCGAATATTTAGATAATGAAGAAACGGACACTTCTTTAATTGCTATGAATAAAGATGAAATAACTCCATACCATACACATTTAGAAATACATCCCTCAACTATACTAAGCGTTGTAAGTGGTAATATACCAATGTGTAATCATAATCAATCAGTACGTAATGTGTTCCATGCAGCGCAGTCTAAGCAAGCTATTGGTATGTATGCGACAAACTTCAATAATCGCTTTGATACAATGAGTTATGTATTGCATTACCCTCAGCGCGCTATTATAAATACTAAAATAGCACAATATACATCAAGTGACATAATGGGTAACGGATTTAACACAATTGTAGCTATAATGACATATACAGGATTCAATCAGGAAGATAGTATTATGATAAATAGCGCAACAATAAATAGAGGGTTAAATTCTTTATCTTATTATAAATCTATTACGGCAACTTCTAAGATTGTATCTCAAAATGAACGTACTATATTCGGTAATCCTATTAAAATGAAGGAAGAAGGTATTAATGTTTTAGGTATAAAAAAACGTGACTACACTTATATCAATGATAAAGGTTTTATTAAGGAGGGGACTTATATACCACAGGGTCAAGAGGTCATTATAGTTGGTATGTTAAGTGTTAAAGAAGTCTATAAAGAGGTTAAAAGAGGCGTATTCATAGAACAAGTTAAAGAAACTATATATACTGATGTTTCTATAAGCACTGATAACTCATTATATGGTACAGTAGATAAAGTATATATATCTAATAAATTATCGGGTGAAGATTCTATAATTTGTAAAGTTAGATTTTTAAAAATAAAAAAACCAGAATATGGTGACAAACATGCTTCTAGGCATGGGCAAAAAGGCGTACTAGGTATGGTAATACCAGAAGAAAACATGCCTTTTACAAAAGACGGTATAAAACCAGATATTATTATAAACCCTCATGCAATACCATCTAGAATGACAATTGGGCATCTTGTAGAATGTATATTTGCCAAAATGTGTTGTTTAGATGGTTTACTTGGTGACGCAACAGTATTTATTCCAATTGATAATGAAAAAATATATAAACGTCTTGAAGATAATGGTTTTAATAAACACGGCAACGAAATACTATATAATGGTTTTACTGGAAAGCAAATAGAAACTGAAATATTTATAGGACCAACATATTATTTCAGATTAAAACATATGGTTGCAGAAAAATTAAATGCTCGCGGTACGGGTAAATTAACTGGATTAACAAGACAACCTACCGAAGGTAGACGTAAAGGCGGTGGATTACGTATCGGAGAAATGGAAAGAGATACTGTTTTAAGTCATGGCATATCTCTATTCTTGAAAGAAAGTATGATGGAACGTTCTGATAAATATACGTGGACAGCATGTAAACGATGTGGAACCCTTGTAGCTTTTAATATTACAGAAAATATTAATACTTGTAGAAATTGCAACAATGATGATGTATGTGTTATACAAACGCCCTACGCATTTAAACTATTTACACAGGAACTTGAAGCAATGGGTATACAAATGAGAGTTAATACAGAACATATTGAAATGCCTATCGAACAAATGTATTTAAACAAAAATGACGATAGCGACAATGAAGATGGAGATGATTTAGATGATATTGAATTATTTGACGACGATGATAGCGATGATATTTTCATAAAGGATGAAAAATTATGGACAGAGCAATACAATTTTAAAGATGTAATTTTTAAACAAGGAGGGGGTAGTATCGTTGAAGAATCTGCCGAAGGCGATAATAGTGATGATGGTGCAAGTGAAGATGATGTTAGTGATGGTGGTGGAAGTGAATTAAGCGATGAAGATGTAGGTGGCGATGAAGATGTTAGTGATGGTGGTGGAAGTGAATTAAGCGATGAAGATGTAGGTGGCGATGAAGATGTTAGCGTAGGCGAAGATGAAGATGTAGGTGGCGATGAAGATGTTAGCGTAGGCGAAGATGAAGATGTAGGTGGCGATGAAGATGTTAGTGTAGGCGAAGATGAAGATGTTAGCGTAGGCGAAGATGAAGATGTAGGTGGCGATGAAGATGTTAGCGTAGGCGAAGATGAAGATGTTAGCGTAGGCGAAGATGAAGATGTAGGTGGCGATGAAGATGTTAGCGTAGGTGGCGATGTAAGTGAAGGTGGTGCTAGCTACGATGATGCTGATGTAGGTGGCGATGACCTTAGTGTTTTAAACACTAATAATGAAGCATTACAAGAAGCTGGTAAAGATTTGAATATAAAAGTTCTTGAAATTAAAGAATAAAAAAAATTGTATTAATAAGAGAACTATATTAAAATAAATGGAAGTGGCAAACCTTTTAATTTATATAATATTAATTATAGTATTAGTATCATTAATTGGAGTATCTGGGTGGCTACTATATGATTATAATAATCTTAAAACACAATTATCAAGTGACTTTAAAACTATAAGTAATCGTTTTAGTACCCATAAAACTAAGGATAATGCATTAGAATCTGGTTTAAATACAAATACTAGTAATATAACTAGTACTAAAACAGAATTAACTGATTCCATTGAAGCAGTAAAAAAAGATTTTACAGTGTCTGTTGATGCTGTTAATGTAAAAACAGACAAACATGATAAAAACTTTGCGACATTTAATGATAATCTTAATAAATATTTTACATTCGGGACAGAAGAGACGGGTATCAATGCTGCTGATAATAAAATATACAGTTATGTTACAGACGATAATTCTTTAATAGATAATGACAAAAAATTAAAATTGATTCACGACACTATAATTGCATCTGAACTTACAATAGACGGTGGTGCTAAATTAAAAACCGATAGTGATAAAAAATTAAAAGTTTGTGATATTTCTGGCGATAGTTGTTTTGATATATATAAGAATGCTAACGATTTAATAATAAAAGCTCCTGACAATAATGGTAAAATAATAATAGGAGGGGGTACACCTGATAATAGTTTAGTAATTGAATCGGGAAATTTAAAGTTTAACGGTAATTTAGTACATCACACTGGAACTCCCCACACTCATCCTCTCCCACGCCCACTCGCTCACACACACGCAAGCGATGGAAGTGCCACAAACGCAGATGTAGACGCAGAAACATCAGGTGAAACAGCTTCTGCTACCGCTTCTGCTAGCGTCGCCGATGCAGCTGCTGCTGCAGCTTCTGCATTACTAGCAGGGGTGTAGTATATTAAAAGCCAAGTAAATAATTTCAACTGATTAGTTACTTATTTGATAATTTGCTATATAATATTAACTAACTAAAATTAAAATATTATATACAGTAGTTAGATGAAGAATTATAAAGAAATAGTAATATTAACTTTATTATTTGTGTTTTTATCAATATTACTATTTCATTATTATACAAATGTATGTGACACTTCAATAGAATTTTTTAATGAAGAAAAAAAACAAACAAAGCAAACAAAAAATAATGAACAAATAATCGGAGAAAAAGTATTAACAGCAAAGACATCAATATTATCTGCTGCAATGGCGGTGGGAAAAGCTATAAATGAATCAGCAAGTGCTTTAAAAGAAGTTAGTAAAAAACAATGATAATATATATGGATATTAGAATTATTTTTAAATTAATTATAAAAATAAAATAATTAAATTATATAGAGTAAATTATGAATTATAACGAATTAATGTTATTACTATTGCTAATAATGACATTGTTAATATTAATATTTCATTATTATATAAATGTTTGTGATAATTCAGTAAATGAATATTTTAACTCACAAATGGTTGGTGAGTCTTCTTGTAAAACAACAAAAAAAGATGTTTTTCCTATTGGTGAAAATACAAAAACAACTTATAAGGCATTTAAGGAGCTATCGAGAGAATTTAATTATCATTCGGATTATACATGTGACGTAAGAATGGGTAATGAGGGTGTTAATAATTTTATATTTAGCTCAGATAATTCATATACAGCCGATATTTCGGGGAATAAACTACTACTTGCTTACAATTGTATTGATAACAGCCCTACGGATATTAAAAACAAACTATTGAAAACAACTGTATTTACAGAAAACGATTTAATAATTATAGGACACGATAAATGTATAATAGGAAGTGATAAATCATTGGACGATGTAATTCTTGCTGAATTGAAAGGTAATAATATAGGACCTATATATGCGTGTGTATCGCAGGCCCCCTTTTTAGAAGAACAAAAAGCAAGAGATGATATTATTGCACATGGTACATCATGTTATATCACAAATGAAGATAAATATGGTAAATGTGAAGATGAAAATAAAAAATTTAAATGTCATATTTTATTAGTTAAAACTTACGGAATACGAGACAAAATAAAAGGATTTGTTGATTTTGTCAAAGATAATAAAACTAATGATAAATTGTGCCATCTATTGTGTCATCATAATAATACTTTGGGTTGTGGGTGTTTAAATTTAAATAATTCTTATGATTTTGGTGGCGAAACATATAATTCTGTATGTTTCGGCCCCGATGATAAAAATGTACAAGGTATCGCGCCTATTAAAAATTATAGTATGATATACTTTTTAAATCCGTATAATAATGACGCTAATATAAAACCGTGGAAGAAATACGAATACTAATCATTTTCATCTAAAAATTTAAATTTTTTAATATTATCTTCAATTGGCATTAATTTATATGTTTCCACTTTTTGCCAAAAATCATTTATTTTTGGAACAATATTTTGCCACGTATCTTTATCAAATGTTTCTCTTTGAATATTCATTAAATTGAGTTCCCAGTAAATTAATTTATTAAATTTAGCTCGCGTATTATCATACTTTTTAATTTTTTCATTGATATTATCATAACATTCATTAGATTTCATATATTCGTCGCTATATAAATATTTATATTCTCCATCACATTGATACTCAGCAATAATACCATGATCTACCTTTTTATATTTATATTTATCTATATAAGTTTCATAATCTAATTCCTTGAAATCACATTCAACATAATCACATTCCGTTAAATTGCATACAGCAAGTTGCCCCTGTATCTGCATTTTATATTTATCCGGAATATACCCGTCAACAATTTTTCTAGAAAACGGGCACTTAATTTCAATCATAACTCCCAAATCATTGATTCCATCGGGAGATGCTCCAAAATGTTCATTGTTTTTATCACATATCAATCCAAAATCATGGACAATAATATCATTATTTACTTGGGAATAACATCTCGAAGCCATTGCTTCGTACATTGTACCCCATTTTAATGCTGGAACCGAATTATAATTTGTTTTATCTATTGTGATCTTTGCTTTTTTCTTAGCAATTCTATCACTTGTTGCCCCTTTTTTAATTGCATCACATAAATCACTTGCAGTCAATCTTGTATCACGAGCATCAAACCATGCCTTAGTTCTCTGTTCAATAATGGGAACAGCCATTAATTCCCTTAAAATTACCCTATTATTGCTGATAACTCGCAATCTATTAGTAATAATATTTTTATCAATTGATGTATATTTTTTTATAATATTATCGCAATAAGTAAGAATATCACAATTATCTTCATTTTTAATCAATTTATATATTTCACTATCAATGATATTGTTAATTTGCGATATAGACATCTTGTTAATATATATGTATATAAATATATATTTATATAGGATTTTGCTGCTCATTTTCACACATTTTTTTATATGCTTTTGAATTCTTAAATTTCTTATCAATTTCAGCATTAATTCTATAATATAGTTTCTTACTATTGAAATCAATTTGAGATGGATCAGATGTCATTTTTTTATTTTTACTCATTTTATTTTCATAAAGTTCCATTAATTCTGCTTTTTTAGTTTCTAAAATCGTATCAAAGTTCAATGTATCCATATTAATATTTATATTATATAATTATATCATTTTTTTATATATTACTTGACAGACATCTTTCGCGAATCCCATCCCCAATGTAGTAATGTTTGCCTTAGTCTCGGATATATGGTTTCGCTATTACTTCCTTCTGTATTTATTTTGCGTTGTAACTGATTTCTAAATCTACCTTTGGGTCCTGCTGATTTTTTCCATCTATTTATTTGTCGCAAGTCATCGTCGGTGCGTCTACCATTATAAAAATTGCAATACCATTCTATCCAACCATAAGGATCTATATCTTCTTTAATCCAATTTTTACTCATCCAAAATTCATAGGATGTTCCCACAACTACATTATATCTATTAGCAGTTTTATCATACTCTTGTTGTGCTATTTTATTTTTAGGAATACCTTTAAGAAAGCTAAACTTCTTATGATGGTTTTTATATATTTTTTTTGTTTTAGGAGATTTAATTTCTCTAAAATAACTACCACCCATAATACCTATTTCAAACATTTCCTTAGGAGTTACATTTGGCTTAAAATCTGGATAATCTGCAAACTTCTTCATTACTCTAAAAAATGAGTACATAATTTATAAAATCTCTTGAATTTCAAAAAGTTTATAAAAATCATAGAAAAATAAAATTATGTACTCTCTTTTTTAGAGTTATTCATTAATATATCTATAACTAAATGATGTTCCACAACCACAGCTATATGTTAGCTTCTTATTAGGTATAAATATAAATTTACTTTCAAATATCCCATTTTTTAAATCCTGTTTTAAATAATCAATAGTTGTACCCGATAATAAATATTCATTTTTCGGTTCAATTAGAACATTGATACCCTTATTTTTCTCAATAACAGGATTGTCTTTTAATGCTTCCTTATATTTATCATCGGTAATCATTTTGAATTTATAACTAAATCCATTGCATCCTCCACTAGAAGCAGATAACATAAAAGAATTATTATTGCTATTTTTAATAATAGATATTAACTTAGTCCAAGCATTATTTGTTACAATTATTTTATTCATTATTTATAATATTATTTAATATTTAAATAATTATATTTTGCATAAAAGTTTAATAAATCTTTCTCGTTCCTCAATAGTTAAACCAGCTAAATATCTATTTATTTTTGTTTTTGGTGATATTTCCGTATTTAAATGAAAATTATAATTTGCCATAATACTATCTTTGTCGTGCTTGATATTAAATGCCAATTGTCTAAACATTTTAATATAATTTTTATCAGTAACACCAAGTACATAAGCTACATCATCATTCCAAAAAGCCATTAAATCATTATCTATGATGGAATATATATTGAACTCGTCCAAATAATCATTGCCATATTCATATCCTATTTTTTCATATCGTTTAAATATTTTATTTCTATGATTGTCAAAACTTCTAATATCATTTAGTAAATCACGATCCTGTGGATATATTAAATACTTATTCAATATTAAGCTTTGAATGTCATCAGGTAGCTTATCAAAAATATTCATTATTTTTGTATATATAATATATATACTTTTATCAATTTTTATATACTATGCGCACACATTATATAATTTTCTATATAGCGATGATATTAAACGTACAAATAATCAATGGATTTTTAACATTTGGGCCGACCAATAAAGTAATATCTATTAAACAACCTACTATGTCTTTAAATTTTAATAATATGAAAAAAAAAACTTACAATAAACTTATACGTAATAATAAAAAAATACCCAAAATCGTAAGATATTTTATTCATCAAAACTTTTCTTTAAAAGAATCAGAATTGAAACATGGGCGTATTGCTATGTTAGCAGTAATTGGTAGAATATTAGCAGAATTTATTCATCCAGTATTAGCAATACGATTATATGCCGATAATTTATTGGTAAATAACGAACTTGTCCCTTCTTTTATAAATGGTGGATTATCACGTATTAATTGTGTATTCTATATATTTGCATTATTATATATAGCTTTAATTGAGCTCAATCATGTCATATCAATAACAGATATTTCTAATGATAAAGTATCAATAAATAATAATGTAATATTAAAAAATTATAATGAAAAAACACCAGAAGAACAAGAAAAATTACAAAAAATTGAAATTAATTTTGGAAGAGTAGCTATGCTATTATCTGTATGGTATTGTTATTATGAATATACTTATAAAATGAGTATAATTAATCCAGAATTATTAACTATATATCCATGGTTTATAATATTCGTATATATATTAATATTTACTTGATTTCTTTAATATGTATATGATAGTTTATAATTTCCATATATTGATATTTATTATTACCGAAAGCACGTGATATGCCAGTATCAGTATACCATACTTTATTATTATAAAATTTAATTCCGTCCATTACTGTATGTCCAACAAACATAAATGTGCAATTAATACTTTTCAACAATTCATTTAAATCATTTTGATTATCTAATTCACGCGTCCATAATATTCCATTGTAATCTAATAAAATATTATCAAAAAGTTCTTTATCTTCTTTTAAAACGTTGCCATGTAGTACAAAATTTTTCCAAATTCTATTGATATATGAAATATCCTTGCCATATTTTTTTAATAATTCTAGATGTTTTGTTGTAAGCCCAGCATGACAAAAAAACAATTCACCTATTTTTAATACAATTGGGCGTTTGGATAATATAGGTGATAATACACCTTTAGCTTTAAATAACTCTCTTCTTTTATTTTCATTATTTGCCATACTCTTACTGGATACATAACTATAATTACCAATTACATTCATAAACTCGTGATTTCCTATAATAGAAATAAATCGACCGCCTTTTGATTGTGCAAATTTATCAAGTAAATTAGTAAAATATATTACCTCTACATCATCTAATACTTCCCATTCTGCTATTGACTCATCTCTATTTAAACTATCAACTTGATCCCCCATTTGTACCACAACAGTATTAGGTGGCTCAGCAATCCATTCAATATTATTATTAATTATTTTTGCGTTAATCAATATAGTTTTTAATCGTTTAATATCTCCATGAATATCCCCTATAATAACTAATCTATCACAATTAGGATATTCATATATAATATCATCTCCAATCATCTCGTAATTGTTTAACTATTATATAACTTATATAATTTATAAAAGTTGATTGTAATTAGTTGATAACATGAATAAATGCGATATGATGAATATTGAAAAATGCAAGAAAATAGGCAAAATTTGCAATTACGTAACAGGTAGGTGTATAAAAGACAAAACAGTTGAAAATGTTTATAAGATAAATAAATATAGACATAGACAAAAGATGGCAATATTCGATTATGATTGGACATTAGTAAAACCTAAATCAAATGGAACATTTTCAAAAAACGAGAATGATTGGGTTTGGTTAACAGAAAAGGTGCCTATTATCATAAAAGAGTTATATGATAAGGGATATTCCATAAATATTATAAGCAATCAAAGGAAGAATACCATTACTAAAATTAAAGAAATAAATAATGCTCTTAGCAGTTTAAATATACCAATTATATATGTTATTGGGTCAGATAACATTATTGCAAAACCAAATAAATCTATATTTGATTTATTATTAAATAATAAAAAATGGGATAAAAATAAATCATTTTACGTAGGTGATGCATTGGGGAGAAAAGAGGATTGGTCGGATGTTGATAAAAAATTTGCTGAGAATATTGGTATAAAATATTATTCACCAGACGAATTATTTGCAACAACTAATATTAAAAGTAAAAATATCGCAGAGAATAAAAATCAAGAAATTATAGTGATGGTTGGATATCCTGGAAGCGGTAAGACAACAATAAGTAATACATTTAATAAAGATAGATACGTTGTTATTAGTGGTGATGAATATAAAACAAGTAAAAAAATGATAAAAGAATCGGAAAGGCACATAAAAAATGGGAAATCTATAATTTACGATGCAACTAATGCAACAAAAGATAAACGCAGCGAATATATAGATGTTGCTAAGAAATATAATATAGAAGCGAGATGTATTAATGTTAAAACCGATATAGTAGAATCAATGTTTAGAAATAATAAAAGAGATAAAGTAATCCCCAAGATAACATATTATGTTTTTAGGAAAAAATATCAAGAGCCAGATATTGATGAGGGATTCAAAGAAGTTATATAATAAAATATTATAAAGACTACGAGTACTAATATAATATATCATGAATTTAAATATATATTTAATTTACACAGAAAAGCTGGAAAATCGCCGAGGTAATATCAATTCTTGTTTAGAAGCGATAAAAAAAATATGTAGCGAAAATAACATTAATTTCAAGTTAAATATCATTACTACACCATGTAATGATACAATTGATAAAAATATAAAAGAATATAATAAAAGAGTAGATTATTCTAAGTTTCCTGGTGATAATGAGTATAATGATTATATTTCATCGTTAAACTCATATCAAATTTCTAATTATGAAAAACAGAAAAACGCATTCAAACATATAATTGATAATGATAATGGTAATAATGATGATATATATATGATTATTGAAGATGATATAATAATAGGTAAATCATATCTAGACAATATAAAAAAACTGTTAGTAAATATAAATGAAATAAATTGGGACATTTTACTGACATCTCTAAATGTAATAAATAATACACAAGAGTATATAGAATATAACACAATATATAAAAAATTATTATCAAAATCATGTTATTTTATAAAACCTAAAATATGTAAATTATTATACGAATCAATGAATATATTTAAATTACGTTTTAAACATCTTTTATGTAAATTTATTAATGATAATAATTATACTGTACTATTTTATAATAAAAATACATTTATAGAAGGTTCTAAGATAGGTATATATCCATCGTCTGTCAATCCCAACAATTATCTCTATTTTAACAATAATTATATAGAATTGTCTAAAATTTCAAATAAGCAAATTGTTGACAAAGAAGATATTATAAAAGCGATGGAACTCTTCAATAATAATAATTTTGATTCACCAGATTTTTTTAATGTTTTATCCATATTATATGTTAAAAATAAAGACTATGATAATGCAAAGAAATATTCATTAGAAGCCCTTGAATGTATGAAGAGAAACAAGGGATATCTACAAAAAAATAGCGAAGTTTTAAATAATTGTATCAACATGTGGCAATATGAACAAAAAATGTTAGATGACTGTAAAAAATCTATTCCTAAATATTAAACTTGCGAAGAGCCATCTTGTATTTTTTTAGATAAAGTATCTAACTGTTTAGCTAATTTGTCAACAACCTTTTCTATTTTTTGAATTTTTTGTAATAAAGCGTCGGTGTCTTTTTTGCTACTTATCGTTACCTGTGCAGAGGCTTCTAACGCAGCGTCAGTTTTGCCACCAATAGCAGTTATTTGCGCTTCTAATTTAGCAACTTCTTCGCTGTTGTCAACAGCTTTAGATGCATCCCCGCTAACCCCCATATTAGATAATTTGGTTTCAATTTGTAAAATTTTATAATTTAAACCCGATAAAGACATATTCTATTCTTAATCTAATATAATAAATTATTTTATTTTTACACAATAATATATAAAAAATGATTATATACCTTTAATATTAGAAAGATTAAATATGATTATTCCCGTTAGATGCTTTACTTGCGGTAGAGTAATGGCCGATGTTATTGATTATTATGAAAAAGAGAAAGCGAATATTGATGAAACAAAAAAAGTAGATAAACTTTATAAAAACTTTGATAAAATTCATACCGGTAAAATTTTAGATAATTTAGGTTTAAAAAGATATTGTTGTAGGAGAAATTTAATTGCAAATATTGATATGATGGAAATTATTTAAATTATCTTTTATACGATTAAAGTAGATTAAATAATTTAATTATGGAAACATCAAAACTTGAAAATGAAGAAAATGGAGAGGAAATAATACCTAAAAATGTTGAAAAATACATTGAAAAACAAATTGAAAATAAAATTAATACTTTATTGGAAACCTTACCAGAAAAAATACCGGATAATGAAATAAGAAATAACACATATAATTTAACATTGAAACAAGTATATAAAAATACATTGCAAACGGCAATTGATATAATAAATGATATTATTGAACTCAATAACACAAAAAATGCAGATACTAATTATTATATTACCAAAATAATATATATTTTAACAGAAGATGACAGAAAAATATATTTCGGAATTATTCTTGTAATATTTTCATTTATATTGTATTTTATTGATGGTGCATCTGTGTAATAATAAAATTATTAATAAGATAGATTAGATATATGAATTTTTTTATTGATAAAATCATAAGTAATTATAATTATTCATTTATATTTTTAGCATTATCATTTTACATTATGGCAAAATTAAATGTACAAATATTACTAACTATAATAATAGTAATATTTATTTATGTAAACATTGATAATAATATTAAAAATAAAATTATTAACAATAGTAATAAAGAAAATGAAAAAGAATCAAAACTTGAAGAGGATATTAAGGATATTGAACAAATAAATGTAGATAATTTTTATACAACTTATAATAAAAACAAAAATGTTAGATTTTTAGTTGAGAATAAAGAATTCGTCGATATTATTTATAATATTAGGTTCATAAAAAAATTTGATAAGACAAAATATAATAATATTATAATTAATATGAATAAAATGATGAAAATATATATATATATATTATCTAACCGATATGAATTAAATACTTATTTACCTATAATTTATGATATAAAGGATTATATATTAGAGATATTTTATTCATTAATATTTGTTGTGCCTAATAAGTTTAAGCATCTCTATGGGTTTGTTCCCCATGATGAAATAAACAAGTCAATAAAAGATTTTATTAATAAATACAATAAAATGGTTACAATTTTAACTAACTATGGAAATATTGATAAAAAATATTATCATATAAATTATGAAAAATATAAACCATATGAAAAAAATAAGGAACTATTTTTACCTTAAATACTAAGTAATTATAACGGCTGGTATTTATTAGCACATTCTAAATCAGGTGGGGAATATTCTTTGTAGCTAAAATCTAAGCCGCTAAGATCGGTAAAATCTAAATTACCACCTCCTTGTCTACGAGTAAGTTTTTTTGATTTATTAGCAGGTTTCTTAGCAGGTTTCTTAGCAGGTTTTGTTAATTTTTTAACAGTTTTATCAAAACTTTTTACATCTCCTTTTTTATATTTATTATATAATAATGGTATAATAACTATAAATTTTCTAGAAAATTTATTTAATCCGCTCTGTCCTTGGGGGCATGTATAACATCCACCCTCTAACAATAAATTTTTATCAGAAGTATTGTTCATTTTATTTAATTTACCCCCTCTACTACTTGGCATATATAAATAATTAACGCTATTCTTATTATTGTCATTATCTAAACACACATTTGTTGCAGACAATTTTACTGGCCCACAATTTGATAAACTATGAGTTAAATTATTTACTAATACACTTGAATCGTAATATCCCCCTTTTTTTTTCATTATCTATAATTATATAAATATTATAGTCTTACAATATATAATAATGATTGTAGAGTTCAATGTTAATGATTTAAAAAATTATTATAGCGATACATATGATATAAATACTAATTATGAAAATTGCGATGATTATTTTAATTTATATAATAATAAGTATGATGAATTGAAAAATATTTTATCAGATAAAATTGATAATGATAACATAAATAGTGAAATTTTACATATATTCCCTATTACAGTATCTTGTGTCGTTACTATGTTAGTATCAATATTTTTATATATTTAATTGATTGCATCATTATAGATTTTTTTTATTTATTTTTATAATTAGTAAAGAATGTCAGACAGTATTACTCCATCGGGAACAACAAGATCAACATTCTCTATTTCTACAAATGATTTAGAAATCAATGGGGATGTTACGGCGAGTAAATTTATTGGTTCTGGTGAAAAAATTACAGACTTAAATATTGATAGCGTTAATAGAGGCAATACATTAAGTAAGTCTTTTGGTGGTACAAATAATAATATATATATACATCAAGGTTTGGTTTTTAATAACAATTCATTAATCAACCATGATAATAAATTTTTAACATCACCGCGTATAAGATGGGATAACCAAGCAAATATTTTATATATTAATGATAAAAATATTGTTGAAGATAGTTCAAATTATGTAAATATTACATCAAATATATTACTTAATAAAATTGATAGTACATCTAATATTATTATTTCAGACATATTAGATCGCATTGAGGATGCGCTTGGTATAGATAATACTAATGGCATACCTATTGCTAGTGAAAGTAAAGCAGGAGTTGTTAAAATAGGTGAAGGTCTATTCGTATCAGCTGACGGGTTTCTAAGTATTGTTCCAGAAGTTGTTCAAATTAGAACACCATCTGTTTTTCCAAACATTACTTTACAAAATTTACAACAATTTTTAGTTAAGTCTGTTTATAAAAAATACATATTTACGTATAATCCTAATTCAGGTACTACATTTGATAACGACGAATCTTTACAAGATATAGGGACAATATTACCAATATGGTATAATTTTAGCAGTATAGTTGATTCATCTTATATTAATAATAAAGGTAATACTTCCGCTCATGGTGACTCCACATTAAGTGATAGTTTAATATTATACGGAACAGCAACAATTAAACCAGATAATAGTAATGATCTTATATTCGAATATACACCTCTGAATAATAACTATTTATATTTAGATGGAACACATGATTCATACGCTAAGTTAAACGATAAGTGTAATATACAAGGTATTTATGGCATAGGAGAATTAGGTGGCAGTGAAGTCGGTATTACATTTGCTTTTTGGTTTAAATGTAGTAATCCACAAAATTTAAAATCATTTATGTTTTTGAGTTCAGATAATTCATCATATTATATCAATATTGGCATTGATGGTAATTATATTACATTAAATATTTTTAATTCTGGTTCCAATGAATACAAAATAACACAATATGATAATTTATTTGATGGAGATTGGGTTCACATATCTTGGTCTATTGATGGTTCAGGTGTATGGACTGTACATATTAATAATGTTAAAGAAGATGCCATTTCTGTAACAGGATCAATTACCCTTAATGTGGATTATAACAAAAAATATTTAGGTAAATCTAGATATGATACAAACAATACATTAGAGTGTTCTATTTCTGATTTTAGGATATATAACAAGGTTTTAAATGATAGTCAAATTAATGAATTATTTAATGCCAATAATTATACTGAATATATATTGACATATTATGAACAAGATAATGGTACTGAGTCGGATATTATTATGATTGGTGGAGGGGGTGGTGGTAGTCAGCATGCCGGCGGTGGTTCGGGTAAATTAATTTATATTGATAAAGCTGTTATATATTCGGGTGATTACCGAATAAAAGTTGGGCGAGGTGGTGCGGGTAATTATACATCCCAGATAAATTCGTCCGGCAATGATACTATTTTTAATACATTGGTAGCAGATGGTGGTGGGTCTTATGGGATAAATTCCGGAATAGGTGGCTCCGGTTCTGGTGGTGGAGGTACTAATACTGGTAATATACCATCATCACATTCTTTTTTAAATACAGATAGTGTTTATTTATATGGAAATAATGGATATACAGAATATGGTGGAGGTGGTGGTGCTGGAACAAGTGGCTATAATATAAATGGTGGCGATGGGGCATTTGAAGTAAACACAGATGACTTGCATGTCAATTTTAAAGATACTTTTGATTTACCAACTGACAATAGTTTAGGTTATTATGATTCTTCTGTTAACAATTTATATCTAGGAGCTGGTGGTTCTAGTAATATAAATGATGGTACTGGTGGTTTAGGTGGTGGAGGTGACGGTAGCTCAGAATATAACGAAATTTTGCATTATAATGGTAGAAATGGTTCGGGTGGCGGAGGATATGGTGATAATGGTGCTTCCGGTGGTGATGGTATAGTAATTTTAAGATTTATAGACCAGATAGTTGAAAGCATTGAAATTCCAGAATCAGTTTTAGATACTAGTAATTATATATCTACCACAAGTAATCTCATATCTACAAACTTAAATAATACATCAAATACATTAATAGGCAAAATTAATGATTTATTACGCAGGATAGAGATATTAGAAAGCACCTGATTTAATTTTATACATTTAATATAAGATATTAAATAGAGTGATATATAAAAAGATGACTTATAATATATTAGAATTTGATTCATCGAATATTAAGATATTGAATGATATAGAAACAATATCTGGTAAAATCAAAGTAAATGGTATTGATAAATTTCATGAAACATCAAATTTTATTATATCAACATCTAATATTATTAGTAATAGAATAGCAGATTTAAATACTGATGATATTACTGATGATGGGGCAAGAAAAAAATATATTGTAGATAATATATATTCAGATGATTTGAATGTAACTGGTAGTTTTACAATAAATGGTATTGATGAATTTCATGAAACATCAAATTTTATTATATCAACATCCAATATTATTAGTAATCTTATTACAAATTTAAATACCGATGATATACTCAGTGGCACAACAAATAAATATATTGTAGGTAATATATATTCAGATGATTTGACTGTGAATGGTGATTTTGCAATAAATGGAACAGATACAACAATTAATTCTGCTTTATATTCATCAAATTTATTAAAAATAGTAAATAGTTCTGTAAATACAGCTCTAAGTGTAAACCAAAATGACCCCGATAATGATGTAATTAATGCTTCAAATTTAGATGGAGAAATATTTAAAATTAAAAGTAATGGAAATATAGGTATCGGAACTAATCCTGGTAAAAAATTAGACGTATTTGGCGATATTAGAACAAGTAGCGATATTATATTTTCAGGAAAATTATATAAAGGCGAAGAAGAATTTATTACATCATATTGGTTAAGATCAGATGATGGTACAGAACTATCCATAACAAGTAATGTAACTATTACGGGCGAATTAATTACATCAAACTTAACAGTTCATGGAACTACTACAACTTTAAATACAGATGTATATACAACGGAACAAGTTGATATTCAAAACAGTGCGGTAGGAGTAGCATTAAATGTTACGCAAAATAACGGTTCAAGTGATATAGTTAATTTTTCAAATGGTTCTAAGAGAACATTTACTATCAGAAATGATGGTGGAGTTGTTATCGATACAGAAACTCCATCGGTATCTTTACATATTTTAGATACTGGCGGTATTATAATACCGGTTGGCACAGAATCTCAAAGACCATCTGATACAAAGGGTACAATAAGATATAATGATGATACAAGTCAATTTGAAGGTTGTTATGGAAGTGCATGGGGATCTCTTGGTGGCGTTAAGGACATAAGTGGAAATACGTATATTAGTGCCCAAGGCAACGTCGATGAACCATTAGCTGTCACAAATCAATTAAGTTTTTATTCAAATGGAGTTAACAGAATGCTAATAGATAGTAATGGTGATATAGGTATTGGAACTACTGAACCAGCACAAAAATTACATGTAAATGGTCAAATTATAGCAACAAATAAAATCACATCTTTTTATTCAGACGAAAGGCTTAAAACTGATATAGAATTAATACCCGAACCTCTCAATATTATAGAACAACTAAATGGATTTTATTATAAAGCGAATGAATTAGCAGAGTCTTTTGGAATAGAAACCAATAAAAAAGAATTAGGCCTAAGTGCACAGGAAGTCAATAAAGTATTACCAGAGCTTGTAGATTTAGCTCCTTTTGATACAATAAGAGACGAAAACGATGATATAGTATCTAAATCAGGAGAAAATTATTTAACTATTTCATATGAAAGATTGATGCCCGTAATAGTAGAATCAATAAAACAATTAAATAATGAAATAAAATTATTAAAAGAAGAAAATCAGCATTTGAAAGAAGCTATAAAAAAGATGTCTTAATCAAATGTTAACAAACATTTTGTTTTTATGATATCATGATTGATGTTATTATTAACTTTTTGTTTACATGAATTATTTTCAATCATTTTTTTATAAATAGTATCATAATTATTTATGGCATATGTAATTATGTTATTATTGAATATCCAGCGAAAAAAGTTAAGTTGCCCAACAGTTGTTTCAATATAATCGGATTTATCATCATTAATGAAAAAAGTAATTCTGTGATGTCTCCTAAATGAATCAAAGTTAAACTTACTATATGATTTTAACTGGGCGCGATAATCTTGATATAAATTAATTTTGCGAATATTTTTAATAAATTCTTTTGAATCATCGGGATAATCTTCATAAATGTTTTTATTATCATCGATCCAATAATATATATTATTACTTTTAGAATAATGAGTAACAAGCCATTCAATTATGCGCAGTGATAATTTATGATTTCCATTTATAATATTCTTTAATAAAGTTTTATATTTATGATTTTTATTGTAAAAATCCGTTAATGATGATAATAATAGGTTTTGACCTAAATCACACATATCTTAAATATTATTTATTGCATATTCTTTAAGTAATAAAAGTAATAAAAAAGATTAAATTAAAATTAATATGAAGACGAGGTGCCAATTTCTAAGGTATTCTGGCGTAAATCTGGTTCTATGGTACTTAAATGCCATGGTCCTGGTGAGTTTTGAGGATTAGGTATTTCAGACCTTAATTGTAAATTAGCATTTCTTAAAGATTGGCCTACGGTATTGACACCTACGTGATATCCTGCGGTTAAATAATTTTGATCACCGACGTTTCCACCCCCTGATGGATTTATACGTGCCCACTTACTATCAGCGGCATCTTTGGGCAATAAATCATCGGCGGTTAATCTATCCCTAGGATAGCAAGCTTGCATATTTTGCGAATCATCTTCTCGCATATCATAAGGAGCGAACTGTCCATCACCTCCTTCGGAATTCATTGATGCACCCAAATCTTGACCTTGTTGTAAGTTTTGATTAAAAACTTCATTCCCTCTTGGGTCTGAGGCAGCATAGTCACCTATACCAGCAGACGCCATCGAAGGGTTACTTTGCATATTGTCAACGTCAGCTACCGAACCTCTACTATTGGCAAACTTTTCGTAGTAAAAAGGTTCGGGAATATTTCCATTACCAGGCATTCCGTTCATTTCAGTTGAACGAGGATTATTACATTTAGAATTATAGGTTAATAATAATAATAAAGATAAAAGCAGTAAAATTGCTATTGAAAACGATATAACCACACTTTTATTAGCACCCATATTTATTTATACTATATATATCTATCTATTATTTACAATAGATTATATTTAAAATTTTATTTATAATAACCTATTTATTTTTTCTTCCTGTAATATTAATAACTCGTTGATATTACCTAAAATATTATTTATATCCTTTGTATTTCCGTTATCCTTATCTTTAAATCTATTAGCAATATTATAGTAATCGCTTTTATACTCTTCAATTATCTTATTATATTGGCTAATTTTTGATTTTGTGTTTTTATCTAATTTTTTTATTCTATAATCTATTTTTTCAATAATATCATCCATATAATGCCATTCGTTGCTATCATTCTGTAATTCTGTTATATCAAGCGACTTAATTAACCATTTATTTGAAGTATATTCGCTGTAAAAATATAATCCCATATATTCTATTGATAAATTGATAATACTTTTTTTATAGTTATTATTTTCTTTCAACATATATATTAGTTTATCAACATCATTTATAGAATTATTATTATAATTTATATTATTAAAATCTTTATTTGTTAATATTACATTTATCGTTTTTGTTTGATTGCAAAAACTCTTTGTATATAACTCATCAACATCACTTTTTTCAAAACTTTTACCGAACCATTTATTGGATTCTTTTAATATTTCATCCGCGATATCATTATCTATTTTAATTAAATCATTGATAGTATCTTTATTTGTTTCGTTTGATATAAATAATGTTAAACTATATCCCTTACAATTTAATAATTTTTTGATGCCTTTGATTTTAACATCCGTAATTGATAGTTTAATAGTGTCCTTTGATAAGGATATAAATTTATTATCTTTTTTATACGGAGTTTTTAACATCACTTACTTCTCTTTATAAATAAACTTAATACTTTTTTATATTAATATTTTACAAACAAAAAATAATTAACCAATTTTATATGGAATACTATTAATAATAGTATCCTTAGGTTTGCTTGTCATAAACATATTCGCGGGAGAAAATGGTATTAATGCATTTTCTAAAATATGTTTAAACATATCCTTGGGTGTTTTATTGACTTTAATATTATTATAATAGATATCCGTTAATAATTTTTTTATGCTCATTACTCTCATCTCACATTCTTTTGTTGGTACATCATAATGTTCACCCCAACCATCCACTTTTGTTAAAAATGCATGAATTATGCGAGAATAATCACGAATCATTAAATTACCATATTTTGTTAATTGTTCAGAAGTTTTAATACCCTTGGATAATCCAAAGTCATATATCATCATATTATATCCACATGCTTTTAAATAATATTTTTTCCCATCAAACTCGTATTCATAATATCCTTTTTCGTTATTCATTTGATACAAAAAGTTTCCGTAGTGAGCATCATTATGAACATATCCTACTAAGTTTTGAAATGTTCCAATTGATATGAATACTTGAAATAATAAATTACACATTAAATTCATATTACCAGCAACATCTCTCTTAGCAACTAATGTTTTCAAGTCGCCATGTGCTAATTCATTAATAGATACTAATTTTAATTTATTTGGCATAATCATGTTTTCACCTTGATAACTTATTAGCGAATCTCTTTTGCAAACAGCGTGTTTATGAACAGCGGCAAAATGCTTAGTTTTCTTGGTTAGTAATAATTTATCAGTAATTTCTCTCATCAATTTAATTTCTTGCAGATTGTCTTTCGTGGCAGCCATAACTTTTGATACAATAGAAAACCCTCCTAAACTTTCTTTAATGCTTGATAAATATATTGCACCATAAGCACTTTCAGTACCTATTTTTTTTACCAAATCAATAACATTTTTAATAGTATAGCCACGTTTACCATCTTTGAATATCTTAGTATCTAAACAATCATTTTCATTTATGCTCTTTAAACGTGCTTGTAAATATTTAGAAATTTTAACACGATTATCAAGTGTAAATTTGTTAGCAATTAACTTATTTTTAAGAAATCTTTGTATAAGCTTAGCTTTTGAATTTTTTTTAGATATTGAGTTTCTGGATACTTCTAAAAACACAGGAGTTTTGGATTCTACTTTAACAACGTCATTAAAGAAAACTTTTTTAGATATACTTTTAGGTTTATTTGATAATTTTTTTTCTTCCTTTGCTACTTTTGCTACTTTTGCTACCTTTGTTTTTTTTTTTACAACTGCAATAGGAACCCCTTGTATCTTTTTAACTTCAAAATAGTCTTTTGACCCTTTTCTTGGAGAACACCATTTACTCTTACCTTGATTATATATTTTCAACGCGTCAGTATATTTCATTGTATTTACTACTATTATAATAGGAAATTATTAATTATTATAAATATCAAAATAAATGTCTTTTTATACTGACGAATATAATAAAGATGATGATATAAACAATGATGATGTAAATAATAATATAATAAATATATTAATAGAATATATTAAAGATGAACTATTGAAATCAAATATACGATATGAAATAGTTAAACCTATTCTAATTTATTTACTATATTATTTGATACCATTTATACTATTTATTATATTTATGAATTTTATATCAACAATAATAGCAATATGTATTGTATTTAAATATTTATTATAAAATAGAATGAATTATAAAAATTCAGGCGGAACAAATATAACTCCTATTATATCGTCAATGATATTATTAAGCGCAAGATTATCTATGGATAAAAAAAAACTATTATCTCAAAGCATTAAATTATCATCACGGGCTCCTAGAAACATTTTACTAAATACTGTTAAAGTATTTCAACCAAAAGCTAATAAATCTAAAACAGAAAGCAAAGCTAAATCTAAAACAGAAAGCAAAGCTAAATCTAAAACAGAAAGCAAACCTAAAACAGAAAGCAAACCTAAATCTAAAACAGAAAGCAAAGCTAAATCTAAAACAGAAAGCAAAGCTAAATCTAAAACAGAAAGCAAACCTAAACCTAAAACAGAAAGCAAAGCTAAAAAAATGAAAGGTGGTGGTAGTCAAGAATTCTTCGAATGATTAATATATCATACCTTTATTTTTATTAATATTGATTATAGAATCGCTAATTAGCTTATTATTATTAGTTTCATTATTCATATTATTTATAATATACCAGCCTCTCTTATACACACTGGCATTTGTTTCAAAAGGTTCTCTATCAATTGTAAATAATAGTCCTTTATTATATATTACAATATTATCTGCTTGCATTTATTACATTATAAGTGCGAGATTTTATATCATTTTTTAATAATTTAATAATTAAAAAATGGATGAAGAAATTATAGAAGAGTTCCGTGAATTATTTGATTTTGATAAAGCTAAAAAAATTGTTATATTAGATAAGATTATTACAGACGATATAATAACCGGTCAGAAAATAGATATTTCCAATGATGTATATAAAGATACCAACATTGATAATTGGGCTACTAAAATTCCTATATTGGAAGGTAGTAAAATTTTAATTGATAAATTAATTAAACATCCTATAAATGATAGAGAATTATTAATACGGCGCCAAAATGCATTTGTAGATTATGATATTGATATTGATATTTTAAAGGATTACGAGGAGGATATTTTATGGATTTATAAAATATCTGAAGAGATTAATGATAATTCATCGATAGAAATTTTATTCCCGTCATCATTCATAATAAGTTATATAAACTATTTTGAATTTTTATTAGATTCATATCATATGTATAAAATATATTTTATACCTATAACATCTATATTATATCCAGTGTCAACGTTTTTTGCACCATATTTTTATTTAAAAAATTATATGAAACTGGATATAACTTTTTCAAGCTATATTAATACAATATATTATATAATATCTGTTTTATTGAGAACGACAGGTAATTTCCGCCAAGATCTAACTAAATTCGTAACGCTATTTCTATACGTAGGTATTTATCTCTACAATATGTATCAAACATATGAAATAGCTGTGTTTTTATACAATACTAAACAAAAATTACATGAAAAGATGGAAGGATTAGTTAAATTTGTTAAACATTCCATCAATATTACTAAAAATGTTTCTAAAACAGTATTAGATCCTTTTTTTGACATTGACAAAGATTTCTATAATATTGATATAAATAACAGCATGACTGATATATATAAAATATGGAAAGATGAAAAATTGAAAACTCAGTTATCGGATTTACTTAAAACAATATATGGCATTGATGTTTTATATTCAATAAACAATTTATTACTATCAAACGATTGGTCTTTGCCCGAATATAAGAATGATACGACATTATGGGCAGCTAAAAACCCAATATTAAATAACGATCAAATTAGTAATCCAATAAATTTAGATAAGAGCATAATAGTAACTGGACCTAATGCCGGTGGAAAAACAACATATGTTAAAACGATATTATCTAATGTTATATTGAGTCAGACTTTTGGTATAACATATAGTCTAAAATCCAATATGATAATATATGATACAATAAACTCATTTATGAGAGTATCTGATGAATTGGGAAATAAGTCTTACTTTGAAGCAGAAGCAGAGTATTGTTTGAATATGATAAATAAGGCCAAGCAACTTAATGAAAATGGTGAAAAAGGGTTATTCTTAATGGATGAACCGATGCACTCAACACCACCGACAGAGGGTATGGCAACCGCATATGCTGTTATTGAATATTTAAGTAAAATATCAGGTATATCTTTAATTATAACAACTCATTTTCATAAATTAGTAGAATTAGAAAAGATATATCCGAATAAATTTATAAATTTATCGGTTGATGCAATCCCCAAAGATGATAGATATTACTTTCCTTATAAAATTAGAAACGGACATTCCTATTTATGTATTGCTATTGAATTGCTAGATATTAAGGATTTCCCGAAAGAAATAATAGATAATGCGATTAAAATGAAAAACAAAATATGTTATAATTTTAATAAATAATGTATAGTTTCTTATTTAATCAAACTTATATAAGTGTATTTGTTATTGCGCTACTAGTATTTTTATTGATGTTTTTATGGAGAAAATTAACTATCTTAGAAGGTAATTATTTCTTATTAGAAAAGCGTGTTAATATAATTAAAAAGGAAGATAGGTCTGAACAACTATCTAAAAATTTAGAAAAATCCGATGCAATAATGAAAGAAGTATTCAAGAATAATATAAAAAGAAGTAATTGTGATAATAATGATAACGTGTGCAATATTCCTAAGAATACTGATGAAGAGGATTATATTATGGATGATATTGAAAATAATGTTGATATAACTATTATTGACGTATGTGAGGAAGAGCCAGTAAAAATAGGTGAAGGAGTAGATTGTGAAGAGGAAAATGAAGGCAGAGAAGAAGAAGAGCTTGTTTCACATATAGAAAATATAACTAAAACAAATGAAGCATCTAATATAGAATTAGCTGATAATAATGATAACGTATCAATAACATCTGATATAACTTTCAATAATGAAGACGATAAGATATTAAGTAAAAAATATAAGGCAATGAATTTAGAAAAATTACGCGAAGAATGCAAGATTTATTCATTAAATAGCGAGGGTATAAAATCTGTATTAATATCTCGTATTATTGATAATATTAAAAAGGAAAAATAAAAAAATATTGTAATTGTATAGATAATTACAATAATGAGTTTTCATTCTACTACGGAACCAAAACCTCATTGTCCTATAAAAATGGCTGACGGAAGATCTTTTACTGATTATCGCCCAAGATGCATGGTAAATTCTGAATTAATGACTGATGTATCAAAAAATAATATGATAAAAAGTAGCTATGAAAGCAGAGTTTTTTTACAAGAGAATGCCGAAAAATTAATGGAACGCAATAGATTAAATGTATTTGATCGCTTAGCTCCTTGTGCACCATGCAATAGACCCTTTGATGATCCTGGCACGATGTATCCGGAAAGATATGTTGTTAAATGCACTCCCACAAGCTGTGAAAAGATTGAAGTTAATAAATTTGGTCTTGGTACAAGCACCAGAGTACATCTATAAATTATTTTTAATTAAATCATAAATAATTCTATATATACATTATAGAGATATATAATAATGATTTTTAATGATCAACATATAAACTTAAAAGTAACATATTATAACGATTATTCCAAAATTAAACTAACTGGAAATGTTAAAAATCCTGGACAATACAAAAATATAGTATTAATGGCTCCAAATCCCATTGATAGAATGTCTAATTATTCTGGTTCCGGTTTACCATTTCCAAATAACGAAATCGCTTTCGAAAATACACCAAATAGAGTTGATATAACTGGTTCAGGTGTTATAAATACTGTTTTCACATATCCCAATAGTTTTTATATGCCTGATGGTATTAATAAAATTGTATCTTCAGTATTTTTACAATTAATGGATAAAAATAATGAGGTTATTCATGTTTATTATAAGTTACATGATATGAATGCGCTAAGAACTCTTATAAATAGAGATTCAAGAAAAAATCCGGAGTTTTATGCTGCCAAAGACTATATCTTACCAATTGCAACAGCAGAAAATGTAATGAGAGCTTATGCTAAGGCGAAAATAGAACATGATATCGGCTAATCTATGTTACTATGTTAACGTTAATTTAGTTAAAGCTCCTGTCGTGTAAGCGAGTAAGGATAAAATTACTATAATTATTAAATTAGCTAATTTAGCCGTTTTAAATACATCACAGTATTCTGTGAAATATAAATAAACTTCAAATATAGCTATTTTTACTAATATTCCTAATATCACTTCGAAACCAAACAAATATCCAATCGCAAAGTTAATTATAATATGCGATGATAAATATATTTTATTTTCAAATATATTATTATTGGGATTTGGATAGAAAAATTCGTCAAAGTAAGTTAGCCCGTGAATACATCTTAAAAATGTAAATGTAAATGTTGACAGTATAACTATTGTCAAATACATATAAAAATATATTGTATTCATTTTCTTTTCTATATATATAGCATTTTATATTTATTTTTAATTACACTTTTTTTTACATATTTATCAATACTTTTATTAATGTTTTTTCTTGAATAGTAAAATAATATCCCTTTACTTAATATATCGTTTTTAAAAGTATCATAAAAATCTTTGACATCATTTGCACTTATATTATCTACCATTTTAAAGTATTCTTCGTTACTTATAAACTTTTTATCATACATCATATGTGTTTTATATTCATAGTTATATGATGTTAAATCATAAAACTTTTTATTTTCATACGATACCTTATTTCTATTCTTTGAATTACTGATATCTTTATTTGTTATTTTATAAGTACTTAGTATTTTTATTATTTCACTAATTAATAACGGTAAATTTTTCGCTTCACATTGTGTATATATAAAATAATAAGATGCCTTAGAATTCATGATATCTATATCATATGATATGCCTGTTTTATATATTAATCCCAGTTTTGTCCTTAATATTTTATAAAATATGCCTGTTTCAAAATTGAACAATATATTTTTTAATAAACCCAATATAATATTTTCTTTCGACATGAACTCTATATTTTTATAAACGTAAATCCTAACAATCACATTATCATTATGTTTATTTTCTACATGTATTATTTTGAATTCTTTATTGTTATGTTGTAATATTGGGTATATATTTTTACATTTATTATTTCTCTTAATTTTTCCAAAATATTTATCAATATTATTTTTCGTTTCCCTCAATTTATTTAAAGGACAAGTTATACTTAATACGATATCTTTTGAACATACTTTATTTTTAATAAATTTTTGAACATGCGATAATGTAAATGTTCTAACTGTTTTGATATGGTGTTTCAAGTCACGCATATAATAATATTTAGGGTGAAAATATTTAAATATTTTATTATCAAAATCGTATTCTACACCGGCAATATTATTATTTAATTCTTGTACAATAGCATTTTTCTCTTTTTTTGCTATATTTTTATCTATATAAAAATTATTTATACTATTTGATAATATATCCATATAGTATTCTAGATCATTATACAACCCATTTATATAGACAGACATTTCATAACTATTAACATAAGCATTGGTAAAACCGCCTCTTCTTGATATTTCATTAGATACTTTTTGTGAGTTCTTAAATTTCTTCGATGTTAAGGCACCTAATAAATGTTCGTAATAATGTGTTAATTCGGTGATTTTTTTTGATTCGTGATTAAATCCCAATAAAAAATTTGCAGATATATGTGTTAATTTAGTGTCTAATGGTATTATCATAACTTTTATCCCATTTTTCAAAGTGTATTTTTTGAATTTTATATCCATATATCTATAAAAATGAGTACATAATTTATAAAATTTCTTGAAAATCTCTAAGTTTATAAAATCCTTAGAAAAATAAAATTATGTACTCTTTTTAATATACTATCATTTGATATTCCATATAATTCATTATTAGATGTAGATGGAAAAAAATATAATTTACACTACCGGCATCATTAGCAAAATATATCAATAACAATGTAAATAGCTCATATATCTTAATAATATTACTTAAACTATCAACCTTCAAAACATATAATATAGTATTTAATAATTGTGAAAATATCAAAGTGTTCGCATTTATACTTGTATAATATATATAATACAATTGTAATGTATATATAGCATAATAAAATCTAATATCGCGATCTAATACTAAATTATCACAATTATTCTTAATGCTGTCTATTTTGCGGAAATAATGTATAAAGCTACTGCCAAACAAAAAAACTGTATAATCGGTTAGATATGATATATAATACAATATTAATATAAATGATATATTATTATATCCAATATAATACTCAGTATCATGTACTATTTTTGTTATATTTATCATCAAAGTTGATAAATAACTTTTATAGATTTTATTAGATATAAGTGTAAACAAGAATAACTGTCTAAAACTTTTATTATAATATATTGATAATATGCCAAGACTTTTACCAAAATAATATGCCCATCGTGAATAAACACAATAATGTACTTTCATAATCACTCTTAATTCATCTTGAAAATTATCATTATCCGTATATATATAATGGCATTCGCGATGAAAATCAAATGCTACTATATCTCCTTTTTTAACAATTTTGTTTTCAGGTACCATATTAAAACAAGTTATTACATTGCTATTATCATCTAACCCTATAATTAATCTATAACAAGATGCAAATGGAAAAAGATAATATGGCCCGTCTATATGGCGAGTATAGAATATTGTATCTGATGTATTACTATCCTTAACCTTCGTAGGTGCCGTGACATATATTTCATTCATATCATTTAAGATATCAATACAATAATTTTCATTTAAAGTATCTTTGAACATCTTAATGATAGTATCGCTCATTGCAATTTTAGAAAAGGTTAAACAAATATCCGACGGCAATTTACTATACCACCAATGTGTAGACTTGTCTTTGGATGGATTTTGAGATATAACCCATTCTCTTAATTTATCCAATTTATCATATTCCAAAGTTCTTGAAGTTAAAACCCTATTCTTTTGATGTAACCACGGAAAGTAAACTAGCATCTTTTCTATAATACTATGTGTGAAAAAATTGTTTATTTATTTTCACCAAAGTTCTATAATTTAATATTTCTATTCTCTGGTAATACATAAGGTATCTCCAAGTACTCAAATATATCTTTCTCTGATTTTATATCAGCAGTCGTATCTATTATTTTTTTATTTTTATCCTTAAAACCATATTCCGTTAATGATAATTTCTTTCGCAAAGCAATGCGTCTCATATATATATTAAATTGATATGAACCTGTAAAGTAAAGCAATGCGAAATAATAATATGAAGAGTCTGCTATCAATATATCTATTCGTCGCGCAGGTAACTCTGGTGCTATCTTACATAAACCCATAAATTTGTTTTTACCATTTGCTAACGTTTCTATAATATAGCCTGATAATTTTAGCTCATTAATTAGATTTTTAAGCTCCAAATCTGGTCTATTTTTAATTAAAATATCAATATCACCCATATCAATGTTTTTGCGCCTATAACTACCAACCAATTCAAACTCTATATTGGAATAGGTTTTATTAAATATTTTATTAATTATACTATAATGTTTTTTTCCCTCATACATAGGGATTCTTTGTAACATATCATCATAGTATTTTAAGCCTATTTTTTGTTTATCATTAAGCAACTCAGGTTTTGTTTTAAGTTCTTCAAATGATTCCACCTTTTTCATAATATCTATAATTTTAACAGGACCTACACCATAAAGATTAGAAAGTTTACGTTTTAATGAAAACGTTTTATCGTTTAGTGCATTTTCTACTGCAATTATTTTACCAGTTTCAAAATATTCTTTGATTTTATCTTTAATTTTATCACCAATACCTTTAATATTGCTAAAACTTTCAAAAGTGTCGTGATTATCAGTAGATAATTCAATAGAACTTATTACTTTGTTATATGCACGTGCTTTATAAGGTTGTTTATTTAATGTTTCATATTCTTCTAGAATTTTTAGATTTTTAATGATTTCAATCTTATGATCTATTACTGGGGTTTTAATACCAGTACCATTAATGCATCTACCCGTCTTAGGATTGATTATTTTACCTTCTGGACATCCGCTTTTTTCACATTTACCAGTTTCTTGATTTCTTTTTTGATTTTCTTTGCATATTTTTACGCATCTACCTGTTTTTGGATTTATTTCCTTGCCTATATCACAATTTTTCTGCATTTCTCTTTCTTTATAAATATAAAAATATCTATTCAATTTTTATTTTAAATATATAAAAAATATAAACAATATGGATTTGGTATCGTTGTGTCTATTTAGTGTCAACAGAAACGGGTGTTGGTGTGATTTTTAAAAGGCGTGGGATGTAGTCACCTCTCTTGTATCCATATACACCTTTCATTTTATTGCTGTTGCGCGATACCTCTTTGGTAAACTCCCTGAGTCTTCCAAGTCGCTCACAAACATCAATATTCATGACCTCCTTCTTCTCGACGGCAGCATCAATTTCTCCTTGAAGATCGTTGATCTTACTGATGAAGTAAGCCTTTGATGCATCGACAATAGTAGTATGATATCCCATTGATTCTTCGAGATATTCCAACTCTTTATGTTGCTTAATCAGGTCAGATTTGTACTTGGCTTCTGATACTTGCTTGTCAAGATAATTGACGCGCTGGTTGTCCTTCCAAACCTCGGCATTATTTATTTTGCTTTGCATCTGTCTCATCTCAACGGATTCAAGGTGGTTAATATCGCGATAAAATGTGAATAGGCTTTTCATATACTCGATGTCTATAACAGAGAGTATGGTATACTTTTTCGCATACTCAATTGCTTCATTTGTTAAACGATCAGCATAATCTTTTGCAGCAATGTTCAATTTATCCGATGGTTTGGTACCGCGCGATTGAAGATTGTAGGTGAGGTAATATTTAGCCAATTCATCCTTACCTTTTTCAATACGCTTCTTCATATCCTTTCGTTTCTTTTCTTCTTTTATGTAGCTTGCATTGATAGTTGTAAGAGCTCTGTATGCCTCTTCGTACTCATCAACGCACAAGTTATCGTTGGGATTGCGAGGGATTGCAATGCCATTCTCGCGCATATACCTGAAATACTCTGGGTTGTGAAGGATTCCAGAAGTTTTTATCTGCATTGTCTTCCAATCAAAAGTAGTATGACACGACACACACCACATCTGATCACATCCCGAAGATTTCATTATAGAAATGTTACATTTAGGGCATGGCTTACTATCCTTCTTAATGAGTTCAGCTGTATCAATATCTTCTTGTTTGCATACATGACCATCTTGTTTGATTGTACTACAATGCTTACAAGTCTCCTTGTCGCAGATTGAACACATCCAATTAGCATCAACAAATCCGTTACAGTCATTGTTTTCACAAGGATACTTGTATTGCTTGATTGCGCGCTGCTGGACTGTAATACCCTTCAAAACGTCAAGTTGTGAATAGTAGAAGCGAATGCGACCTCCAATGAGACCCTTGTGTTCAAAATCTTCAAGAGTTCCTGGGATAAACTTTTTCTCATCTACTTCTTTCTCAAAGTCTTTTTCAATTGTTGAAATCTTTTCCTTAATTGCCCGAATATCCTTGCGCTTTTTGACCTCAGGTAGAGAGCGTGGAACAAGGATCATCTCTTCCTTGAAGACAAGTTCTTTGATATCCGTGCGATAAAGCTTGTCGACGAATGACTTGCCAAGGAAACTAACAAGAGTAGACCTCGGAAGCTTCTTCTTGCAGTTCATACAGTTCTTCTCTGTCTTCTGCGAAGTGTTGATATGATACTTGATGCAAGCGGTACAACACTCAAACTCACAATGAGGACATTTATGGATCTGTGACTTAGATACTTCGGAGACACAAACAAGGCATTCCATATTGGCGATGGTGGCGGCAGCAGCAGTTGTGGCGGAATTAGCAGACATGATTTATGTTGCACTTATGGCTACATAAAGCTATCAATTTTTTTTAGACCTGAACAAATGCGTCTAGTTATTTATGCTAATAATTTTATTTAAAATTGATTTAATATATAGAGAAGATGTATTAATTGAAACATGTTATGGAAATTAGAGGACTGGCAGTATCCATGTTATAATATTAATAATGGTAGATGCAAGGCATTATTAAAATGGAATAACGCAAAAAATATAATATATGAAGAAACTACTAATAATATTATTCCCATATTATCATTAAAACGCCCTCATTCGCGAGCATTCCATTTATCGTTATTATTAATAATATTAATATTCTTAACACAATTTCATTTAATATCATTTAATTATATTAAATCATCTTATTATAATGAATTGAAAAATGATATAATTAGGAAAGAGTTAAGATATACTACTATATATTTATATATTGGTTCAACAATATCACGTGCTATTTTTGGCTATGTTGCAGACAGAATAGGAATAAGAATATCTTATTGCGTTCTACTATTATTATCTATATTATTTGGAATTTTAAATATTAAATTTGATTATCCTATATTACAGATTTTTAATGGAGTAATATCTGGTGGATTTGTATTATCTGAACTATGGGTAATTACAATGTTTGATACAAATATATTAGGGATAACAACAGGTATCTTAGGTGGTATTGGAAATTTTGGTATTGGAATGATATATATTATAAATTATACTATAATATCTAATGTTAATGAAAAATATTTAAATTACTATATATATTGGCCTTATATTTTATTGTTATTTATAATATACCCTATTTATTATTTATCCGACGATTGCCCGTATGGAAATTATATTGAATTGAAGAAGAAATATAATGAAATAGATAATATAGATAATATAGATAATATAGATAATATAGATAATATAGATAATATAGATAATACAATATATAGTAATGGTAATACAAATTATTCATTAGATAATAATATAAATATTGAGAATATTGTTGTTGATATTTCGTTTTCAAAAGCAAAATGCCTTAATGTATTTAAAAATATTAAATTATTAGCACTTTGTTTAACATATTTATACAGTTTTGGTATTGAATTGACAATATATTCAAATTTACCAATACTTTTAAAAATAGACGATAGTATATCTCTTAATAAAAAAATATTATTAGTATTCGCATTTTCAGCAATAAATTTATTAGGTCGCCCAATAGGCGGTTATATATCTGATAAGAATTATGAACTCTTTAAAATTATTGGAAAAATAAAAATAATACTTATATTTATAACGAGTACTGTATTATGTGGATTAATATTAAACAATTTTATGCAAAGTTTAAATAGTAATGATGAAAAATATACACATTTATTATTATTAATAATATTATGGAGTTTTAGCAATAATTTATTGCAAGGCACTATTATTGGTATAATCCCACATATGGATTCTTCAAATATGGGTGTAATATTAGGAATTATAGCTTCGTTTGGTAGCATTGGTGGAATTATAGGAAATATTATATTTATACAATATGATGATCAGACTTCTTTAAAAATTATAAACATATGTGGTGTTATAACATTCATGATAAATACATTTATATTGTTATGAAACCGTTATTTAAACATATGACACTTTATAATATCAATTATAAGTAGTTGAATTGTATGAAAGATATTAACTTATATGTAACGCATAATTCAAAAAATGAGTTGTATGAAGAAGAAAATGGATTTTATTTAATAAAATTATGGAATTCTCTTAAAAGAAAAAGCATCAAATCGCGAAATATTAAAAAGCAGCAATCATCTTATGATATAAAAGATAGCATATTTCAAAGTTCAGATAATGAATCTGATAAAACCGATAAAGAACAAAAAATAAAATATACCGAATCAAGAGGTCGTAAAGCAAACTCAGTTATATCTAATAATAGTGATAAATCTAATAATAGTGATAAATCTAATAATAGTGATAAATCTAATAATAGTTATAAAAAAAAATATAATAAAAGAGATAATAGTTTGGATATTGTAAGAAATACAAATGAAGAATATGAAATTGTATTGCCATATCAAAGATATATCAAATAAATTTTTTGAAATATTCTATTGATTCAAGGAAGAATCCTTGGCTACCCATTATTGACCCCGGTCTCATTATTCTAATATATGCAATTGCTTCCACCGGTTTAAAATTTAATTTTATTATTAACCAAATACAAATTAATATACCAGTTCTTCCTAGACCAGCACGACAATGAATAGCAACTTTATCTAAATATTCGATATTATTAATTGCGTTCATAAACTTTTTAATTATTTTTATTGACGGAACAGAATAATCATCAAAATATAAATCTAGTACATCTATGTCTTGATTCACGAATATTTTACTATCGTAATTATTATCCTCATTTAACCTTACAACTAATTTAACGTTTCTTTTTTTAAGCTCTTTACATACATCATATATGTTTTTTTGCGAAGGACATCTCATCGCAATAAATTTATTAGCAATTATATTCATATCCCTTTGAGAATAATCTGTTAAATATTCATAATCTTCAATATTAAAGTTATTTAAATCTTCAATATCATTTTTATATACAAAACTAATTACTCTTAAACAATCTATTATTGAAGAATAATACCCACCCCATTCAGATACACAATCTATAAAATAGCATGAATGATCATTAAATATATGCAAAATATCAAATATAACCTTGTCAACACAATAGTTTTTTTTTATTATCAAATAACATCCCATCATAAAAACAGCATTTAATAAATAAGCATTATTTCTATCATTTAATAAATAAACATAATAAACGATATTTCTATGTAAAAGTTGTGTGCTTCTCATTTTGTCATCAATGAAATCACAAAAATTTATAATACAACAAATATTTATTGGTCCATAGTCATTTTTTAATGGCATATATAATTCATGAAATTCAGTTGAAGTAATATAATCCTTGCTATTTTTAATAAATTTTAAGGTTTCTTCTTCATTTTTATGAATATCTAGATATAATCTATCACAAATAGAATACATAAAATAAATACGTAATTAATATATAATATAATATATATTATTATATCATTTAACCTTCTAAATATTATATTTGTATCTTTGTTATTTAGAAAATTAAATAAGTTAATGGCTAATATAAAAAATTAGATCATAAAATATCAAAAATATATCGTCGTGATAATACTTATGTTAAAAGTCTTAGCAGGGCTAATAGTAGTGGAAGTAATATTTCAAATACTAGTAAGCATTTTATTGATAATTACACTTCATTTAATAAACTATCGCAATCAGATGATATTTTATATAGAAAGAATAAAAATATAAGTAGTGGAACATTATTTGATTTAAATACAATAAAAAAATACAGAAAATTAGAAAGCGACAATATATAACATTTAAACATAAATATTACTAATTATTATTATGAGAAATTATAACAATAAATCAGATAGGCTTGCTATTGTATTGGATATTGCAAAAAAACTTAAAAATTATAAGCTAAAAAATGGCAGTACATTAAATTTATATAATCAGGAATTATGTTCTTTCATTGAAGAATATAAAAAAATAACAAATGAATATATAAAACAAGATGAAGATGATATAAAAGACTATAAGGGCACTTTGCTATTCGAAGAAATAAATAAAAACATAGAATATATATTACCTGCTAAGAAATCTACTGCTCCATTGTTTGTCATTAGGTATTAGTCTTCAAGAATATTGATGCCTGCGAAGTTTTTGATGATATCTTTATCTTCGTTAATCGGCTCGCGATATTTATCGTTAGCCAATTGTTTGCCGTTATGCTTAGCTACGATATTCTTAGCACATTCTTCCATTTTCTTGCATATCGTGCTATTTATCCTAGAACAGAATACCTGAGTTTTAATGGGATTATGTACCCAACTCTTAATACGCCCAGTAATACGACCAAATAACTGATATAGATTATCATTAGTGATTTTGCTATATCCAAAGATGGCAGTTGTAAAAGCACCAAGGTCCTTTGAAACGAGCGTCTGTCCCATCCCCACACAAAGATATCCCGTAACAACTAATGGTCTATTGAATATCATGTTTTCATGAAGGTGTAATGCTATTAAGTCTCCTAATTCTCCTGATTTGATTACCAAATCAATCTTTGCGATTTTGCCTTCTTTATCAAGATAGCAAATATTTTTTTCAACCCCGTTTAGTGTTACTACTACTGTATCGGGATTTACACGCATGACCATTGAACGAATCATGTTGTGAGTTTTGCGTTTACGCGTAGCTGGAATAAAACTACGAGAACCTTCGGCTAAGATCTCCGGATTCTTGTAAATTATATCTTCGGCATATTTGATGTTGTATAGCTCACTATAATAAAGGTCTTCTTCGTTTGAATCATCTTCCAGAACAAACTTGGGGTGATAAAATGCCATATCTTCCCAACCAAAGTAGTTGTTTTCGTTATGTTCTGCTATGTTAATAATAGTGATTTTGCTCCAATAGTCATCAGGGTCTTCGTTGGATTTATTCCAGAGAACATCAGGAGTAGCCGTCATTGCCATGATACCATGAACAATGTCGTAATCATCCATTTTCTCAATATTTCCGCGGATATTGGCCTTCTTAGACTTGATATACTTGTGGAGCTCATCAAAATACACGAAGCTACGCATGATAGCTGTTTCGTTGTTGTTGAGAAACTCCATGTATTTGAAGCAGTCATCGAAACGCCTGTAATTACTGCATGCAACAATAATTTTGGGCATTTTGGCCGGATCCTTGGAAAAGCTGATAAGCTTACAGAGGCTATCAATGTGAGTTAAATCTCCCTTATAGGTAGAAGCGAAAATAGCAACAGAATTTTCACCATGTTCTTGTTTAATGTCACTAAGTCTGTTCGCGAACTGTTTATTGTTGAGGAGAGTGTTCATGGTGAGAACAAAGTGAACACTCCTGCCTTTCGTGGGATCATGCTTAATTTCCTCTAAGATTTTGTTGATGGTAACAAAGGTCTTACCCATCTGGGTAGGGAGGATGCAAAGCTTGAACTTGTTCTGTTCAGTCATACTTGAAAGTGTGATACCCGTGTATACACCCGAGTAGCTATCAATTTTTTAAAAAATCAGAACAATTCTGTTCTAGGTATCTTTGCCAAACCAGAATCTATATGAAAATTAAATATTATATCTATATATTAGAGAAATTGCTAACAATGCCAAAGAAAGGTAATGTTAAAAAAAATGTAAGTAAACAAGTCAAAAAGCTAAACAACAAAAAGGTGGGGGTGGGGTGCTTTTTAAATTTTTAAAAACTTTAAAAGAAAAATTAAATACAGTACAAGTACAACTACAATAGGGTGGCAAAAAACATTCAAAACGAGAAGTTCTAGGCAAAATGATGGTAATCTATAAAATACCAGGAGATCGCAAGGAATATGTTAGACATAAAGGTAAGCTAATTACTATTAGAGATTATAAAGCATTAATGAAACAAAAAGCTAAAAAAAAATCTAAACCAAAGAAGAAGAAAAAGAGTACATAATCTTATTTTTTTATAATTTTCAAGAAGTTTAAGAAATTCAAGAGATTTAGAGAATTATGTACTCAAAATTTTATCCAATTTATTATTAATTTCATTTAATAAAATTTCTTGTTTATTTAATTTATCTAGAATAGCTGCTTTATCAAGTATATTATTTAATAATTCAATATTATTTTTATTAATTTCAACACCGTTTTTAATCGTAGGATTGCTTTTTTCTTCAATTTTTTTCTTCAAATAATCTTTATGAAATCTATATTTATCAGCTAATTCATTTAATAATTCTTTATTATCATTATATTGAGGATAAATTATTTTATCAATAACGCGTGCTCTAATACTACCTTCTGTTCTTTTTAATTGTTTAGCTATGTCACAATATGATATAGATGTTTCTACTAATTTTGATAATATTATATCATCGTCACTTTCCCATTTTTTACCCGCATTTGCCGTGTCGGGATTTTCTCTTAGTTTAAAACAGTTATTGTAGGTATTATTTTGCATTTTAATATTTAAATATACTAAATATTCATATCAATTTTTTTAAATAGAAGTATATATAATAATATTAGAGCAGTTGGTAATAAAAGTAGCCATGCTATGTAACATAATTGTAACTGTTTTAAAGAAACTAATATTTGTATGATTTATATATGGATTAAGATTCCAGGATAATATAGCAAATGCAAAGTATATTAAAGATACAGCTAATACTGTAAAGTATCGACGGAATTTTTGTAAATCCATATTGTAATATGCATAAAAGATAGAATAATATAATGCAAATTGTACAACAACAATGTCAATACATACGCCATTTTTCTTCTGGTTTAGACCAAAATAATATAGAAGTTATAAAAACGGATATTGCAGGTATACTTGCATAATATTTGCCTAAATATATAGCGGTAAGAAAGCTAAATAAAGCAAGAAAACTAACAGCTATCATATATTTATTCATAATTATATATAAAAAGAATATAATATAATATATAAAAATGAGGTCACAAGTTATATATTCGTTACTATTCTTAGTAAATATTGTACATGGATTTACATCGGTAAATAATCTAAGTGGTTTAAATACAATTAAAATCAGGAAAACTATAAGTAGTTATAATAAAATGGGAACTATTAAAATGGGAATTAAGAATGGTGAATATAAGACACCGAGGCGATATGCTTTATTGTATGGAACAACAGCATCATTATGTATTTTAAACTTATTTCAAACAATTAAGTATCCACAAAATAATTTGAAAATTTTAGAAAATGTGCAAAATAGATTGTTTAAAGATGCCACGCCATCAATCTGTTATATTAGTACTGAATATGGCAGTATGGCTGATAAATATAATTTAAATAAAGATGATTTGCCGAAAGGGGTAGGTTCAGGATTTGTATGGGATGATTCCGGACATATTATTACAAATTTTCATGTTATTAATAAAGTTGATAGTGCAATTGTAACTATAACAGATAAAGATAATAATAAAAAGGAATATAAAGCTAAATTAACGGGCGTAGATCCAGATACTGATTTGGCTGTTCTCAAAATTGACTTAAAAGACAATGAAACGCTTAAATCTATTAAATATAATAAAGATGTCAGCCCAGTAATAGGACAATTTGCATTTGCAATTGGTAATCCATTTGGTCAAGATCATACATTGACGACGGGTATTGTTTCAGGAACTAATCGTGAAATTACAGCACCAACAGGTAGAAAAATTAATGGAATTATTCAAACAGATGCAGCAATTAATCCTGGAAATAGCGGAGGTCCTCTATTGAATAGTGATGGTGAAATAATTGGAATTAATACAGCATCACTTGGAATGGGTGTATCGGCGGGAATAGGATTTGCCATTCCAATACAAAGAGCCGTTAAATCTATTAAAGATATTATTGATACTGGATTTGTAAAACGCGCTATTTTGGGAATCTCTTATATGGAACGCAACCCAACAATTGTTGAGTCAGAGAAAAGCGGTGTACCAATTATTGACAAAGGAGTATTGGTATTAGATGTTCCAACAGATTCTCCAGCTTTTGAAGCAGGTATTCATGGAGTAACAAGAAACGATAAAACAAAAAGGGTCGAACAAGTTGGTGATATTATTATAGAAATTGATAATAAGGCCATAAATAGCCCAAATGATCTAAATAAAATTCTAAAAGATTATAAGCCCGATGATGTTGTTGATGTTAAATATATCAGAAATAAAGAAGAAAATACAACAAAACTAAAACTAGGAAGTTATAAAGGAACTACATTTACACAATTGGAGAACGAACGTGGAAATGAGTTTGCAAAAAAAGAAGGAAAGGAAGTTAATATTCCTCTTAAAAACTTGGAACCTAAAATAGAGCCTAAATTAAATTGATACAATAATCTAAGATCCCGACTCTCATATAATCAAAGAAATATTTTGGTTTACATCTATCATATCCGTCTTTATATATAGCTTCGTGGGAATAATACTTTTTAATTGATTCCACGATATCTCTAATACATGAAATATAATACTGCTTTTTATTCTTATTAAAATCATTTAATTTTTTTACAACACAATTTATATAATGAACATAAATATATAACATAGTTAATTTAATAAATATTGTTGTATTGTGATAACAATCGATATCGATAGTATGTTTTATTTTTTTAACAATATCATTAATACCAATTCTATATGTATAATTAAATTCTAAATTTTCTAAATTTTGAATAACATCAATATATTTTTTATTGTTCAAGAATATATTGATGGAATATAACTCAAAATGTGATATAATATAATTATAGCGATAATTAACAATATTGCTAGAGTATTTACCAACTTCATTAAACATTGGTGTATTAAACTCTCTAAATTTTGTTAGATTAGAATCATATACTATATATTTATAATAGTCTTTAAAGACATCTATATTTTTTTTTAAATCAAAATAATATTGTTTGCATTTAGATATAAAAGTCCCCTTAGATACTTTATGTCCATATTTCATAAAGAATAATTTATCGTAAAAGTTATAAGTAATTTCGTCAGATTTATTATTGTGTTCGTAAAAGAAATGATTATATATTATTTCAGTATTCTTGATTTTATTATATGTAATATCATTAACATTACTTGGCACGGGAATAATATGTGTATTAAAACAATATTTTAAATTAGAAATTGTATAATAACTATCGCGAATTGTGAGTTCAAATGATTTTTTATTTAATTGATTAAATGTTTTTAATATTATTGAATTTGATGTTTTTAATAAATAAAGTAATTCATTATAATAATCTTTGCAAGTCAATGAGAGATTTATAATATTTTCTAAATTATCTAAGTTAATAGTAATATGCGATAACGCCAGGATATCAAAATCTTTTAAGGAAATATTATGATACATATTTTACTAATTTATAAAAAAAATCAATTTTTATTTTGGTAACAAATAGCAACTATCGATTAGTGCCTTTTTATCAGTTTTTTTGAATACCCAACGGTATATTACATAACACATATTATTATTATTACTATTACTTTCAGGATAATACATGTCGTTAAATTGAATACTGTTATAAATCATAGTTTTATAATCTGCCTCTACTTTTACATCGGCGCTATAATAAGATATGTTAAACTCTTTATCAAAATAATAATTATCATTATAATCTAAAATACTATAATCATGAAATTTAGCTAAAAGAATACCATATTTACTATTATTAAATGTTTCAATTAGTTTATCAACACTTTGAGACTTGATAGGATTTGATTGTGCACAATATAATTTTAGATTTCCCATTGAATCAATAGGATTATTATTTTTAAAACTTGTTAAAACATTATCTAGAACTTTTTTAATCTCTTTATCTTCATTTATATAAGCTTCTGATGTATTTTTTTGACTATTTTCAATAGTATCTTTTTTTCCAAGTTCTGGTAAATTAAATGCTTCTTTTTGTGCATCTATGATTTCAATAATACGATTTGCTTCCTCTCTCAATACTTCGATACTTTTTTCCTCTGCACAAGCGGGACTAATAAAGAACGGGCTTATGATAAATGGTATATATTTGAAAGAATCTCTTCGTTTCAAGTTAATGGTCGGTTTACATTTTTTATCATTGCTAAATAATTGCATATTTGATGTGAACCCATAAGTACAATTTATTAGCAATAGACAGATGATAATATTCTTTAACATTTATATTATAAATAAAAATAAGTTTTATATATATTTTACATAATATCATAAGAACGTAATTGCCCGATATCATATTCTTCTTTCACATCTATTTTTAGATTTTTGAGCATGCTTTTATAATCATCTCCACTAACTTCATTTCCAGATGGAAAGATCACGCCTTTAACAGGATTTTTTAGCATTTTATCAATTGATAAAGGTTCATTATCATTTTTGTAGTCCTCCCCAAAGAAACATTCCTTAACACTCTTGCCCATTTCTTTGCATGTTTTGAGTGATTTAAACATATCTACGGGCTGTGCTGTATCTTTATAATAAACTTCGAAAGTTTTTTTAGCGCCATTATTTGTGTCCGCAGCAGCAACAAGAACATCGGCTAAATCCATTCGTGAAATTATTCCACTTTTAGATACTCCCTGATTAAATTCTACTTCTTTTACACCTCTGCGCTCTCCTGGCGATAGCATACCTGGTCTAACAATTGTATAAGTCATGTCGCTTGGGGTATGTTCATATAATATACGTATACGCTCTTCTCCCACTTGTTTCTTAAAGCAACTATCACAGCTCGCGAATCCCCTGTCAATTGCTTCCCCATAGTCTTCTTTGCCTTTTTGGCATTTTGCACAAATAGAAGAAACAATAACCAATCGTTTGACACCACAGCTAATAGCTTCTTTTGCTACATTTACCAATCCAATATCTTCAACATTATAACTTGGTTCGGCAACTGCTCCATCATCTTCATTTTTTTTCATATCATCATAGCTTTTTGTTCCAGGTGTACCCGTTAGTTTTACTTTAGGGCGCGATGCAGCGCAATAAATAACAGAATCAGCTTTTTTCATAATATTTTTTAAACTATCTTCATTGATTACATCTGCAATAGCGGAAGTAACTTTATTTTTATCTTTAATATTATCAATAACTAATGTGTTAATCTTAGCATGTTCTCTATCAACAATATTAACTTTACGTCGCGTAACAGCTACTACATCAAAACCTTTTTCTAATAGAGCTCTCACGGTATCGCCACCAGTATATCCAGAAGCTCCAAAAACAACAGCTCTTTTTGGAATAGCATTGGCCTTGGCGGGATCTGTAAAAATAGTTAATATGGTATATGAAGTAGGGGGGGCTAATTTAATGAAATTTCGCCTACTAACATCATTAGAAAACCTAGATTTTAATTTAGTAATGCAATGGTTACATCGTTTTACTTTATTATGATTAATAGTATTAATCTGTGTAAAAGCATATCCGTATACAGAAAGTGATAATAATATAATTTGTTTAAGCATTTTTATATATAATAATAATATATTTTTTATATATAAAACTATTAATTAATTATCATATAATTATGATAAATATTGCGTTTTGGTCAAATCAATTGGGAGAACGAGGAACAGAAATAGCAATGTATGATTATGCATATTATAATCAAACAATATTGAAAAATAAGTCATATATATTTTATGAAAAAAATAACGAAAATAATAATGTGAAAGTTATCAGTAAGTTTGCTAGATATTTTCAGATCGTTGGTGTTGATAATTTCAGCAATGTGGACAATTATCTTATTGAAAACAATATTAAAATTATTTATATTATCAAATCTGGCTATAACGATGGTAGATTAAGTAATGTAGCAAAAAATATTATACATTGTGTATTTACATGTAATGAACCACACGGAGATGTATATTGTGCTGTATCGGATTGGGTTAAGAATAATAAAAGGGGTAATATAAATGCCAATAAAATTTTAACATTACCACATATAGTATCATTACCAGAACATAATAAAAATATGCGGGAAGAATTGAATATACCAGTTAATGCGAAAGTATTTGGTAGACATGGTGGTTATAATACTTTTAATATAAATGTAGTTAAAAATGCTGTATATGAAATTGCTTTAAATAACAAAGAAATATATTTTTTATTTTTAAATACTGAGGAGTTCTGTAAAAAATTGCCTAATATTATACATTTGGATGCAATTATAGATTTAGATAATAAAAGAAAATTTATAAATACATGCGATGGAATGTTATGGGCAAGATCTGATGGAGAAACATTTGGGTTATCAATAGCTGAATTTTCAATATGTAATAAACCGATAATAGCTTGTAAAACTGGTGATTTAGCTCATGTTGAAATATTAAAAGATAAAGGTATGTGGTATAAAAATATACAAGAATTAAAAAATTTAATTATAAATTTTAAAATAGATAATACTGTTGATTATAATTTATATAGAGATTATGCGCCAGAAAAAATAATGAAGATATTTGAAAATATTATTTTGTATTTAAAATAATATTTTTGTTTATAATGTATAGAATATACTATAACATGTATTTCAAAGATAAAAAAGAAAATGTATGTGGTAAAGATAAAACAATTTATACTTTAAATGGAGAAAAATTTATAAAGCAAATAGGAAAAAAAGGCGATGTTTATGTATCTCTTGAAAAATATATAAAAAAAAAAACATATAAGGGTGAATGCTTAAATCCAATTGTGGATAAGAGATTAGCTATTTTAAACAGAATTTTTAAGAAAAGCTCATCAGTAAAAGCAGTACTTAGAAAGAGTTCTTCAAACCGTAGAGCTAATGCATCGCGTAGAACTAGTTCTTCAAACCGTAGAGCTAATGCATCGCGTAGAACAAGTTCTTCAAACCGTAGAGCTAATGCATCGCGTAGAACTAGTTCTTCAAGACGTAGAGCTAATGCATCACGTAGAACTAGTTCTTCATTCAAATTATCAAATGGTCTCGTTAGGTCACCTTTATTAATAGCGCAACATGCAAGAAGATTTACATTATCTAATACAAAAAAATCAAAGAATAGTGCAAGCTTAGGTAAAAAACCATGCAAAAAGGATTGTGTAAAGGATGATAAAATATGTAATTTTTCAAGTGGTAGATGCGTTAAACCCAAAAAAGAAAAAAATGTAATTGTGAAAAAAGTACCACTTGATAAAATAGGCTTAAGACCTTGTAAACAAGATTGTACCTCTATAAATAAGATATGTAAAATAAGTTCAAGAAGATGCGTTAACCTTCCTAAACAAAAACCTATTATAACTGGAAAAAATATAAAACCTTGTAAAAAAAGATTGTGCAAAATATGATAAATATGTAATTTTTCAAATGGGAGATGTATTAAACAAAAAAATGATATATTATAATATTATAATATTATAATAATGAAATTGAACACACTTTACGATGAACTAAAAGATATTATTGTTAATAAAAACAATGATTATATTAAAATGATGAATTTTGAATCATCCACGCCCAGATCTTTATTAGCGGCATTTAATGGGATATATGATACATTATCTATAATTAATTGTAATAATAAATACAATATTACAATTGAAGGATATATTAATAAGTCAACTGTTAAAAAAATATTTTTAAAGAAAAATGATAATAACATAATAATTAATAATACATTAGATTGTGATAAAAATAGATTTACAATAACAGCTATATATAGTGATAATATCATGTTGCCCAATTAAATAATTTAAAAAATATAAATATATATATAATGGATCACATTATAGAAGTTGAGTCAGATACAATGGATATATATAATAGTGATGAAGAAGAAAATATAAAAGATGTTTTAAATACCAATCGCGAACATCCACCTAATATAGTTGTTAAAGAACTTGAAGATAAAGTGAGAGGCGCAATGTCTAAAATGCATGAAATTATTGCCAAAAAAGAAAAAGAAGAGGAGTCTTTAAATTTATTAAAAAAAGAAGTTGATATTATAAAAAGAGATGAATTAGAGTCTCTTAAAAATTCTAAAAAGATATTGGATAATAGATTAATGAAATGTCTAGATGAGCAAACTAAAAATATAATAATTGCAAGGAGGTCGTATCATAGTATAAATAATCAATATTGGTGGTCATCTATTTTTATTTTGATATTTTCTTCAACAATTACATTTATAGAAGCAGTGAGATTGATAATAGAAAATACTGAAAGCAAAAAGATAAAGGTACTAACATATGCAATAAGTATATCTTCTATGTTTATAGGGATATTGATAACAATAATAACCGGTTATATAAAGTTCAATGATTATCAAAATAAATTGGAAATAATCAGTAGTCGTTTATCATTATTGTTACAATATCAAAAGAAATTTGAAGTAATTAAGTTTCAATTATCTACATATTCCTTGCCAAAAAATAAGGAAAATAAAGAATTAGTTCAATGTAGAAAACATAATTGTATTACAAAAGAAATTCTAAAAGATTTCAGTAATAATCTTAATAAATTGGAAGAAGATATACAAAATAACGAATTATTAAAGTATATTACTGATAAAAACGAAATTAGATATTACAGGGAATATGTTGATACATACATAAAAGATATTATGTATAATAATTACATTAAAACATTAACATCATATGTGGATAATAATGATAATGATGGTATAGATACAGAAGAAGAAGTAGAAAAGAAAATTCAAATATTAGAAAGAATAACAACCATCGCTAATAATAAAAATAATAAGGATATAAAAGAAATAATTGATTATAATATTTTCAAAGATATAAAGGATTTAAATGAATTAAAAGAGAGAAAAGAATTAAATGAATCAGATAAAAGGTATAGTGTATAAATATATGATTACAATATAGAATATGCCTGAAAATAACGAAGAATTAGATTTATTACAAGAGTTAAGCAAAATATTAGAAGATATACAACAATATGCAATGATGTGTCAAGGTAGATAAAAATTATAAAACAATTGATATTTCATTTTTTTATATATAATAATTATATAGAAATGTCTGGTAATACAGAAGAACTTGATTTACTAAAAGAGTTAGGTAAAATTTTAGATGATATACATGAATTTGCAGATACTAATATAGCAAAACCAGTAACTAAATTTACAGATGATAATATAAAAAAACCATTAAAAGACAACTTAAATATTAATTTATAGCGAATAGTTGAGGATTTTATCATCATGCATTTTTTTTATTACAGAATGCATATTTATTACGTCATATTTAGAATTATGTGCATTTTCTAATTCCTTGTCAAAAGCAAACTTATATATTTCTTTTAAAGATGGATTTTTATGTCTACCATATTGATTAATAATTTTAAGAATACCTTTACAATGTTTCATTGTACATAATAGCTTTTTTTTATCAATTTCTTCAATAATATATGTTTTATTACGTCTATATAATTCTGATTTAATAACATTAATATCAAAAGCTATATTATGTGCAACAATATGCGTTACAGATTTTAGATTTTCATAAAATATATCAAACGCTTTATCAAAATCAATGCCCTTATCAATTGATATTTCATTAGTAATTCCGTGAAACTGTGAATTGGATATATCAAAATTCTCTTTTTTAATTATATAATCATGCAATTCCTTTTCATTAAAACTATTATCTGTTATCATATATGATAATTGGACTATGCGTGCGGAATCATACCGATTAAGAAGCTTATAACACGGATATTCTCCCCATTTTAAGTTTAAATTTTTAGTAATTGGTAGTCCAATCGTTTCAGTATCAATAAATAAAGCCATTTTTTATAAATATAATTATGAATATCTTATATCAATTTTTTATAATTCTTGATAGTACTTTATTATAAAAGTAATCGACCAGTGTTTCCCATCTATAATTTTTAAGGATATTTTCTCTACCATTATCTCCGTGTTTTTTTGCTAAGTTTGGATCACTAAAATATGTCCAAAAACCATTAGCAAAATCATGTGGATCAGTTAATTCCGCCTTGCCGCCAATACCATTAGATTTATTGTCTAAATAATAATAAAATTTAGGTTGGATAGGTATAGAATTATCTTGTGATAAATATTCTCTAATGCCACCGACATAAGATGATACTTGTGGTTTCCCGAGACCCAAACACTCAAATACAGTTAATTCGTACCCCCCTCCATTACAATTGTTGCAACCAACATCGCAAGAATTATATAATATATTTATTTCTCTATCAGATAGTTGTTGTGGCGTTTGCACTTCTACAATAGTTGATTTTACATATTCGAGAGGTACATTTCTAAATTTGACTTCGTTTTCCAAGACATCCCATAAATTCCAATAAGCATCGATTGATGTGCCTACTATAAGTTTTACGGGCCTTTTTGTGTATTCATTTGTAATTAAATCCTTACAATTTTCAATATTAGCTTTATAATGCATTTCAACAAATTCAACCCAAGCAATTATTGTATGATCCCAGCATTTTCTTGGTTGATTTCTATTTAAATTTAATACCATAAAATCATCATCATTATATTTAAAATATGTCCTAGCAATACTTTTTGGTATAGGATAATAAGAGTTTGTATCAAATCCATGTGGAAAAATATAAATAGGTAAGTCATTTTTAATTCCCAATTTTCTAGCAATATCTTGCCAATAAGGTGTAAATGCAATTATAGCATCAAAATGTTTATTTAATAATTCAATATATCCTTTTTTTTGGTAAGGGTATACTTGGTCCATGTATGAAACAAGTTTAAAGTTTTTTCTTTCACTATTACATTCATTGATAATTGTATTTGTTAATGCTGATGTAATCATATTGTCATTGAATATTATGATTATATCTTGTGGATTTTTCTTGATATAATCGCCAATTTCTTTTTCCCCAAATCCACTTCGTTTAGGATTTTCTGTTGCCATTGCATCATGTATCTTGACATTTTTTGGAATATTATCACGTAGACCTTTACCATTTGTATTAGCAACATTTTGAAAACCGTAAATAGTTAAATCAATATCTTTATATTCTCCTAAATATTTTGAAATATAATATACGACTTTTGAATATCCATTACTTGTACCGATAGGATAAGTCCCACATAACATAACACGTGTTTTATTTTTTTCAGGTGGAGTCCACCAGTTAATATATTTTTTTTCGGTTTCTTCGCCAACAATTATAGTATTATTAATAAGATCTGCCAAATTAACTGTCATTATTAAATCATAATTATACTATAAATCTTATATATCATTAAAAAAATTAGTTAAATATTTTGCTGCACCGCATGTTGAGGGATATGACTTTGCATATGATTATAATTAAATGGACTAATTTGTTGATGTGGTTGAGGTAAATTCATAGAATACATCTTATTATTATTGATATATGGTTCCAACATATGTGTAGTTTTCTTCATGCCAATTTGAATAGATAATTCAACTAAATAATCGCATAATAATATAATAATCCCTCCTATAAATAGTATTATAAAAACATTTATTATTAAATTAATATTATTTTGCGCTTTTTTATTTTCTTCAATACTTTTTGATAATATAACCTCTCTTTTTTTAAGTTCTTCAATTTCTTTTTCTAATATACTTGTTTTATTATCAGCTTTTTGTGGTTCATTATATCCACCGGACCCCATTGTGTTAGAAAACTTCATTTGATTAAAAAAAGCTTTTTTTTCATCTCCGTCAATTTTTAGTTCTAATGCTTTTAAATATTGGAGTGCATCAGAAGCTTTTTTTCTTTCTTCTGGACTAAGATTAAAATCAGAAGAATTTAATAAATTATTACCATTTTTTAACACCGTGCTTGTATATTCATTTGTATTATTATTTGTATAAGATACGCTATTATTATTTGGCATATAATTAGATAATTTATTATTAGGATTATATTTAACCTCGTCGTTTAAATTGTTAATATCAAAATATTGTTCTAAATCTTCATCATAATAAGGCATAATATTGTTATTTGAAGCCATATTCGACATATCGATATCTTTTGGTGAATTAAAATTTTCTTCGGTATAAACTTTCATGGCGTCATTGAATTCTTTTTTACAATTACCGTTTGGAGGTATTGTATATATTGGTGATTGTAAAGGTGAGCAATTTTTACTAGCATTTTTTATATATTCTTCATAATCATTAATTTTTTCACTAGACGCAGATAATTTACTCATTTCAATATTTGAGGGTCCCTTGCTTAAATTACTGTCTTGAACATTTAAAGATCTATCTTTTTTCTTTTTCTTCATTTTATCAAAACCATCTAAATTATATGCCTCTTGTAATGTTGAATACTGCATTCTCTTTTTTTTTTAGATATTCTCTATTATACAAAAAGGAAAGAAAAACACAAAAAAAATATTTATATAATATAATTGTAAAGGATGAATATGAATGAGTTTGAATTCGATGATATTCTTTACACTATATTAAAAGGGATTATATCGGGTTTTTTAATAGCTTACTTAATAATATTAGGTTTGAGACCATCAGCAGAATATCCAGATAATATAATAGAAATAATAGATAATCCATGGATATTTATAGTATTGATCTTAATAAATTTTTATGCAATGCAATGGGATTTAACAATAGGTCTTCTATTATTATTATCAATAATAGCTTTATTGTTGGACGTAATTATATTTACAGAAGGCGAGGTATTTAATAGTGATATCAACATTGAACAATTCAAGGAAGAAGTTGTAATAGAAGATGTAATTGATGAAGATTTTGAAGCAGATGAAAAGGCAGATGAAAAGGTAGATAAAAAGGCAGATGAAAAGGCAGATGAAAAGGCAGATGAAAAGGCAGATAAAAAGGCAGATAAAAAGGCAGATAAAAAGGCAGATAAAAAGGCAGATGAAAATGATGATAAATCAATAAATAAACTTTTAAATGATAAAAATTTTGCAAATAAAGTTGTAAGTCTAGTATTATCATCAATACAAAAAGAATTTAAAGGATTTAACGAATGAATAAATTTACTTATAATAAGTAGAATATGTTAGCAAATATCGAAGGCATAGAACCATTATCTATATTTTTTTTAATATTAGTACAATTCGGAGGGAGATATCTTAAAATAGAGCTCACCCAGGCACAACAAAAAATAATAAACAATGCTATATTTCAAACAATATTATTGTTTTCAATAATTTTTATGGCGACTAAAAGCTTCGCAAAAAGTGTTATTATAGTTTCATTATTATATATATTTATAAATGTATTATTCAATGAAAATCATAAATATAATGTCTTATCAAAAAAATGGTTAATTAGAGAAAAGATTCTTAAAAATAGTAAGATAAAACCATTAAAAGATATTTATAAAAAAAATATTGAACATCTTAGATAATTTTCTGATATCTATCAATTATTTTATTAAATTCTAGAATATTACTACTATTTATATCGATTATATTTTTTTCTAATACTTCAATGTATTTTTTATAACTTTCATTATTATTTTTTATCTTAAATATATTCCTTTACTAAATTTAAAAAAAAAGCGCCCCTCCTTTTTATTAAATAGTTTTAAATTTTTATTATTATTTTCCCTACAATACGGTAATTTATACTTTAAGAAATCTCATTTTCTATCATCAAAATAGATATACGATTTATTATCCAAATTATTGCAAAATGATATACATATATTCTTACCACAAGTATAACAATTTAAATTATCAGAATTTGTATTATCGTAACATATATAACATTTTTTATATGACATTTATTTTTATATATAAAAAAATATATAAGGAATATAACTATATATACTTATAAGCTGCTATAGCTCAGTCGGTTAGAGCACTCGGCTGTTAACCGAGTGGTCGCAGGTTCGAGCCCTGCTAGCAGCGACTATATTTTTTATATTAATATTAAAAAATGATTTAATATTAATTTCTGATTTACAATATTATAATGAAGTATGAAAAATTGCAATGGATTTTGTTTACAATTAATGAAAAACCAAGAAGAAAGTTTATAATAACTGATCAAGAAAAGCCAAGAAGAAAGTTTATAATAACTGATCAAGAAAAACCAAGAAGAAAGTTTATAATAACTGATCAAGAAAAACCAAGAAGAAAGTTTATAATAACTGATCAAGAAAAACCAA